CTGTGCGCGTGACTCTGGGAAGTATGTGATCTTGATCTCACAACTCTCCGTGAGGTGGTGCTCGGCATGGCAGGCAGAGGGTCGGCACCAAAGGAGACCCGCTCGCGGGCTCGCGACACGAAGAGGCGTGACGCCGAGTTGAACAGGGTCGAGGCGGACGGAGATGTGCGCGGTCCAGAGCTCCCTGAGGGTGTTCTCGATGGCGAGTCGTGGCACCCTCGCACGGTTCAGTGGTGGGAGACGTGGCGTCGGTCGCCGCAGGCGCAGATGTTCACCGAGACGGACTGGGACTTCCTGCTCGACACGGCGCTCATGCACCACACCATGTGGGACAAGAAGCGATGGGAGTTCGCGGCAGAGCTTCGCCTCCGCGCCGGGAAGTTCGGTGCGACGCCGGAGGATCGAATGCGGCTCAAGATGAAGGTCGAGACTCCAGGGGATGGCAAGCCGGCCGAGCCGGAGACGCCAAGGAACGTGTCTTCGCGGCGGAAGTCACTGCGCATAGCGGGGTGATCAATGCCTTGGCGTGGCGCGTCATACGAGGGAGAGTTCCCGTCGCTCGGCGGGCTCATCGTGGAGCAGATCGAGCAGTATCTCTGCCACGGTCCAGGGGATGTGGTCGGTGAGCCGATCGAGCTGGACGACGAGTTCTTCGAGTTCATCGTCCGCTGCTACCGGATCTCCCCGGAGACTGGCCGTCGCGTTTATCGGCGTGCGTTCCTGTCTCGTGCGAAGGGGCGTGCGAAATCCGAACTCGCCGGGATGCTGGTGTGCGCCGAGGCGTTGTTCGATGTGCGGTTCGCCGGATGGGATGCGCAGGGCGAGCCGGTAGCGCGGCCGGTCCGGTCGCCGTTCATCCGCTGCTTGGCCACGGAGGAGGGCCAGTCGGGTAACACCTACGACAACGTGTCCACGATGCTGGAGTACATCACCGAGAAGCACGGCGACACCTTCCCGGGGATCGACATTGGCCGATCAGCACAGACGTCATCTCGGATCGTCCTGCATCACCAGCGCGGCGAGATCACCCCTTCGACCGCGTCCAGCGCGTCGAAGGATGGCGGGAAAGAAACCTTCGCGGTCTTCGACGAGACCCACCTGTATGTGCTCCCCGAGCTGCGCCGTATGCACGAGGTCGTCCGGAGAAACCTGCGTAAACGCCGTGAAGCCGAACCGTGGGGCTTGGAGACGTCAACGATGTACCAGCCCGGCATCGGGTCGGTAGCTGAGGCCACGCACGAGTACCACAAAGCGATCGCTGAGGGTCGCGTCAAGGAGCCCGGCCTGCTGTTCGACCACAGGCAGGCACCGGATGGTACGGACCTCGCCGACCGCGACGAACTCCTCGCTGGGCTCAAGGCCGCGTATGGGCCTGCGGCCGAATGGATGGACCTGGACGGCATCATCGCCGAAATTTGGGATCCCCAGTCGGATCCCGCAGACAGTCGCCGCTACTGGCTGAATCAGCCGACCGTGGCAGAAGATCAGCTCGTCGCGCCGACCGAGTGGGCGCTATGCGCATCGGATCAGCGGCTGGACGACGGCGATGAGATCGCTCTGGGGTTCGATGGTGGCAAGAGTTATGACGCGACCGCCCTGGTCGCGATGCGGATCTCCGACAGGCTCATCCAGCCGATTGGAATCTGGGAGCGGCCGGCTGGACCGCCTGGCGAGGGGTGGGAAGTTGACCGCAAACAGGTTGACGACTTTGTTCACCACACCTTCGCCCGGTTTAACGTCGTGGCGTTCTTCGCGGACGTGGCCTTGTGGGAGCCCTACATCGACGAGTGGGCCGAACAGTATGGTCCCCAACTCGTGGCCAAGGCGTCCAGCAAGACGCCAATCGGCTGGGACATGCGTGGCAGGCAGCAGGTTCTAACTGCGGCGACGGAAAGCCTGGTGACATCGATCGTTGAGGCGAAGATCCGCCATACGGGAGATTCGGCGCTCACTCGCCATGTTTTGAACGCTCGCCGCCGGCCGAACCGGTGGGGTGTGAGCTTCGCGAAGGCGACGCGCGAGTCCCCGAACAAGGTGGACGGGTTCGCCGCCGCGCAGCTCGCTGACATGGCCCGCCAGGCACTGCTTGCTTCACCTGACTGGCAGAAGCAGAAGACCAAGAAGGTTCGAACTGGACGGGTCCACGGATTCGGTTAACACAGGGGGTGCACATTGGCCCTCTCCGAGGACGTTGTCATCGACACGGCCAAGAAGCTGCTCAAGATGCGCGAGGGCGAGCAGCCCCGGCTGCACAAGATCTCCGCCTACCTGCGGGGCGAGGCGTCGAGCGTGTACGTGCCGCGGGGTGCCCGCCAGGAGTACAAGTGGCTGATCAAGCGGGCGAAGGTGAATGTCCTCCCGCTGGTCGTCACCGTCGTGGCGCAGGCCTTGTACGTGGACGGGTATCGGCCGGCGGGCGGTGATGAGAACGCCGGGGCGTGGGAGAGCTGGCAGGCCAACCGCATGGACGCCCGCCAGCACGGTCTTCACCGGACGACGCTGAAGTACGGCGTCGGCTACGCCGTGGTGATGCCGGGCAAGCCGTTGCCGGTGATCACCCCGAAGTCGCCTCGGCGGATGACGGCGTTCTATCGGGATCCGATCGACGACGAATGGCCGGAGTTGGCGATTGAGGAGACGGTCCTCAACACCGTCAAGGGCAAGATTCGTGTGGTCCGGCTGTACGACGCCACGCACCGGTATGACCTTGAGGGGGACGCGAAGCCGGGCGGCAAGTTGAGGTTCGTCAAGGCGGAGGAGCATGGGCTCGGCGTGTGCCCGGTCGTCCGGTACTTGAACGGCGACGACCTCGATGGGGACGACTGTGTCCGTGGCGAGGTCGAGCCGCTGATCGAGATGCAGGACCAGCTCAACTCGACCACGTTCAACCTGCTCATGGCGCAGCAGTACGCCGCGTTCAGGCAGCGGTGGGTCACCGGCATGGCCCCGCCGATGGATGAAAACGGCAGTCCGATGGAGCCGTTCAACGCTGCGGTGAACCGGCTGTGGGTGGCCGAGGACGAGACGACCAAATTTGGTGAGTTCGGGCAGACGTCGCTTGAGGGGTATTTGGCCTCGGCCGAGGCCACGATCAAGCACATGGCGACGGTGTCTCAGACGCCGCCGCATCACCTGCTCGGGCAGATGGCCAACTTGAGCGCTGAAGCGCTCGCTGCGGCGGAGTCCGGATTGCAGCGGAAGATCGCCGAGCGTAAGAGTTCGTTCGGGGAGTCCCACGAGCAGACGCTTCGCCTGGCCGCCCTCGCCGCCCGCGACAAGAAGGGCTGGGCGGACCTGTCGGCGCAGGTTGTGTGGCGTGACACCGAAGCGCGGGCTCTCGCGTCGACAGTGGACGCCCTCGGCAAACTGACCCAGATGCTGGGTGTGCCCCAGGAGGAACTGTGGGAGCGCATACCGGGCGTGACACAGACCGACGTGAAGCGTTGGAAGGCCGCCGCGAAGGAAGCGGCAAAGGAGGCCGACGCGATGGAGCAGCTCAACGCGACATTGGAGCGCCAGATGGGCGGCAATCCCAAGCCTGCGCCTGGCGTTGAGCCTCCCGTTGAGCCCGTGCCGGCGGGCTCGTAGTGGCGACACAGGACCAGCTCGCCGAGGCGTACCGGGTCGAGCAGGCGCAGTTGTCGGCCGAGGCGACCCGCGCGGTGCTGGCGTTGTGGCTGGCGATGTACGAGCCGGGCAACTCGCAGGTCTGGCGGGCATTCCTGGTCGCACTCACGACTCTGATCAACGCGCTCCGGGGCAGGTCGTCGCAGTCGGCGGTCATCTACTACCTGGAGTCGCGGCGGGCCGCGCGAGCACCTCGCTCGTTCACGCCGCGCGTCGCTCCCGCTCCATTACTGGAGCTGATCGAGGCCACGGCCCAGTTGACCGGCGCGCGAATGTACGGCCGCTCGCTCTCCGCCGGGATGACCCCGGAACGTGCGCTACGCAATGCGGGCGTGCAGGTCGCTGGAGCAACGAGCCGGATCGTCCTCGACGCCGGCCGCCAGACGATCCTTGATGCGGTCGAGGAGGACCGCGAGGCGATCGGCTGGACACGCATCACCGACGCCAAGCCCTGCGCATTTTGCAGCATGCTCGCCTCCCGCGGACCCGTCTATTCCGAGGACACCGTCTCGTTCCAGGCGCACGCTCACTGCGCCTGCATCGCCGCACCGGTCTGGTCGCGCGACGAGGCGTGGCTAGGCCACAGCGAAGACCTCTACCAGCAGTGGAGGGCCGTCACCGAGGGCGAGTCCGGACCGGGCGCCCTGCGCGCCTGGCGCCGCTACTGGAACAACCGCGAGACCGCTTCGGTCGACGCCTGACCCATCTCTGACTTCCGGACCAGCCGACATGGCAGGCCCGGCGCTTTCGCACGCCCTCGTTCCGCCGACACGGCGGACATCCCGACATGGGAGATAGATCAATGTCTGAACCGGCGACCGAACCGACCGCCCAGCCCGCCCCGGACGTCGAGCCCGCCGAGGAGCTTCCCGCTGAACAGCGCGAGCCCGACGCGCAGCCCGAGACTCAGGAGAACGACTGGAAGGCCGACGCCGAAAAGTGGAAGTCCCTGTCCCGGAAGTGGGAGAAGGACGCCAAGGCCAACTCTGAGGCGGCACGGAAGTACGCCGAGTTCGAAGAGAGCCAGAAGTCCGAGCAGCAGCGGTTGGCGGATCGTGCGGCGGCAGCCGAAGAGAGAGCGGTAGCGGCCGAACTAGGCCGTGCACGTCTCTTGGCCGCGGCGGCACACAACATCCCGTCCAGCCTGCTGGAGAGGGTTGGCGGCTCGTCGGAGGACGAGATCGCCGAATCCGCTCAGGCGCTCGCGGCAGAGATCGAAGCCGAGGTGGCTAAGCGTCTCGCCGCTGTCCCGCCGCCGCCTGTTCCCGACCCGCCCGCGCCTGCCCCGACGCCGTCACGGCCTGTCGAGGCGCTCACTCCGGGCGCCATGCCCTCCAGCGCCGCGCCGACAGACGGCAACGCGTTCCTGCGCCGCATGGCCGGCCGCGACACCTAACCCTGATCACCGCAGCTACCGGATTCCTTGCACGGGGCCCGGCGCCGCTGCATACCTGAAATGAGGTTGCCCCGTGCCCACCTATAACACCATGGTCACCCGCGACGGTTCCGACGACCCGCTCGTTCCGGAACCGGTGTCCGCGCAGATCCTCCAGGAGATGCCGACCAGCTCCTACCTGCTGCAGTACGCGGGCCGGGTGCCGATGTCCACCAAGACCCAGCGCCAGCCAGTGCTCGATGTCCTGCCGATGGCTTACTGGGTCTCCGGTGACTCCGGCATGAAGCAGACCAGTGCTGTGGACTGGAAGAACGTCACGCTGGTCGCCGAAGAGTTGGCCGTTATCGTGCCGATCCCCGAGGCGTACCTGGACGACGCTCAGGTCCCGATCTGGGACGAGGTCCGGCCCCGAATCGTGGAGGCGCTGGGCGCCAAGGTTGACGCTGCCGGCCTGTTCGGCGTGGACAAGCCCACCTCGTGGCCCTACAGCATCCACCACTCCGCCGTCGCTGCGGGTAACGTGGTCACCAGCTCCGGGACCACGGACTTCGGCCAGGACGTGTCCGCCCTCGGCGAGCTGATCGCCCGGGACGGCTTCTCCGTGTCCGGCTTCGCCGCCAGGCCCGGCCTGAAGTGGAAGCTGACCGGCATGCGCTCGGACGAGGGCATCCCGATCTACCACCCGAACCTGCAGGACGGCCGTGGTGCGGGCAACCTCTACGGTTACCCGATCCGCGAGGTCACCAACGGCTCGTGGGACTCGACCGCCGCCGACCTGATCGCTGGCGACTGGTCGAAGGCGATCATCGGTATGCGTCAGGACATCTCGTGGAAGATGTTCGACCAGGGCGTCATCTCCGACGCCGAGGGTGCGGTCGTCCTCAACCTCATGCAGCAGGACTCGGTGGCGCTCCGCGTCACCATGCGGCTCGCGTTCGCGACCAGCAACCCGGTGACCCGCCTGCAGGCGACCGAGTCCGCGCGGTTCCCGTTCGGCCTGGTCGTTGCGGCCGGCGCCGGTAGCTGATCTCTCTCGCAGGCGGGGGCGGTGTCGTCCCCGCCTGCCTACCCCCGAGGAGTCCCATGCGGGTCCTGGCGATGCTGCACCTTTTCCCGCCGCATCACAATGCTGGCGCGGAGCGGATGGTGCTGGCCCTGTTGCGCGCCCTGGTCGATCGCGGCCACGACGTGGATGTGCTGCTGTCCCAGTCCCATCCGGAGATCACCAGCTCGTATGAGATCGACGGGATCAACGTCCACCGGCACCGAGAGAAGACGGACCCGTTCGCCTTCCTCGATACGACCGACGTGATCGTCACCCACCTAGAGAACACCCCGAGGGCCGCGGCGCTCGGGGAGTCATTCAAGATCCCGGTGACGAAGATCGTCCACAACACGTTCGCCCCGACGCGGATGCAGATCCAGCGCGGGATCAGCCTCGCCGTCTACAACAGCGAATGGATGGCCGAGGAGTTCGCGAACCTCGACGTGAACTCGGTGGTCATCCGGCCACCGGTCAGCCTCGCGGAGTACGAAACGGCGCCAGGCAGTGCGATCACGCTCATCAACCTGTACGAACCCAAGGGTCCGAGAACGTTCTACGCTCTCGCCGAGCGGTTCCCTGAGATCACGTTCCTTGCCGTGCACGGGGCCTACGGCAAGCAGGTCATACGCGATCTGCCGAACGTCGAGCACATCGATCACCTCGACGGCGACCGGATGCGGGACGAGGTGTACGCCCGAACCAAGATCCTGCTGATCCCTTCTGACTACGAGTCGTGGGGGCGTGTCGGGATCGAGGCTATGTGCAGTGGTATCCCGGTTATTGCTCACCCGACGCCAGGATTGAAGGAATCCCTCGGCGAAGCGGGCATCTTCTGCGACCGTCGCAAGACCGACGCGTGGGAGCAGGCCATCACTACCCTGCTCAAGCCCCGCGCCTACGCCGCGGCATCGAAGAAGGCCAAGGCCCGCGCGGTCGAACTCGACCCCACTGAAGACCTCAACCGCTGGTGCGACGAGATGGAGTCTCTCGGCGCACTGCGCTCCCAGTTCCGTCTCCTCGCGCCCGCCTAGGAGGTGACCGTGACCGCACTCGCCACCAAGACGGACCTCGTTGCCCGACTCGGGCGTGACATCTCGTGCGAGGAGGACGCCCGACTGGAAGCTCTACTCGCGGACGCTTCCGCGCTGGTTCGGGCCTACACGGGCCAGGACTTCGATGTGACGTCCGACGCGGAGGTGACGTTGCGGGCGCAGGGAGGCGCGGTCCGCCTCCCACAACGCCCCGTCACCGCTGTGGCCTCGGTGGTCGCCATCGGCGGCGCCGGCATCCCGGACTTGACGCTGACTGACTGGTGGTGGGACGGCCTCGACCTGATCCGTATCGGCGCAGGCGAGTACGTCATCAATCTTCCCGAGCAGTGGTGGGACTCCGAAGACGGCTATCCGGGGACGTTTCGGATCACCTACTCCTACGGCTATGCGGCCCCGCCGGCCGATGTGGTCGCGGTGGTGTGCGGCATGGTCCTGCGCACCCTAACCGCTCCTACGGCGGTCGGCGGTGTCACCTCCGAAACGATCGGCCCTTACTCCTACCGGCTCGAATCGGCTGGCATCGGAACCGCGGTGTCTCTGGGGGAGATGGAGCGCAAGACGCTGTCCCGTTACCGCCGGACCACCGGCATGATCTCTGTTAGGGCGGGCTAGTGAAGATTCTCGCTCGTCTCCACGCCTACCCGACGCGTCACAACGCGGGCGCCGAACTGGCCGCTCACGGCCTGCTCAAGGCTCTCGCGGACCGCGGCCACGACGTCCAGGTGTGGCTGACGCAGTACAACGGCCAACGCAAGCCGTACATGCTCGACGGTGTCCAGGTCATCCCCGCCTCGGCGGGCCAGGACTTCAGCAAGGCCGTCAAGTCGGCCGGCGCGGTCATCTCCCACCTGGAGTCCGTCCGTTCCACCGCCGCGGCGGCCCGGGGCTGGGGCAGGCCGCTGGTCGTCCTGTGCCACAACACTTTCCCGGCGACGTTCCGCGCGATCGGATCCGGCACCACGGCGCTCGCCGTCTACAACTCGCAGTGGATGGCCGGCGAGGCTGACCGCTGGTTCGCAGCCAACCCCAAGCACCCACGTCCGGCGCGGGATCTCGTCGTTCACCCGCCGGTGCTTGCCCGCGACTACAGAGCCACGCCAGGCAGCGCGATCACGCTGATCAACCTGTTCAAGCCCAAGGGCGGCGACATTCTGTGGGATATCGCCGGGCGGATGCCCGACCGCGAGTTCCTCGGGGTCACAGGCGCGTACGGCGAGCAGGTGGTGCGCGAGGCGCCGAACGTCGAGGTCCTTGACCACGTACCTGCCACCGACATGGCCAAGCTCGTCTACGGGCGCACCCGAGTCCTGATCATGCCGTCCTCGTACGAGAGCTGGGGGAGGACCGCTGTCGAAGCGATCGCCTCCGGCATTCCCGTCGTGGCCTGTCCTACGCCCGGCCTGCTTGAGTCCCTCGGCGACGCCGGGATCTACGTGGAGCGGGACGACATCGACGGCTGGGTGTCCGCGCTCACCGCACTCGACGACCCTGAGGCGTGGCAGGCGGCATCCGACCAGGCCAAGCAGCGTTCCAAGCAGCTCGACCCCAAGGCCGACCTCGCCCGCTGGTGCGACGCGATCGAGGCCCTGAGGTGATCGGCGAGACCGTCACCCTCGTCCGCCGAGTGGAGACCGGGCGGGACAGCCACGGCAACACCATCTGGGCAGACTCGGAGATCCCCGTAGACGGCTGTGCGGTGTGGCCGACCGGGTCCACCGAGCGGATCCAAGGCCAGGACCAGACGAGCACCCGAGTGACCGTGATGTTCCCGTACGGCACGACGGTGCTCCACACCGACAAGGCCAAGGTCCGCGGCCTGTTGTATGAGGTGACCGGTCTCCCGTCCTCGTGGAGTTCGCCGTTCACGACTACCCGCGCTGGCGTCGAGGTTCAGATGACCCACGTAACGGGTTAAGACGAATGGACCGTTTCAATTGATACGTCATTCTCGCAAACCTCTTCAGTAACGTCGGCGTCTAACGCATGGACACACCCCCTATACCGGGAGTCGCGATGACTCACCAGCACGGCGGACACTCACCGCAGGGATACACCGCGCCTCTGCAGCACCATCCGCCTCAGAAGAAGAAAAGAACCGGCCTGAAGATCACATTAGTGGTCGTCGGTGCGCTGGTTCTCATGGGTGGGTGTCTCGCAATCGTGTCCAGCGGCGGCGACGGCACCACGACGGCGACCACCCAGAGCAGCCCAGACGGAGCGGGTGGCACCGAGAAGGCCAAGCCGAAAACTCCTGGGATCGGCGACACCGTGAAGGACGGGAAATTCTCGTTCAAGGTCACCAAGCTGGAGAACCGGACGCAGGTCGGCAGCGACTTCCTCAACAAGAAGGCGCAGGGTAAGTTCCTCCTGGTGCACGTCACCGTCAAGAACATCGGCGACGAGGCGCAGTCGTTCTTCGGCAACAACCAGAAGCTGCTCGACTCCAAGGGGCGCAAGTACGAAGCGGACGCCGAGGCTGCGATCTACCTCGCCGATTCGAAGAGCTTGTACGAGGAGATCAACCCCGGAAACTCGGTGAAGGGCCGCGTCCTGTTCGACGTGCCGAAGCAGGTCAAGGTGGCAACGATCATGTTGCATGATTCGGCTTTCAGTGACGGCGTGAAGGTTGATCTGACGCAGTCCTAGCCCGCATTTTCCTTTTTTGTCCGGCCCCTGCCTTCTCATCGGTGGGGGCCGTTTGTTGTCCGGGCCTGTTCCTGTCTGGGGGTGTGATGGCTGAGCGTGCCAGATTCAAGGGCAACTACAAGGGGATCGGGCAGATCCTCCGGTCGGTCCAGATGCAGCGCGAGATGGAGCGGCGGGCCAAGCCGATCGAGGCCCGGTGCGTGGCGACGTCCCCGAGCGACACAGGCGCCTACGCGTCATCGTTCCGCGTCCAGACGGGCGTTCGGCCAGGCAGGAAGCCCCGCGCCGAGTCGAAGGTCATCAACAGTGACCCCGCTGCGTCCTACGTGGAGTGGGGCACCAGCCGCACGCCGCGCTTCCGCGTCATGGGCAAAGCTGCGGGCGCCGAATGATCGACATCGAAGCAGTCCTCGTCGGCTGGCTTGAGGACACCATCGAGGATGTCCGGGCTAGTACCGAAACGCCGCCCGACCTGGGCGGTCAACTCCCATGGCTGCAGGTGGTCCGCATCGGCGGGCCATACGACGGCTACCGCATCGACCGCCCCACCGTAGACATCGCGGCATTCGACGCGACCGGCCCTGAGGCGTCTGCGCTGGCCGCTCAGGTGCAGGTCTTGATGCACGAGCAGTTCGCGCGCGGCCAGGTCGGATCGGCGGTGATCTCCCGAGTGGAGACCGTGACCGGCCCTCACTGGGTGCCGTACGACAACCCGGCGATGCGCCGCTACGAGGCCACCTACCGACTTGCGGTTCACCTCGCATAACCCCCCTTCCCCCCACCGAGCCCCTGAGCCGACCGGCCAGGGGCTTTTGCATGCCCGACCAAGCGGGATCTGAAGGGAAACCACCATGGTCAACATTGTTCGAGCCGCAGATCTCGCGGTAGTCGGCAGCAACGGCGGAGGCTGGTGCGCGCCGCTCGGCACCGCCCAGCCCGGCGACCCCGAGTCGGCTCCGCCCGCGCCGTGGCTCGCCCTTGGCGCCATCTCCGAAGACGGCCTCACCAACGGCGTCGACGAGGACTCCGAGCAGTTCACCCCGTGGGGACTGAACTCGCCATTCCGCACCGTCGTCACCAGCTCGATCAGGACGTTCTCCCTCACCGCGTGGGAGACGAACCGCCCGATCGTCAAGAGCCTCCAGTACCGCCTCGACGTCGCCGAGCTCGTCCCCGTGGCCGGTATCACCACGTTCGCTGAGACCGCGTCTGCGTCCCCGGACCGGCGGGCGTTCATCTTCGACGTCTACGACGGCGAGTCGACGTGGGAGCGCTTTTTCGTTCCCGAGGGGGAGATCACCGAACGCTCGGACATCACCTACGCCCAGGGTGAGATGGCGGGCTACGAGTGGACCATCTCCACCTACCCCGACGCCGAGAACAACCTCGTCTACCACTCCGTGTTCGCCCCCGAAGTTGAGGAGCACCAGTCGTAATGGCACCAACCCCCCGTTCCAAGCCGAAGGTCATCACGCAGGACGGCGAACCGGTCGTCCACTACGACCTCGACGCCGTCGAAGCAGAGGCGGTGGAGGAGCCGTTCGTCTTCCGCCTCGGCGGTGAGGTGTTCACCATGGCCGCCCCAGAGGACGCGGACTGGCAGGTCACCGACGAGATGTCGGAGACCAACGCCGGCCTGCGCACCTTTGTGCGTGATCTGCTCGGCGATGACGACTATGAGCGGTTCGCGAAGCATCGCCTGACGAACAAGCAGATCACCGGCCTGCTCGACGCTTGCAACCAGCACTACGGAACCACGCCGGGGAAAACTCGGGCCTCCGGGCGCTCCTCGCGGAGCACACGGAGGCGATAGAAGCCGACTTCGACGACCGGGGGTGGGACCTGCGGGACGTCTTCCGCCCAGGCGGCGGCGAGGCTCGCCTTACGTGGCGCAAGCTCGGCATGCGCTTGCGGAACCTGCCGCCGGAGTCGCGGTTCAAGACGGCGCTGCGGAATGAGACGCCCGAGCAGGAGTTGAAGCAGCTCTCCGAGGGCGCCGACCCGTCAACGGGCCAGTGGTCTCACACGGAGATGCTCATCGCGCAGATGATCGACACGCTGAGGGATATCCGCTACACCCTCGTGCGGGTAAACGGCGGGAAGGGCAAGCCGCCCGCGCCGCTGCCGCGCCCTGGGGTGAAGCCCAAGGGGAAACGTAAGCGGAAGCCGCTCACTGAAGCGCAAGCCGAGTTCCTGTACAGGCGCCTCAATCCGGACGCCGAATAGCACCTGATCAGCCACAACCCACGAAACGGGGTGAGTTGTGGCCGAGTTCCAGGCTGGCGAAGTCGTCGTCCCGGTGATCCCGTCCGCGAAGACGTTCATCCGGGACCTGAAGAAGCAGATCATGGGCGACGCCTACAAGGCGGCCCGGGAGATCGGCGCTGAGATCCAGCGCGGCATCCAGGACCAGATCCGGGATGTGCGGGTGTCGGCGTCGGCTGACACCGCGGCGGCGTCGGCTCAGATGGCGACGCTCGGCGCTGCCGTTGATCGCGTCGATGGGCGTACTGCCCGTGTTCGAGCGGATGCGGACACGGGCGCAGCCACGTCGGGACTCACGGCGGTGGAGACAGCTGCCTCTCGCGTTGATGGGCGTACGGCTCGCCTGTCGGTCGATGCTGATACCGGTGGCGCTACGGCCGGCATGTCGTCGGTGGAGTTGGCGGCATCCCGCATCGATGGCCGGGCGGTCCGCGTTCAGGTCGACGCCGACGTGGGCGGAGCGCTCGCCGGTATCGGCCTGGTGACTGCGGCGCTGGCGACGATCCCGATCGCGGCGACGGCCGCTCTTGGCGCTGGCGCTCTGGGCGGCGCTCTGGCCGCTGCTGGTGTCGGGTTCGCCGGTCTGGCCGCAGTGGCGGGGCCGAGCTTGGGCCGGATTAACGAGGCGTTGCAGGCCCAGGAAGCCGCGACGAAGGCCGCCGCAACAGCAACGACAGGCGGGGCGCAGGCTGCGGCGCAAGCAGCATCTCAAGCGCTCACCCTGGCCTCAGCTGAGCAGCGGGTGACCGACGCCAAGCGCACCGCGAAGCAGGCCGAAGAGGACCTGACGCGGGCGAGGCAGGCGGCGAAGCAGGCCCTTGAGGACCTGAACCGCGCAGCGGCCGGGGCTGCGCTCGATCAGGAGTCGGCGGAACTCGGCCTGCTGGAAGCTCGGCAGCGCCTTGAGGAGATCAACGCCGATCCGAAGTCCACTGACCTTCAGCGCAAACGCGCCGAACTGGAGGTACGCCAGGCCGAGCAGCGGGTGAAGGACGCCAAGGACCGGGCGAAAGACACGGCCAAGGCCGAAAAGGACGCCAACAAGGCGGGCATCGAAGGCAGCGACCAGGTCATCGCGGCCAAGGACAAAATCCGCCAGGCCAACCAGCGGCTCAGAGAGTCCGAAGCGCAGTTGCGGGTCACCCAACTCCAGGCCAACGCCGCGACCAAGGCCGGTAGCCAGGCGCAGTCGAACCTGGCGTACGCGACGTCGAAACTGTCACCGGCGGCTAAGACCGCTGCGGAGCAGATCGGCAAGTTCCGGGACGCCTACCTGGCATGGCAGGAAAAGCTGGAGCCCTCCGTGTTGCCTGCCGTAACGGGCGGGCTGCGGGTCGTTCAGGCGCTTTTCAAGCCACTCACTCCACTGATCAAGGGTAGCGCCGGTGCGCTAGTCGGTCTCGGCCAGTCGGCGGAGAAGGCGCTCGGCGGCAAGTTCTGGACATCGTTCTTCAAGGACCTGTCGACCGCCGCGCCCACCGCGATCACCGGTCTGGGCAAGTCGATCGGGAACGTGGTGACCGGGTTCGCCGGCATCGTGAAGGCGTTCCTGCCATATGTGCCCGCGATCGTGGCCGGGGTCGTGAAGATCACAGGCCAGTTCGCGAAGTGGGGCAAAGGGCTCGGCGAGTCGAACGGCTTCCAGTCATTCATCAAGTTCGCCCGAGAGAACGTCCCCAAGCTGGTCACGCTCTTCGGCAACATCGGATCGGCGATCGGTTCGGTCGTTGCCGCGCTGGCTCCGCTAGGTGGCGGGGTCCTGTCTGCCCTATCTGGCGTGGCGAGCTGGGTTGCCAGTCTGCCTCCGGTGGTGATCCAGGGCATCGCCGTTGGTATCGGCGCGATCGTGCTCGGCGTGAAGGCTTGGGCTGTCGCTCAGACGATCTTGAACGTGGTATTGAGCAAGAACCCGATCGGCCTGATCATCACCTTGATTGCCGCTGTGGTGGGCGCGATCTTGCTCGCCTACAACTCCTCCGAGGATTTCCGCCGCGTAGTCGACGTGGTGTGGAAGGGCGTCCAGGACGCGATCTCCTTCGCATGGAACAACGTGATCAAGCCCGTCGTCGAGGCGCTGGTCACGTTCTGGAAGACGGTGCTAGGCCCGGCGCTGTCCCACTTCTGGGAGAACGTCGTCAAGCCCGCGTGGGCGTCGATCTCAGCGGCGATCTCCCAGGCTTGGACGAACCACATCCAGCCCGCCTTGAAAGCGATCTGGAACTTCCTCACGACCGTTCTAGGCCCGAAGATCGTGTGGTTCCAGACCACCATCGTGGGTCCGGTGTTCGCCAAGCTCGGCGAAATCATCAAGGGCGCCTGGACGAACATCATCTGGCCTGCCTTGAAGGCGTTCTTCGGGTTCATCGTCAACGACTTGGCGCCGAAGGTGACGTGGCTGTGGAAGAACATCATCCAGCCCGCGTTCTCGACTATCGGCACGATCATCAAGGGTGCGTGGGACAAGGTCATCAAGCCCACGTTCGATTTCCTCTACAAGGCGATCTTCGAAACGATCCCGAACGGGTTCAAAAAGGGCGTCAGCCTGATCGAGGGCTTCTGGAACGGCCTGAAGGAGGTCGCCCGCAAGCCCGTCAAGTTCATCGTCGACACCGTCTACAACAACGGCATCGCCGCCGTGTGGAACGCGGTCGCCAAGACGTTGAAGCTGCCGGAGTTGCCGCTGCTCAAGTTCGCGAAGGGCGGCATCTATCCCGGCTACACGCCCGGCAAGGACGTCGGCATGGCTGCGGTCAGCGGCGGCGAGGCGATCATGCGCCCGGAGTGGACGCGTGCGGTCGGGAAGGACTACGTCAACAGCGCGAATGCCGCCGCTCGATCGGGTGGTGTCGGTGGCGTGGCCCGGTTCCTCGGCGTCGCGGGTGACCCTGGATTTGCTGGCGCCTTCGCTGGCGGCGGGATCATCGGCAACATTCAGGACTTCATCGCGGGCGGCATCAAGGCCGGTGCGGAGAGACTCCTGAACCCGCTGGTTGCACAGGCGACGTCGGCTATGGGCGGGACGCCGTTCGGGAAGATGCTCACCGGCATTCCGAAGACGATGGTCGCTGGCGTGATCAAGCTGTTCGGAGAGCGTGAAGAGAAGTACGGCGGGGCGAGCCAGCACGCAGCGGTGAAGTTCGCGCGAGCGCAGATCGGCAAGCCGTACCAGTGGGGTGCGACCGGGCCGGGAACGTACGACTGCTCGGGTCTGACCATGCGGTCTCTCCAAGCTGCTGGGCTGACCAACGTCCCGCGTGTGACGTATGACCAGATCAACTACGGCAAGGCGGTGTCCAGTCCGCTCGCGGGTGACCTGGGCTTCCCACACCGAGGTCACGTGTGGCTTTACAGCGCCAAGAACAAGATCATCGAAGCTCCGTACACGGGTGCTCACGTCCGCGAGGTTGCTGCCCGTGGCGCGATGGCGATCCGCCGGCCGAGCTACGACGACGGCGGCTACCTCATGCCGGGAACGTCCCTCGTTCACAACGGGACTGGGCGGCCGGAGCCGGTGCTCACCGACCGGCAGTGGCAGGACGTCCAGGGCGGCACCCGCGGCGGCGATGGGTCGCTCTTCACGATCGAGGAGTTCCACGCCACCCCGGAACAGTCGCCGTTCGCGATCGCCAAGGACCTCGATTTCATCATGGGCCAGCGTCGGCGTTAACGCAGGTCGCGCAACCAATCCATCGGTAGAGAGGCGAGTTTGCCATGCCCGAAAACGATCTGCGGGACGCGCCGTGAGTGCCCGCGTAGAAGCCGCGAAGGCGCGGCGCAATCTCCAGTTCCTCGAAGAGTGCACAGCGATGTGCGACCGCTTGGAGGAGGCGAAAGAAGCCGTCCGCGCGGCACGAGCGGCAGGCGACGCGAAGGCCATGGCGAAAGCCCGGAAGGCGCTTCGCCCGATCGCCACCGAGGTTCACGAGTTCCGGGCGGCGATGGTGACGCTCGCTGGCGCTCCGGAAGCCGGGCCTGGTGACGCCGTGGTCCGGCCCAAGACCGTCCGACGGAAGGGCTGACCGATGACTTGGACTGCTAGCGGGTGGTACGGAGACACCCTGCGCAAGGTGCTCGTCCTGGATATCGAACTCGATCTCGACCTCAACGATCACAAGCTCGCGCTGTACACCACCAGCTACACGCCGGACTACTCGGCGGCGGACCCGGTGTACGGGACCACGAATGAGATCGTCGGCACGGGCTACATTGCGGGCGGGTCAGTCCTGACCACCACCACGCTCGTCGCCAGCGGCGGGTACGTGACGTGGGGCGCCGACAACGTGACGTGGGCCGACTCGACCCTTACGGGCGTACGAGGCGGCCTTATCTATGCGGCAGCGCTCGCCACCGACGATCTGATCGTCGGCATCGATTACGGCGACTCATACGACACCGCCGACGGGTCCTTGATCGTTAGCTGGAGCGGGTCGGGCGTGGCAAGGATCGCCGTCGTCTCCGCCTGACCTGTCGCAACGCTCCCTCATTTCGCCGCCTCCGGGCGGCTTTTTCATGCCCGCCTACCTGAAGAGAGGGGGCGGGCATGGCTATCGCCATCCACCCGTCAAGCCCGGCGCTAGTGACCGGCGGATTCGAGCCGACCACCGCGAGTTTCTCGCCCCCGGCTGGCTCCCTGCTGGTGGCGTGCTCATCTTCGGGGCCAGCGCACACGGTCAGCAATTCCGGTACGGCCCGCACGTGGACGCAGCGGGTTGTGAGGAGCGGCACAAAGATTTTCACCGCGCCGAACCCGACAGCACTGACCAACACCACCGTCAAAATCGTCAGCGCCGGTGGCCCTCTCAAGGTGTTCGTACTGACCGGCGTCCACCCCACCACGTTCATCGGTCAAACCGGCAACGGGGCGTCTACGACCAACAACGTCACCGTCTCCGGCTACTCCGCCACCGCCGCCGGGTCGATGGGCGTCCTGCTCGCCCCCGAGTTTAACAACCTCGGCCTGCCGACTTCGACCGATGATGAGATCGCGTACTCCGACGGCTCCCGGTGTGGCCTGGTAATCACCAAAACGGCGACCACTGCAGGCCAGTCGATCACGTTCAATTTGGATGCTTTCGGGGCCGCTGCCGCCGATTGGACGTGGGTGGCGCTGGAGTTGCTGGCGGACTCCCTAGACGCCGCTATCGACGCTACGACAGTCGACGCGGCAGCGGACATACCCAATCCGGGCGTCTCCGCCGGAGCAACGATCTCCATACAGTCGGTGGACGCTCAGGCCGATATCGACCCGCCAGACACCTCCGCAGGCCAGACCGCTCACCCAGACACGGTCACTGCTCAGGGTGAGGTGCCGCCGCCCACTGTGGCAGCGGGCAGCGCCGAGCTGATCAACGTGGCGACCGTCGAGGCCGGGGCAGATATCGCGGCTCCTGATGTCTCCGCCGGAGCGACGATCGCCGCCGAGACGGTGGACGCGACGGCGAACCTACCGGCCCCATCAATTACCGCGACCCGCCAGACAACGATCAATCCGGCCACGGTCGAGGCACGGGCCGATATCGGCACGCCAGAACTTGCCGTCCCGTTCCTGCCCGGTCAGACGATCACGGGCGATTTCCAGATCGAGTGGGCCGAGCAGCATTACGGCGGGTACGGCAACGTCTACCAGGTGCTGGCCGGGTCGGTTGAGGGCTGGGACGACCTACCAGCGTTGGACAGCGACAGTGCGATCCGTCCGTCTCGCCATGGTGCTTGGCCTGGCACGAGCCTCGCGCAGCAGCGAGAAGTCTCCGCGATCATCGCCGTTGACGATCCCGACACGTTCGTGACGTCCTTGAGGGCACTCCGCCGGGCGACAGCCGTAGCGGAAGACGACGCCGAGTATGCGCTGGTCATCCGCACCTACGGAGAGGCCCTGCTCGCCTATGGGGCCATCTCCGCCCGTGTCATACCAGCAGAGCACTACGGGCAGGGGTGGGCGCAAGCTTCACTGCGCTGGACGTGTTCGGACCCGCGTCGTTACAGCCTGGTTCAACAGTCCGTCGTGGTAGCAGCGGACGGCACAGAAACGCTCGCGAACAACGGGGACACGGCGACATCTCCGAGGTTCCGCATCCTTGGCCCTGCAGTAAATCCGGTCCTGCTGAACGAGACCCGCGACCGCATCTTGGGCATCGACATCACCCTCAGCGGCGGCCAACTGCTGGAGATCGACACCCAGCTCGGCACCGTCATGGTCGGCGACACCAGCCGCATGTCCACCCTCAGCGGCGAGTCAGTCCCCGTCGAGGACTTCACCTTCGCACCCGGAAACAACGTCATCACCTACGAGACCGACTCCGGCGGCACAGCCGGAGCCGAGGCGATATGGCGTAGCGCGTACCTATAACCCCAGCTCAGCCCACCCACTCCAGCCAAGAAGGGGGAGTGGCGTTGGCGCTTTACCGCACCACAACCTCCAACCAGTCCAGCAGCACCAGCTTTACCGTCGCCAAGCCGCCTGGGACTGTGAAGGGCGACGTGCTGATCGCATTCCAGACGTCGTCGGCGTTCGGCAGCGGACCCATGACGACGCCCACGGGCGGTGCCGCGTGGCAACTGCTCGGCCAGCGCTCTGACACAGAATGGGCCGGGACCAAGGTCTGGTGGAAGGTTGCGGGCACGTCGGAGCCGGCAAGCTACGGCTTCCAGCAGACAGTGAGCCGGCAGTCGATTGCAGCCGTGGTGTGCGTTACCGACGCACCTGCGGTCGAGCCTCTGATTTCCAGCACGCAGAACGCAGACAGCGACTCCACCGTGACCTGCCCGGCTCTGTCCGCGAATACGGCACCCGGCGTGACGATCCGGTGGGCGGCCGGCCTGCAGAGCGGCTCCACCACCTGGTCGCAGCCCACCGGGCACGTCGAGCGCGTCGACCGGCAGATGGGCGAGGCCACGGCTGCGCTCGACACCGCCACGCGCACCCTCTCAGGCACCACCCTCACCGCAACCCTCACCGCGTCCCGTCTGCCGATCTTCAGCCACGGGTTCACGGTGGACGTCGGCGGATCCCCAGTTCCGCCGCCGGAGCCAGAACCGGCGATCCCGCCGTCCAAGGACATTCACTACCGGTACGTGGCCGCCGACCTGCTGACCGACGACTTCATCACCACCCTGGACTTGGCGGACGTCTCCTACGACCGGCGCATCGGGGAGCCGGGGTCATTCTCGGCGACGATCCCCATCCCCTCGGCGACGGTCGCGGACAGGGTCGCGACGATCATCCCGCGCTACCCCGACGACCTCTCCACAGGGCCGGGCAGGGTCGTCATCCACATCTACCGCAACGGCATTGTGTGGGGCAGCTACCTGATCTGGTCGGCGAGCATCGGCATCGACGACCGCGGCCGGCTGTCCGCGCGGATCAGCGGCGCCACTCTTGAGTCCTACCTGGACCACGTGGCCATCCGAGACGACCTGTCGTTCGACGACGAGGATCAGGTGGAGGTCGGCCGCGGCCTGGTCGACTCGATGCAGGAGCAGACGTACGCCGATATCGGCCTGACGGTCGAGGGTGACCCGTCGGGTGTCCCGCGGACGGTTGCCTACCTCGCGGATGAGGGCTCTACCTACGGAGACCGACTCAAAGAGTTGAGCGAACTCGACGACGGTTTCGAGTGGATCATCCAGACGAGGGATAGCGGCTCGGGTGTCCGCGTCCGTGAGCTCCAGATCGCCTATCCGCGACTCGGGTCAGAGGAGACCGAGCACGTCATCTCCCAGCCCGGCAACGTGGTGAGCTTTCAGGAGGACATCGACGCTACCCGCGGCGGGACGAGCGTCGTTGTCACGGGCGAGTCAGCGTCGACGGACCTGTCCGAGTCGACTGCGCCGACCATGTCCGACCCGCACGACGCGACGGCGCATTTCGCTGCGGGCTGGCCGCGGCTTGACGTCAGTGTGCAAGCCCACTTCGAGCGGGACACGGACACCCTCGACGACTACGCCGCCCGGTGGATCGCTACGAACGCGGGCGCGGTCCGCGTGCACCAGGTCACCATCAGGCTCGATGGCGACGATCTCACCCCTGCCTCCCTTGGCGACATGGCGCGGGTGGTGCTGGTCAATAACTGGTGGCCCAGGATCGACGGCGGGGCGAGTTTCAACAGGTCGTGGCGCATCATCGGCATCTCCGTCCAGGCCACCACGCGCGGGCAGCGCGAGACCGCACAGCTCACATTTGAGGAGGTGGTCTAAGTGGCGCTGCCGTACAAGCGAGGGCTCGAAGACCGTATTGCAGATCTGGAACGGCAGGTTCAGCAGCTCTTCTCGTCGATCCAGAATCGCCAGGGGATCACTTCCGCCTCCGCTGGCCTGGTCATCCCGCCGAGGGCCACGCCACCGACGCCGGACAGCGGCGGACACATCTACGCGTCCGGTTCGGAGCCGATGTGGAGGGGAGCGTCAGGGGAGACGTACTCACTGACGCCATCGCCGCCGATCAGTCCCGGGCCCGCACCGCAGTACCCGACCAGCTTCTCCAGCCCCGCCAGCATCACCGGCGACCCCACCGCCAGCAACTACAACGAGCTCAGAGCCGATGCGGCCATGCTCCAGGTGTGTCTGCGGTCCGTGATCGAATCCGGCCGCACGGTGCCCATCTGGGACAGCTAGATCGTGCCGTCCGCCGGCGCTTACACGGCACCTCACATGCCGCGCGTAAGGAGACACGCTGGCGGGCGGCATCCCTACGTCCCGTCCTTCGGCGCGGAGGGCGGGACCTCAACCATGGAGGACAAATGCGTTTGCTCTTCCGCTACCGCATGCTCAGACATCGGATCGGCAGACGTGGAGTGTTCCTCCTCGCCCTGGCGTTAATGGATCTCGCCAACGCCGCGCGCATGCTGTGGCCGCCGCCCGATGCGCTGGTCTCGCCCATCAACCAGTTCTTGGCGTTCCTCGCGCCGCTCCCGGTGTGGGGGGTGCTGTGGGGAGCCGTCGGCTTGCTGTGCGCCGTGCAGGCGTTCATGGTCAGCGACCGTGCCGCGTTCGCCGCGGCGTCGGCGCTGAAGGTCGGGTGGGCCATCCTCCACGCCGGAGCGTGGGTGGCCGGCGTGGAGAACGCGTGGTGGTCCGTCGCGGTGTGGCTCACGTTCGCCGGGGTGGTTCATGTGATCGCTACCTGGCCTGAGGTTCCGCCAATGATTCACGTTGAGGATGGTGACGCTTGATCGACACTGTGGTGATGCTGGTCCAGCCGTCGGGGTGGACGCCGAGCAACACGGTGGCGATAGCGGTCGCGATCGTGGCGCTGATCGGCACCACCGTGACAGGCGTCATCGCAGGCCGGGCGTCAGTGAAAGCCGGGCGGATGAAACTCGACTACGACGAGCGGGCCGCCGACCGGACCGCAGACCTTGAACGGCGACGCCTGCAGGACGAGACGATCCTCCGCCTCCGTGAGCACCTCGAAGGGATCATCGCCCGCCTGACCGACGAAGTGAACGTAGCCCGTGCTGAAACGGCGCGGCTGCGGGAGCAGGTCAACGTTGAGCAGGGCGTCTCCGACGCGCTCCGGGCGCGGGTCAGGGATCTTGAGGACCGCATCCACGAGATGAGCCAGGCCATCTCCAAACTCCGTAGCCAACTGATCGCGGAAGACGCGGACGCCATCTTAGGCATCCCCGCGTCGGAGGAGAGGGAGCTGTGAACCTTGTCGAACGCTCCGAGTGGAAGGCGCGAGCCCCGCGTGGCGTGACCCGCCTCGGTAGTGCCAGGGGCGTGAAGGTCCATTACACCGGAGGCCGCGTAGACCCTCGACTGGCCGAAGAGCACGACCGGTGCGACGACGCCGTACGCGGTGTCCAGAACGGCCACATGGACGGCAACAGCTGGGTGGACATCGGCTACTCCATGGTCGTCTGCCCGCACCGCTACGTGTACGTCGGGCGCGGTCCGAAGGTCCTGCCGTCCGCGAACGGGCCGGGCCTCAATGCCGGCCACTATGCCGTGCTCGGCCTCGTCGGCTCGTCCGGCCTGATCGAGCCGTCCGACGACATGCTGCACGGCATCCGCGACGCCATCGACTACCTGCGAGACAAGGGCAACGCGGGCGACGAGATCAAATGCCACAAGGACGGCTACGCCACCAGCTGCCCAGGGGCGGCGCTGACCGCGTGGGTCCGCCGGGGCGCTCCCAGACCTGATGGCTCGCCGGCCAACGCCACCTCGTGGACGGAGACCCTCGTGAAGGACTTGCCTGACATCCGGCCTGGGATGACGCACACCCACGTAAAGACGGTGCGAGCCCTCCTGCATGCCCGTGGCTACGCGCCGAAGGACTTGTTCTCCCACACCTATGGCGAGGACGACGAGGAACTGAGGGGGCGGATCGACGCCTTCAAGAAGGCCAAGGGCCTCGCTCAGGACGGCATCTTCGGCGAGGGCTGCTGGAAGGCCGCGCTCGACTGAGCCCTCAGGAGCAACTGATCCCACTGAGAGCCGTGCAGACCGCGCGGCTCTCAGTGCTTTCCAAGACCTCCCGCCGCCGTGGCGGGCCAACCCCTCGGAGGGGAAATGAAGATCTTCGGCCGTAACCCGATCGTATGGCTGGGTGCCATACAGGCGGCGCTGGCTGTGCTCGTCACCCTGCCTGCGCTTGGCATCACCTCGGAGGTCGCATCGTGGGTGATGGTCGCTGTGTCTGGAGGGTTCGCCGCAGCCGAGGCCATCATGGCCCGCCCCTTCGTCATCGCGGCGCTTGCCGGCGCGGTGAGGACGGTCCTGTCGGCGCTGGTGTTCTTCGGTCTGCCGCTGAGCGAGGAGACCTCTGGCGCGTTGATCGCTGCGTTCTCTCTCATCCTGGGCCTGGTTCTGGCGAACTCCGTGACCCCGACCGCTGACCCGGACCCGAACTTCCTGCGAACGAACGGCATCCGGGCTGTCCACTAGCCTGACCGTGGCGCTTAGGGGAGACCCGAACGTCAACGTCCTAGGTCGCCTCGTTGCGGCCTAGAGCCCGGTGAGAGGGTCAGGGATCCTCAACACCCGGAACGGCATGTCAGGTAGATCTCTGTCCAGCGGTTCGCTGATGCGCAGCAGGCGAGCCTGACGGCGGGATCCCCTGCGGGGAAGCGCGCCTGACATGCCCTGCGCAACACCTTCATAGCTCAGTGATAGAGCGTCCGGCTACGAACCGGAAGGCCCCAGGTTCGAATCCTGGTGAGGGTACGCCTCGGTGGTGATCGTCCGTGCCGCTACCTGGACGCGTGGCCGTCTGTGGGCTAGGCAGGTAGGAAACGGTGGATCCTTGGGGTCGCTCTCCTGTAGTGCCGTCACGGGCCAACGGAGAGTGGCCCCTCGCTACTCTTGAGACGTACGGGGTCGAGTCGCCCGCCGGGGCCGCTCGGCCCCTTTTTCTTTCTGCCAACCTGGCAGCAACTGGCAGTTGCTTGCACACGGGAGGATGGGCGCATGCAGAACTCGACGTGGCTGTGCCGCCCTTGCGACGTCACGGCCAGGAGCGCGTACTACGGCCCTCCTCTGTGCTCCAGGTGCGGCGGCGGGATGGAATGCATGGGGCGCAACTGGGCTCCCGGAAGGCGCGGATCGCGGTCCCGGATGTGGGACAAGCGGCGTGCCCGGCGAGCTGCGCAGGCGAGCGCTCCGGCTTGGCGTCCACGGTCGCCGTACTCGGGCAGGCCGACGTTCTGATGGGGGCCTGGTGATGTGTCGTATCCATGGCCCCGGCTGCTCTACGCCGTGGGGCTACGACCGCGACCACACCGACTCTGACCGGCCGTACACGCTGGACGAGTTGGCCATACGGCAGTCCGTCCCGCACTTCTACGCGTACCCGACGTCGGAGGACTACCTGGAGGGTGGCATCTGTGGCGGGCGCTCCGAAGAGACGACCGGCTCACCGCCGCTGAGGCGGACGTGAGGTTCGCGGCGTTCGTCGAGGCTCGCGGATACGGCGATCTCTTCACCAACGCCGCGTGACGCTATCTGGCGCGTGGCTTGCTGGCCTGCGCTGAGATCCACCGTCAGCCTGTGATGATCTGACCGATACGGAGGCGTACGTGGCTCGGATGCTAGGCCGCAAGATCTGGGATCGCGTCTACTGCCGATGCTGCAACGGACCTCGCACAGTCCGGGTGGAGCGCCGCCGCGAGAAGCGGGAGTGGGAGCGCGAGGCGGCCGGCTTGATACGTGCTCGCACCACCGAATCGAACTGATCAACCCTGTCTCCCTCCCCGGGGAGAACGAGAACGGCCCCGTCCTCCTCGTGAGGGCGGGGCCGCATTCGCATGTCCGGGGTCAGCAGTTCTTGTAGTCGTACCGAGTCGAGTCGTAGGAGCACGAGTCGATCAGCTTGCCGGTGGTGGTGCGCAGGTAGGCGGTGTCGGTGTCGTTGTTCCAGACGTACGCCGCTCGCCCCCAGTAGCGGGTCGACGTGCCGCTCTTGCCCTGCCCGGTCCGGACCGTCATCGTCTTGCCCGCGTTGATGACCATCCCGGCAGGGAAGGCGTACTTGTAGCCGGTCTTGTCGCGGACGTACCAGCCGCCGATCTTCACGGTGGAGCGGGTGACGTTCTTGAGGATCACGTACTCCGCGTTGAGGCTGCTGTTGGAGCGGCGATCGGTGCCGGGGCTGTCGTAGTACACCTTCGTGAACTGGATGGCCGGAGCGGCGGCAGCCTGAGCAGGAACGGCAGCGAGCGGGATGGCGACGGCGGCAGCGGCGACACCGAGGGCGATACGAGAGAGACGCACGGACACTCCTGGTGTAGAGGGCTTTGCGGAGAGTTAGACGCTGGACCGTGCCAACCCGTTGACGTCCAATACCGGACACGTAGGCGTTCCAGCCGAGAAGCGAACGGCCCCGCCCCTCTTGGGCGGGGCCGCTCTTCGCGTGTCCGGGGTCAGATCCGCCACTCCTCCCGGTAGTGCTCATGGCTGGCATACGGCATGGCAAGCAGGCGGAGCGTGTCGCACGGCATGTCTTCCATGTCTCGTTCGCACACGCTCTCGCGCCGCTTTGGCGCTGAGACGTTGACGGAGTGCAGTGCCACGATCAGCCGCTTGGCCTCGACGTCGGCGAGCAGTTCAGTGCCCGTGATCTCGTAGGGCATGAAGTCGCGGGTGGCCTCCGCTTCACGGGTAGGGGCCGGGAACGATGCCCTGCCGAAGCGTGTTTGTCGGAGCGCGTTGGCCCGATCCTCCGCTTCGTCAAGGCGCGAATTCAGGAACAAGATCAGGTCATCCACTGCTGCTCTCCTGCCTCCTGGCGAAGTAGGCGCGGGTGCTCTTCCCTGCCGGGAGGCGGGATTCGGCGCGCTTCACGGCCACCTCCGCCACCCTCACGCCTTCCTTCGCCTTGGCCACAGCGGCCTTCGGTCCCTCCGTGTCGGTCTTGTTGAGGTGGGCGAGCGCCAGCGTGGAGTACGCCGTCGCGAGGATGCTGCTGGCCGACGCCGACTTGTACTGGGCTGTCGTCACCGCAGCGAACCGGCCCGATACCCAGACGCTGCGAATGGTCACGCAGGTGATGATGCCGAACATTACGACGACGACCCACGAGGCGGCGCTCACGCCGCGCCCTTGGCGAAGATCGTCACGTTCGCGGTGTAGTGGCCTGACCGCTTGTCGAACGCCCCGCCGCAGGTGATGAGCCGCAACGCCGGGCCGTTGGTCTTCCCCCAGATCTCCTTGGCGGGGAGCGCCGTTTTGGCGGTCTGCTTGGACCGCTCAACGACGAACGTGTGCGCCTCGCCGCGCTTGTCGGTGACGGTCACCTCGTCGCCGCGCTTCAGCTCGTCCAGCTTGGCGAACACGTCGGGTCCGGTCTTGCTGTCCACGTGCGCCGCGATCACGGACGGGCCGACCGCGCCGGGCTTGGGCCCTTCGGTGTACCAGCCCGCCTTCCCGAACGCCGGGACTTCCATCGCGCCGTTGCGCTCCAGCCCGAGCGGGACGAGCCGGGCATCCACATCGATCGCGGGGATTTCGATACGCGCCGGATCGGCTACGGCTACCCGCTTGGCCACCTTGGGGGCTGGTGTGGCCTCAGACGCCACAGACGGGGCCGGGGCACCAGCGGGAGGGGCAGGGTCACCACCGCAGCCCGTGAGGACCACGGCGGCTAAGGCGAGAGAGACGACGGGGACGTAACGCATGGATCCTCCAGGGGGTACGCACGTACGGGAAAGGCCGGGCGGTGCCTCCGAGGACCGCCCGGCCTGAGGGGTGTTAGGCGGTGCCGCCGAGTCCGGTGTCGATCCTGGTCGGGGTTCTGACGCCGTTGACGACGATCCCGTCCCGGCCGTCCTGACCGTCCTCGCCATCCTCGCCGTCCTCACCCTGCGGGCCAGGGCAGACGGCCGGCGGGTCGTTCACTACGAAGGTCCACTCGGCCTTCGCGCCGTCCTTGAGGACATAGCCCTCAGCGGCTTCCGCCTTCACGGTCACTTCGCCGGGCTGCACGGTGTACCGGTCCTGCAGCACCTCACCGGAGGCCGACTTGTAGATGACGCCCTTGACGTCCGGGATGGTGATCCGCGAGATGCCCTCGGTGGCGCAGGTGGCCTGCTCCAGGGTGGGCTCAACAGGAGTGACCTCAACGATGGTCGGCGTGACAGTCGGCTCCACAGTCGGAGTCGGCGACGGGCTCACCGTAGGAGTCGGGGTCGGGGTGGGGCACGCCGCCGGCGCGTTGACCGTCAGCGTCCACGAGGTCCGCCCGTACAGCCGGTAGCCGTCCTTGGCCTTGGCTACGACCTTGTACGTGCCGGGCCACACCGCGTGGGCGCCGGACTTCGTGGTGCGGAACCGCTTGCCGTACGCCACGTATGTGACGCCGCGATCGGACGGGATCGTCAGCCGGCCTCGGGTCTCGCCACAGTCCGGGCTGGTCACAGTCGGGGCGTCCGCGGTGACCTTGACTGAGCACCGCTTGCCGGTGATGTCGCCGGAGCTTCCACCGCTGCCGTCCGTCCGGCGCTCGGCGCAAGTCCGGTAGGACCAGCTCCACGCGCCCGCCGCGACCTGAGCGTCCTTGCCGAAGTACAGCGCAGGCCAGTTGCTCGTCGGCTGCGGCATCCCACTGCAGTCGCCGCGGTTCGGGACGGCAGGGTTGCAGCGGAAGTTGTACGCCTGTCGCACGAGAGCGCGGGTCGGCGCCGTCTTCGAGGTGACGACGAATTGGAAGGTGCCGTAGAACGAGCCGGGCTCCGCTCGCGTGATCGGCACGCCAGCACCCGGCGAACGCGTCCCGGGCATGGTCCGGAACGAGCCGGAGTCCTTCAGCAGGACGTTCCAGGTGTCTTCCGTTGACCCCTTGGAGATGTGGGCGGTGCGGTTGTAGTCCAGGCGGGACCAGTAGCCGTGACCGCCGTTGTCGAGGTTCCCGCTGATGGCGACGGTGTGGGAGAGCCCCGTAGACGCGCTGGCCGTGCCGACCGCCAGGCCGGTCAGTGCCAGCCCGAGCGCGGCGCCTAACGCCGCGATCCTGCTGATCATTCATCCCTCCAGGGGATCTTGCCGGACCCCGGTGGGACCGGTCATGGCGCGGCAGAGACGACACCTCTCGGGGCGGCGCACTGCCAGCCGCGGCCATTGTCCCATCTGGAGCAAATCGGCTACGAGTTTCGCCGTTTTGTACAAACAGCGGAGTAGGCTCGGGTTGTCCAGGTCCGCGGGAACACAGCAGCCCGCCACCTCTTCGTGAGGTGGCGGGCTGTCGTCGTGTGCGCGCCTAGGAGTTACTCGGTGGCGCGAGAAACGATCTGGGAGACGCGCTGGTGAGACAGCCCAATGGCGCTGCCGATGTCGCGGGTCGTCCAGCCCTGGCCGGTGAGCAGGCCGGCGGCGTGGCGGACCGCGTCGCGTTCGGCCTGCTCGGCGAGGATGCGCGCCGAGCGCGTCTCACTGACGGCGAGGAGAGCGGTTGCCGCTCTCTGGTCGGCGGGGGTGAGGTGGAAGCCGATGGTGGTGCCGTGGGGGACGGGGTCGACTAGTTCGAGGACGGCGTCCAGGCCGTTGTGCGCGACCTCTCTCCAGGTCCCGCCCCGGACTTCGAGGGCTTGACCGTCTGGGAGGTCGTGGACGGTGGCGGTCCAGTACTTGCCGTTGCGGACGGCGGTCGCGCGATAGATCGTCGCCTCGGTGGAGGCCGGTTCGGTGTCGTCGAGGAGGTCGGGCCGGTCGAAAATTGATTCGGTGTACGAGGTCATGGCCGGGAGCCTATGAGGGGCGACAGGCTTACGTCTAGCGAACTAGCCAAAACGTCTAGACGGATTGCCAATTGCGGGATGACGACGTGATGCCCCGCCCGATCGCCAGGCGGGGCACCCCCTCACCGGCTAAAACGCCGGGCCGGTCGGCACGATGCTGCCAACGCATCGCGCACCGGTCGCGTCCCTGTGCTCGACCTTCGAGCCCACAGGCTTCCTGAACGTCGCCATGCAGATCTGGCACTGACTCTCCGGCATGTTCGGATTCGGCATCTTCCCTCGCTTCTGTGTCCTGTGCCCCAGACGGGCCGGTTGGCTCTAGGAAGCCCCAGTTGAGGAACTCGTGGAAGAGGTGTTTGCATGGTCCGCAACGCGTTTGCGAATGACGCAAAGCCACTGGTCGACCACCACGCGACGGGTTACCGTGAGGAGGTTCGCTGTCGCAGAGAGTGAGACGCTTATGGACTCGCGCTCCACTGCAGGGACCATCGTTCGCACCGCCCGCGTCGCCCAACGGATGACGCTCGCCGAGCTTGGACGGCGTACCGGCTACTCCGCCGCGCAGGTCTCCCGCCTGGAGCGGGGGATCGCGTCGCTGTCTGATGTTGTGGTGCTTAGGTTGTTCGCCGAGGCTTTGGCGATACCTCCGGGGCGGTTCGGCCTGGCGTGTACATCCCCCAACCACCAGCCAGTGGTTACAGTGAGTAACCACCGTGAAGAGGAGGCCGATCCGATGCGGCGACGTACACTGCTGGCCGCGGCCGGCTTGAGCATCCCCTTGAGCGTGGTCCAACGAGTCGAGGACGCGCTCGCCGTCCCTCCGGAGCCGAGCCGCGTCGAAGGACTGGCGGGCATCCAGAGCCGACTGGCGCAGGCCAAACGCCAATATGACCTGAGCGAACTCGCCATCCTGACGGCCGGCCTTCCCGACCTACTGTCCGCGGCGCAGCACACCGCTGAACGAGCCGACACACCCGCAGGGTGGGCACTGGTGGCGGAGTCTCACGCTCTGGCGACCGACGTACTCAGCAAGATCGGACGCGACGGAAGCGCCCGGATCACCGCAGACCGGGCGATGCAGCACGCAAAGCGATCAGGCGACCCGGTGGCTATCGGAACCGCGGCGCGCCCTCTCGGGATGGTGCTGCGTAAGGACGGCCGGCACGAGGTCGCAGCCGCTGTCGTGCTGCGGGCGGCCGACGGACTGGAGAAGGCGGGCTTGCGGACCGCGGCGCAGGCATCCACGTACATGCGGCTGCTGTGTGCCTCCGCGTACACCGCGAGCTGGGCCGGAGATCAGCGGCGCGCGTTGGAGCGGATCGGGGAAGCCGAACGTGCTGCCGGTCGTCTGGCTGCTCTGACCGGGAGGCGAGGCGGGCTGCCGTTCGTCGCGTTGTACCGGTCGAACATCAACTACGCCCTGGGGGACGCGGAGGCGGCGCTGCACGAAGCACGCGGCCTGCGGGCGGACATGTACCCGACGCCAGAGAGACGCGCCCGGTTGCACACCGACCGAGCACGGGCGTACTGGCGGTGCGGCAAAGCTGAGCAGGCCGCTCACGCGCTGCTGGCCGCGCACCGGGAGGCTCCGGGCGAGGTCAGGGACCGGCCATCCATCAGGGGAGTCGTGGAAGAACTCGCCCTTCGCCACACACGGATGTCTGGTGTGCGGGAGCTCACGGCGGCCATGAGCATTTGATCCGCAAGGCGGAGATGCCCCGCCTCCCCTCGCCGGAGGCGGGACACCATGTCGACCCGAGGTGGGGACGAGGGCCGGGGAGGTGATCCTCGTCCGCCACGCCATCTAGAACATCACTCGGTTGCCAGGAGAAGACGCCCGATATGCCTCACTGGTTGTCATAGGTCACAAGAGAGGTCGTATCGGGATAACCTCCACCAGGTCCGCCAGATCCACATGCTCCGCCACCTCGGCTGGCGTCCGGCAGTCCGCATGCCAGTAGCGGGTCCTGCCTACCCGCTGGGAGATGCGCAAGATGGGAAGGCGGTCGAGCACGACGAGTTCCACCTCAAAGCCGTCCACACCTACCCACCGCATGCCGGGCAGGATAAGAAACGGCAGGTCAACGAAGCGCAAAACAACGAGCCCGCCCTCTGTTGTGGAGAGGGGGGCTCGTCGGCTGTACGACTAATCCTCGCGGTAGCCGTCGCCGATGAGGTCGATGCGCCGGTCGTGGAGGTAGCTCTCCACCTCGTGGGGACTGGAGAACGAGCGAGTGTCCTTGTCGCTGATCCCGTCCACGGTGAAGGACTCGACGACCTCGCTGCCGGTCACAGTGATGGTGATGGTGTCGGTGCCCCACTCAGGGTTGTCGTTGTCGCGAGTGAAGGTGGCCCCGACCACGTTGAGCGTGGGCAGATACTCGCGGGCGGCAGCACCGAGGGAGTCGGCCAGGACGAGGAGCGTGACGTCACGCTCCTCGTCCCACGTGGCCACGGCGGTGAGGTCGTCGGTGCTGGTTGGGCTCTGCCCGTCGCCCTCGCTCGGCTCCCACTCGCCGTTGATCCACGCGGCGGCGTCCTGGGCGAACATGCCCTCCATGTGGTCGCCTGCCAGGTGCAGGGACCATGCATCCTTGCCCCGTGCGATGACGAGGAGGTCGCTGTTGGTCTCGTAGAGGGTGACGCTCATGACGGACTCCTGGGGGACGAGGCTGACAGGGACGATCGCGGCGTAGGGGCGGCCGTACTTGGTCAGGTAGGTGACCTCGCCTCGGTGGTGCGCCGCGTCGGCGAGGTCCCCGAGGGTTTTGCGTGCCTGCTCGATGCCGACTTCCTTGCTGCTCATAGCTGAACCTTAAGGTCCTTAAGGAAAGCTGTCTAGGGCCTGAGCCGAGAAGGTTGGAACTCCTCGCACGACTACGCCCCGCCCTCAGAGAGAGCGGGGCGCAAGCCGAACCGGAGCTAGGCGGCCTTCTTCGCCGCCGCCGCCTTGCCTGCGACGTTCACGACGTCCTTGAAGTCCGAGCCCGCCTTGAACTTCGGCACCCAGCACTCGGGCACATCGACAGTCCCGCCGTTACTCGGATTCCGCGCGGTGCGGGCGGGCTTGTGGACCATCTCGAAAGAGCCCCACCCGGTGATCGACACCTTGTCGCCGGACGCGACCGCTTTCGCGATCGCTTCGAGGACCGCGTTCACGGCTTCGGTCGCAGTGGCCTTGCCGCCGACGCGGTCGGCGATGGCGTCGATGAGGTCGCTCTTGTGCATGACTATCTCCTTGCAGATGGTTGTTCGATGGATGATCCCATAGCGGATAGCCGAATGAGGTTCGGTGGACCGCGTGAGCAAGATCGCCATGACCGGGTGATAATCCTCGTTATCGACTGGTTCACCACAAGACCTTCGCAACACGCACCGAAGGGTCATTCTCAAGCCGCTTCGGCGCATCCACGTAAATCTCGGTCGTATCCACCGAAGCGTGACCCAAGGCGTATTGCACCTCACGAAGCGTCGCACCACGCGCAACGGCCAAAGTGGCGAAAGTGTGCCGCAACATGTGCGGAGTGACACGCTCCGGCCGATACAGCCCAGCTTGCCGCGCGATCCGCTTCACCATCTCCGAGACCTCGCCCGTAAGCATCGCCCGCCACCTCGCCGTCACGAACAACGGGCCGGCCGCCGAACCACGCGAGTCGAGATAGGCGTCCATCGTCTCGCTCGCCTCGTCGGGCAGATGCCGGGTACGGATAACGCCGCCCTTGCCGACGATCCGCACCGTCCGCATGCCCTGCTCGAAGCCGAGCGACGCCGGCGCGAGCGAAACCACCTCGGCGGCTCGCGGCCCGACCATGAGAAGCATCGGCAACACCGCGGCGGTCCGCAGCCGTTGCCGGCCGTGGTCGTCCACCGCAGCCCGCACCATCGCCTGCGCCTCGGACTCCGTCAAAGAGACCGTGCTGGACTCCCGCCGGTTGATCTCCGGCCGTCGAGCGCCGGCGAACCGGTTGGCATCGAGCACCGACTCCTCAACGAGGTACGTGTACCACGACGACACCGCGGCGAGCTTCCGCGCCGCAGACCGCCCGGACAGCCCGCGGGTCCGCTCCAGCCACCCGCGGTAGGCGTCGCCGTGCCCGCGCGTCACCTCCAGCGGGTCGACGTCACGTTCGGCGCAGAACGCCAGCCACTCCCGCAGATCGGTGCCGTACGCCTTGCTGGTGTGCTCGGACCGCTGGTGGAGCAGCCACGCCCACACGATTTGCTTGACGGACACGTCCATGGTGGCGATCTCCGCCGTGAGACGTCGCTGCCACAACGGCAGCGGCTTGACGGGCCGGTCCGGCGCCGGGGCGTGGACGTGGTCGAGGAGAAGGCTCACTGCTGGACGCCCCGGTCTCCATCGGCGGCCCGCCAGTACGCGTCGCTGCAGTACTCCACGACAGCTATCCGATGGTTGAGGTGGTGCTCGGTGACGTGCAGTCCGGCGGCGTTCCGTGAGCCGTCCGCCGTTCGGTAGTTGTTGCCGGTCCACGGGCAGGCCCCGCACCGCCACGCGTAGCCGTACCGGTGCGGGTTGGCCCAGACGTCGATCCCGAACCCCCACACGACCATCCCTGGCGGGATGACGACCGTGGCGGCGAGCTGCATGACGAGGGCGCCCGCCACCTCTGGGCGGCCCTGCACTGCGGTGTCGAAGCGGTGCCGCGCGCCGGCCAGGTCCCGGGCGTCGAGGCACTCGGTGATGGTGTCCACTGCCTGGGTCAGGGTGGCGGTCATGACGGGTATGCCTCCAAGTGGGCGGGGTGGTGTTCTCGCGCACGGCTGCGCGTGGGATGCGGCGCGAAACGTTTTTGATCTTGATTGAGGGTGCAACGGGCCTTCTCGCAGAGGTGCAACAGGGGTGCAAACCGGGGTGCCACGGGCGGTGCAACGAGGGGGTGCAACCGGGGTGCCACACCACCTCTGACCTGTAACACCCTCGCCCGTTGCACCCCCAGCCCCTCCCGCGAGCCCCGCCAAGGTGCAACTGCAGTCAGTCGACCTCGGGCCGTCCGAGCATCAGGTGGCGCTGCGCCTCGTCGTCGTAGCCGAGGACACCCGTCTCGCGCAGCTTCTTCAACCGGCCCTGAGCCCACTGCCTTGTCATGTCCGTCGACGTCCACAACGGACTCAAGTCGCCCGTGGTGAAGTCCCGCCGGCCGTGATCCCACCAGTCCTGCAGCAACTGGACCAGCGCCGCCAAACGTGCCTCCGGAGTCATCGGCGTCGCCTGCGTGAACTTCCACGGCGGTTCCCCCTCATCCAGGTCGGGAATCTCGTCGTCCAGACCGGCCTGTATCGATGGGTCCGGGTCGGGTTCGGTCAGATACTCGGCCACCACGTCCTCCTCGGTCTCGTCGTCCGGGTCCTCGTGCGAGCCGCCGCGGATCGCCTGCAGCAGCTCCTCCAACTCGTCGGGCTGGGTGAGCACGGCAGGTGCACCGCTTTCACGCGGCGGGCCGACCGCGTCACGTCGCCGCAGTTCGGCGATCAGCGCCTCGGCCTCGGCGAACCCGACCCGGATCTTGCGCTGCAGCATCGACGCCGAAGCGAACTGAGTGTTGACGACCAGCTCGGCCGCCTGCGCGAGAAGGTCAACGTCGATCGGAGCCGCCGCGGTCACGGGGGCGGCCTGAGGCGAGGCGGTCAGACGAGAGAGAGCGGCGGTCCCTGCGTCCACCTGCTTAGCGGAGGCAGGCCACTGTGCGGCGTGTGCCCGCATCGCCTCGTTCGCCCGCTCGTCGTCGAACTCACCCCTGGCGTCGATGCCCCACGCGAAGGTGCGCAGCGGCATCGCATACCTGCCGTCCTCGATCGTGGGCGCGTCGAGGTACTGCATTCCGGGCTGCGCGTTGGTCCACAACTCCGGACGGCACTCGGCGTCCTGCTGCCGGTCGCTTAACCCGAAGGACGCATCGGCGGAGTTCTCTACGCCAAAGCACGCCTTGGCGAGCTGGCCGCGAGCAATCGTCGGCATCTGCGAATAGTCGGACCGCTGCAACGACAAGAACACCGACCCGCCGCCAGAACGAATCGCCTTCAGCAGGGACAGGAACCGCTCCTGCTCGGCATCAGTCAGGGCGTCGAAGACGTCGGGGAACTCCTCGATCCACAGCACCTGGTACGTCAGCCCGCACCCGGCCTTCCACTTTTGCAGGCCCTTGGCCGCCAGCTTTTCGGTGCGGTCCTTCACCTGGGACTGCATCTCGTTCAGCAGCGCCTTGGCACCGGCCTGGGTCGTTTCGAACCGGTGTAGGGCGTCTTCCAGCGGGCCAAGCGTCTGCTTGCCCTTGGTGATGTCGATCGCGAACACGGCGACGTCATGGCGAGTGATCAGTTCGGCGAGGTAGTTCCATGCCCCGCCGATGCTCTTGCCGGCGCCGGTCATGCCCATGATCTGCACGTGGTGGCCGACGATGACGTGGCACACCTCGTCGAGGTCCTGCCAGACGCCTGTGCGCAGCGGTTCGGCCACGCTGCCGCCCGGGCGAGACGGGCCTGGCCAGGCGATGGGCTTCTTCATCACCCGCGCGTCAGAGATCACGACGTTCGCCTTCGATGCGTCGTCCGGGTCGATCGTCGTTGTAATGCTCCCGGGCGGGAGTTGCATCCCGGATTCGATGTAGCTGACCTTCTTCGTCAGGTCATCTGCCGTCTGTTTCCCCGGCTCAAGCTGCACCTTGCCTTCCACCTTGTGTGGGGTCGCGGCGGTCGTCTTCGCCTCGATCGCGGGCATCCCGGCACGCTCGGCGCCTTGCCCGAACAGCATCGCGAGCGGGTCGGCGACGACGCTCTGCACGTCCACCCCCTTGAGACGGATGATCGTGCGGATGTTCCATGTCAACGCCAGGGTTACGCCGCCCACGAGCGCGAGGCGGCCAGTGAAGACGGTGGCCGGCCCGTTGATGGTGGCGGCGCATACCCACAGGCCGGCGAGCAGGGTCGTGACGGTGGTGTGGGTCCGCCCCCACGGGCCGCGGGCGTGGGACTGGCCGTAGGTGACGCCAGTGAGGACGAGCACAGCGGCGGCCATCAGGAACATCGTCCAGGCGACCACCTGCGGGTCATCGGAGCGCAGGATGAAGTGGAACGCCGTGCCCACGCCATACCCGAAGATGCCGACGACCCACGGCGACATCAGGGCCGCGAGCTTCGACGCTTCCTTCGCCGCGACCTTGGACATGCTCGACTCTGTGTCGACGGACACCAGGTCCTTGGTACGCGTCGCCATCAGTCGTCATTCCAGTCGAACGTGGACTTCTGCTTCTCGGGCTTGGCCTGCGGGAGAACGTCCACGAACTCCTTGCGGAACTGCGCATGAAACTTCACCATCTCCACGCCGCTCGCCCGCTGAAGCTCAGCAGAGCGCTTGAGGCGGCGCACGACCCGCCTGGCTCGCCATTTCACGTCCGGGGCGCCCAGCACGCTGAGGATCGGGTGGCCCTTGAACGAGCGGACGAGGACGGCGTACAACTCGTCGGACCCGAGGTTGAACTCCTCGCCCAGGTCGCGGGCGAGAGCGCGGCCGACCTTGGCGTACTCGGTGATCGACCTCGGGCCGCCCCAAGGGATGTTGGACAACTCGGGGATGCGGCTACGTCCGGGTTTGTCAGTCACAGGGAGTCCTCCCAACTCTCCCGGACGGCATCACGAAGCTGACCGGAGATGAAGCCGATACGGCGGGTGCCGATACGGGCGGTGATCAACGCGTCTGTGGCGGTGATCAGTAAGACGACGACGTGGCCGGTGAGGGTCAGTGCGACCGTCACCCGCGCTACGGCGGCGTAGGCCAGGATGCGAGCCCATCGACCCGCTCTGACGTGGATGCCGCGCACTGGTCCTCCTTCTGCCGGGAGTTAGCTCAGTTGGTGTCGGCCCGAGGGCCGCCAGGGGAGGAGCAGCGGGCGGCGCTCACTGCGACCTCCGGCGGGTGATGCAGGTGGGGCACGACGACTGGGCGCAGTAGTTCTTGGGGGTCACGGACCAGATCGCCAGCGCCCGGTCGGGGCTGTGGCGGGTAAACCTCAACCACCAAGCGATGACGTAGGTACGAGCGGCGACAACTGCAGGGGCCTTCATCGCTGGGCCCCGTTCAGACCTTCGGCCACCGGGGTGGTCGCGACCAGGTCGGCGTCCACTTCTGCGACCGGGTCGGCAGGAGGGACGAAAGCGCCGCGGTCGTCAGGAGCCCACCCCTCGTCGAGGAGGATCTCCTTGCCTTCGTCGATGCGGTCGCCGCACCAGGTCGGCTTAAATCCGGTGCGGGCGGCGAGCTTCCACTTCGACAACTTCTCGCCCGCCTTGTAGCGCTTCACCCACCACTTCGCGACACGGCGTTTGTCCTCGTCGGTGGGCTCTTTCTGGTCGGCGTCCTGGTCGTCATCTGGTCGCGTCCTTTCCGCGTCCTCGTTGCCTTCGGTGTCCCGTGTGGCGTCCAAGCCGGCGGCCGGCGGCGGCAGCAGGAGCGGGTTTGCGATCGGTCGCGGTTCTGGACGCGTCCATACCTCGAACGGGATGATCGCGCCGACTGGTCGCGGGTCGCCAGGGTTGATCGCGAGTCGCTTGCGCACCGGGGGGATTAAGGGGGCCGATCTGGTCGGCGGTTCGGTCGCGGTGTTGGACGCGTCCTGGTCGGAGGTCGCGACCGGCAGCGGGTAGGTCTCGCCGCGGAGGGCGGTGTTGCGATCCAGAGCGGCGGACAGGATAATCGCCTCGCTGTCGCGCATCAGGCCGGTGACCGCGGGGTGGTCGAGGTGTTCCCACGGCGCGTCGCCGGGAAGGTCGACCAGGCGCGCCGTGCCGTATAGAGCCGTCAACGTGTCGAGCATCGCTGACTGCATTCCCCGGTCGCGGGCGAGGCCGGTGTGCTCCACGGCGCGGTCCATCGCCTTGTCGAGCTTCGTCATCGCGGCGATCATCTTGCGGTCCGATGCGCCGGCCTGGCGGAGCGCGCGGGCTTTCTTCGCAGCCAGGGCCACGCGGGTGATGCGCCGCTGCTTGTCGACCTCACCCGCGGTACGGTCGCTCGCCTCCGCCAGCCCGAGGCGCACCATCATCCGCTCCGGCGTCACCCGCCAGTGAATACGGCCACGGCCGGTGATGCGGTGCCGCTCGATCGCCATGCCGCGCTCCCACAGCCACGCTGCGACCAGCGGCGCCGCGAGCCGGAACATGGCCTCCGGGATGGAGTGCGCGTCCATGCTCGACAGGACGGCGGTCAGGCCAGTCAGCGCCCACACCGCTATGCCGTCGATGCCCGCGGAGTAGTTTTCCCGCATGTTGCGCCGGGCCCGCACCGCGCTGGTGATGACGGCGACCTCGATGAACGCGAACAGCAGGAGGCGCAGCGGCCCGTCGAAGCCGAGGACGTCGTGGGAGAAGCGCCACATGCCTTGGGCTGAGACGCCCGTGGCGATGATGGCGGCGACGATCGTGAGGACGTCCTCAGCGGTGCGGGCCGCGACGAAGCGGCCGACCACGCGGGCCAGGTGACCGACCGCGCGCTTGAGGCGGCGTAGCAGCCACCATCCGAACGCGAGAACGAGAACACCGACGACTATGGCGATTGCCCATCGGATTTCCGACGGCAAAGCCTGAAAAAGATCAACGGGTATACCGCTGACCAGCATGGCAGCACTATCGTGCGTCATGGGATGCAGACCTCTGCTTCGAATCGGTCGGTCTGTTATCCCAGCGTCCCCCCGGCTGGCGTTGGCGCGTCAGTTTGGGGGGCGCACTGGAGTTATTCGGTTGTGTCTCCGGAGTTGGCGCTCCGGGCTTTCCTCTGTCGCTTCGAGATCGCCTGCTGAGACATCGCAACGAGTTCGGCGATCTTGTCTTGTGTCCACCTCCGGTTGCCGGCCAGCTTGCGCCGTCCGGCTTCCTGGATCAGGACGTCTATCTCGTCGTTGACGGCTTTCAGTCGCCGCGCTGTGTTGCGGAGTCTGTCGGCAAGCATTTCGTCGCTCAGCTCCTCCAGGTTCTCCGGCACTTCCTTTGTCTACCACCGCCCGAAGATCAATACAACCTGGTTGTAAACCTTAATGTCGATGCGGCGAAGCCCCCACCCGTCACGGGAGGGGGCCGGGCTGCTGCGCTATCGCAGGTCGAGTCACCGGGATTTACGCCATGGACGCCACCCACGCTGCCAGTCACGCCGCCAGTCGTCTACAAGCGACTGCACGACTATCGCCGCGAACGCGCACAGCACCAGGATGGCCAGCCATTCGCCTGCAGCATGCACCGCGTCGTACATCAGTTCTCCTCGGTTGAACGGGCCATCTGGCCCTTGTACGTTCCCGACTTTGGGAGCGCCTTGCGCAGCTCTGGGGTAGCTCGGGGTCGTCCGCATGGGGCGCTGTCGCTTGGCATGAGTCGCCTCCGTGAGGGGGTTGGATGTGGCCTCGCCATCCCGCCGGAGGTGACCAAGATGTCGAGGCCACGATCGGACCCGGCCGCCGCGGGCGTGGTGAGGGTGCGGCGGCCGGGAGACTAGGGAGGGTCGGGGACCGACCCGGATTGCCGGTAAGCCGGAGCGGCGGTGCCGGGCTCCTCCGCCTCGGCGGGGGGCGGCGCGTGCAGCTCGTAGCCGAGATAGCCGGGCCGCGCCAGGCAGCACCCCGGATTAAGGCCGAGCGGCACCTTGAACGCCTGCCACTCACGCCCCCACGCGGTCATCGCACGGTAGATGCCTTTACCGCAGAACCGGCAGAAAGTCATGAGGGTTCCGCCGGCTCGTGTCCGCCCCACCCTTTGACGGCGCAGCGTCCCGCGTGCGGTCCGACGATGGCTTCCCACGCGGTGCCGAGTGCGCTGCTGATCTCCTGGATCTCCAGGTCGCAGTGGCGGCAGACGGCGGTCACGGCGTCACGCTCACGAGGAACCAGACGACCTTGCCGCCGCCGGGGAGCGGGTCCGCGCCCCATTTGTCGGCGTTGAAGTCAACGATGTGCAGGCCGCGCCCGCGAGTAGCTTCGGCGTCGGGCTGGCGGGGGATGAGCGGAACCATGGCGCCGTGGTCGCGGACTTCGCCACGGACGATGTGCCCGTACCGGTAGAGCGCCAGCGTGACCGGCGGTCCGCCGTGGACGACGGCGTTCGTGACGAGTTCGCTGACGAGGAGTTCGATGTCCTCGGCGGGCGTGCCCGTGATCTCCCATTCGGCGAGAGTGTCGCGGACCATCTTGCGGGCATCGCCCACGGACCTATAGTCGCCGGTCAACTCCTTGCACGCATGCTGTGGGACGCACGCCTCGGTGATCACGACGTCACCACCTGCTCATCGCGCGTGCGCTCCGCCAACTCCTCGGCGAGCGTCGCCAGCAGGTCGTGTACGCCGAGGAGCCTGTCGAGCGCGGCCCGGTTGTCCGCGCTGACGGTGACGGCGCATCCGGCGTCTCGCTGAGCTCGGCTCAGCGCGTCCCTGCGGGTGACCCACCAGCGGTCGCTGTCGGTGCGCCACGGCTGGTTCCAGCCGGAGAAGTCCGGCTCGATCGGCTGCATCAGCGGCTCCGTCATGATCTGGGCGGGCGGTTGTCTGTGCCCTATCATGTGGCTGCACGGTCAAAACTGCAACGTGCAATTTGAGATGCGACCCAAATGTCTCTTTCTGAGTCGTCTGTGGATTACGATCAGCATCTCGACACGGCCAGGAGACGAGTGATGACAGAGAGCAGCCGAAGCCCGACAGTCCGCCGACGCCGCCTGGCGACCGAACTGCGACGCCTCCGCGAAGCGGCGGGCCTCACCATGGAGGACGCCGGCGAGGCTCTCGACCTGTCGCGCGCCACCATCTCGCGCATCGAGGCAGGCAAGACCGCCAGGCCGAGACCCCGCGACATCCGGGACATGCTCGATCGCTACGGAGTGACAGACCCGCAGGAGCGGGAGGCGATCATGGAGCTTGCTCGCGGCGCCCGCGAACGCGGATGGTGGGAGCAGTACAAGGGCGTCTTCACGGGTACGTTCGTCGGGCTGGAGGCCGAGGCATCCAAGCTCCGCACCTTCGAACCGCTGGTCATCCCCGGCCTACTCCAAACCCCGGAGTACGCGGCGGCGCTGACCCGCGCCTCCCTCGTCCGCGACCCCGCCGAGGTCGCCAGGCACGTGGAAGCCAGGATGCGGCGCCAGGAAATCCTGGCGAGAGAGAACCCTCCGCGTTACTGGGCGATCATCGACGAGGCCGCACTGCTGCGACCCATCGGCGGCGCGGACGTCCGACGTGAGCAGATACGCAAGCTGATAGACACGAGCCCACTCGATCACGTGACGGTCCAGGTCATGCCGATGTCCGCCGGCCCGCACGTGGGACTCTGGGGTCAGTTCGTCATCCTGGACTTCAATTCCGAGACGGACCGCAGCCTGGTCTACGTGGAGACGCCTACGGACGGGCTCTATCTGGAAGAGCCTGATCATGTCGAACGCTATACCCTGATGTTCCAGCACCTCTGTGCAGACGCACTGGGTGCTGACGCGTCGATCGCGTATCTGTCCAGTATGGTCGACCGCTTGTGAGGCATCGGTATGGATCTGTCCCGCGCCGAATGGCGCAAAAGTACGCTCAGTCAGGGTGGCGGCAATAACTGCGTTGAGGTGGCCAGCAATCTGCCTGGCATCATCGCGGTCCGCGACTCCAAGGACCCCGAGGGCCCCAAGCTGGTCTTCACCCCTGGCGAATGGTCAGCATTCGTCGGCGGCGTGAAGGGCGGCGAGTTCGGGTAGTCACGACAACGGCGAAGCCCCCGGGTCCTGTGAGGGCCGGGGGCTTCGCTGTATCTGTCCTACTACCCACAATAGCCCCATTCGGCTCTCTCGCAGGACCAACCGCGCGAACCTCACATGGCTCTATCTGATCGATCTACACCATTGCGCGGTGTCGTCGCTCAGAATACCGTCGGTGACGACCCCACCCCCTGCCCCGAGGAGTCGTCATGGACCGGGCAGGGCCACTGGTACGAGAACGTGACGACCAAGACCCCGTCGGGCGGGACGGTCGTCACGCAGAAGCGCGTCAGTTGTAGGCCCTGCGGCGGCACCGGCCAGATCCCCGATAGCAAGTAAGTCGCTAAGCCCATAGGGTCACGCCGAGCGGGTTTGTTCCGGGCAGGAACGACTCGGCGTGACCGACGCGACTCTAGATGGTTACTGGCCGGTATCCCAGTAGTTGACCTAACTCGAACTGCATCATGTCCTGCCGCATCCTGTATAGGATCATGGAAATGATGACCCGGCGAGGGGTCCATCTAGGGTCAGGACGTGATCGATTACGAGTCGGAATTCACCGTAAAAGAGCAGGTCGCCGCCGATCTCCGGCGTCGCATCGCTGACGGTGAATGGGGCCCCCGCCGCAGGCTTCCGACCGTGGTCCACCTAACACAGCAGTACGGTGTCGCTAAGGACACCGTCGCGCTCGCGCTAGGCATGCTCCGAGACCTGGGAGTGATCTACACGGTCCCCAACCGAGGCAGTTTCGTACGGCTCGGCGCCGACAACGTAACCGTCGTCACGCTCGGGCCAGGAGACCGCGGCTTCATCCGCCAGCCGAGCGAGAACGAGCGCACCGACCTCGACCTAGGCGAGGACGTCATGGTGCTGGTCGTCGAGCGCGCCGGGGGAGAGGTCGAGGTTCTGCCGGCCGACAAGGTGGAGCTGTCCGGCGAGGTGTCTGAGAAGTGAGTGACAGCACGTCAGCGGCCGTGAGGGTTTCGGTCATTCGCTCTGTGATTGGTCTAGTCGGCCAAGATCGTGCTTACCGCACTCGCCTTTAAGGTTTTCGCTCGGCCGTGACGTGGGTATACGCAGCTCGCTACATTGTTCGACCCCGAATCTCCTTACAAGCGAGGGGTCACTGGTTCGAACCCAGTACCGCCCACCACAAGCCCCTGACCAGCAGAAACGGTCGGGGGCTTCTTGCTTGCCTTTTGGCTACATTGCATCTACACCCCTCGCCTTTTCCGATCGCGCCACCTACCTTGGCGCAATGGCACCCCTCACAGAAGCCGCCAAACGCAATTTCGGACCAGAAATTACGTCATTTCGGAGGCACCTTAAATCGGAGAACAAGTCCGACAACACCGTCCGGATCTACACCGACGCCACCGAGCGGTTCGCGAACTGGCTCACCGGCCAGCCCGATGGCGAGATGGACCCGGCCGAGGCGTGGGAAGACGTCGAACGCTCCGACATTCAGAACTGGATCGTGTCCTTGCTCGACACGAGGTCGCCCGGCTACGCGAACAACCAGTTCAGGGCCATCCAGCAGTTCTTCAAGTGGTGGGCCGAAGAGGAAGAACTACCCAACCTGATGCTCGGAATGAAACCCCCGCATGTCCCCGAGCAGCCTGTGACCGTCATACGCAAGGAGCAACTCGGCGCGCTCCTCAAGGACTGCCAGGGGAGAGAATTCCTCAACCGCCGCGACCTGGCGATCCTCTACGTGTTCATGGACTCCGGTGTCCGCCGAGCCGAACTGGTGGGCCTCAACCGCGACCACGTGGACCTGGACATGCGGGAGATCACCGTCCTGGGCAAGGGCCGCCGGCAGCGTGTTGTCACCATCGGGCGAAAGGCCGTCGTTGTGATCGACCGCTACCTGACACTCCGGGACAAGCAGCCGTGGGCCGACAGCCCCGCCCTGTGGCTGAGCGCAACAACGGGCGAGCCCCTCACGAAGTGGGGGATACGGGAGATGCTGGAGCGCCGCGGCCGGGCGGTCGGCATCGACCATCTCTCCGCCCACGACCTGCGCCATTCGTGGGCGCACTACGCCAAGCAGAACCTCACCGAGGAGGAACTGATGCGCCTCGCCGGCTGGCGCTCCCGGCAGATGGTCGACCGTTACGCGGCCTCCCTCGCCGATGAGCGGGCAAGGGAGGCCGGCAAGCGTCTCCCGCTGGGCGACGCGCTGTGATCAGTCGAGAAGGCACACGTCTAGGAGTGGGTCGACGTCGATGTGGATGAGTCCGCCGCAGCCGTCCAGATTCTTCTTTGGCGGATGCTCCGGCGTCGGAGTCTTCTTGTCTGGTTTATCGGGCTTGATTGGCTTCTCGGGCTTCTCGGGCTTCTCGGGTGTAGGGCGCGGAGGAATCCGCGGAGACACCGGAGGTGCTGATCTCTCAGGCGGTCGTAGGGTGATTACCGGTCTAGGCGGGGCTGCGGTGGTGGTCGGATGAGGCTGACTCATCGTCGGTGTAGGTGTGGGCCGTTTTCGCCGCGGTGATGGCATGACCTGTGGGATGCGGTCCGCATCGGGCGGCTCGCTGGACGGCAACACAACCTCTGCAGGCGGCATGGTGGTTGCCCGCCTTGAAGACTTCGGTTCACGCGGCGCCGGGGTTTCGCGATGTTCTCGGGTGTGCGTGGGCGAGGGGACCGCCGGGGGTACCGTCGCCGTGACCACCCGAGACGAAGTCGACCCGGCAACCGGCGAGTTCACGCCCCCGTCCCCGCTGACCACAGCGCCTGTGATGGCAACTGCTACGGCTACCGAGGCGGCCAGCCCTGCCCCTCCGATGGCCACGGCCTTGCCGGGGGCGCTTTCGGCGACTTCTGCCACGTGCTGCCAGCCGAGCAGGAGCGGAACCGGGATAAGCGTGCGCCATCCCGTGCGCTTATGGCGCATCGCATAGATGATCGCTTCAGCGCGCTCTTTCCCCTTCAAGCTCGCATCCACTTCTACAATAAGGCGACCCTCATTGTCCCAATAAGCCGCAGCCGAAAATGGGGCATCTTCTATTTCGCGGATCTCGTCGGGGAAATCGATCACGTCCCGGCGCCACCCTTCAGCTGCTCCTGCAGCTGCTGCCATCGTCGCGCCTCGCCGGCCGGGTCCGCGTACCCTACGCACCGAACCGCGAGGGTTCTGGGGATGCCATGCACCTCGACTTCCACTGAGCGGAAGCGGGTGCCGCGAGAGCGGAGGGCATCGACCACATTGTCCGGTGGAGCGTTCCTTTCCTTCTCAGCCGCGGCGGCGACCAGCCCGGAGGTCGCTAAGGCGAGCTCCTCTGTCACGTCTTTCAATCTGCGGCCGATGAACTCAGCGTCATTGCTGGCTTCGATCGCATCGAGGAGGCGAGTCGTTCGCTCCCGTACACGTTGAATGGTTTCGTCGTGGTTGTGCCCTGTCGTCACCTGTCACCCCCCTGGATGCGCACCATTGCGCACCAGTAGCCACTTTTCCCCCTCGCCGTCCCTGCCCGTAGGTTTAGCCATTGGACGACTGATTTGGGTAAGACGCCATACCAAAACGGGGGACGTTGCGGGATTGTGACAAAGCGCTTACATGAAAGCTTCAGGGATGAAACGTTCAAATATGAGCAAGTCGACACGACGCTCATAAATCGACAAAAGTCAAAGAGTGGAGTCGTTTCCCTCAAGCGCGCCTGCGGAACTCCTCGATCTTGGCCGACGGGGCGTCCCCTTCGGCTTCCGTACGTAGCGCCTGCAGTACGCCGATGAGCGTCCGGCGCTCTACTGGTGAAAGGGTCGTGATCCGCCAGATCGCCGCCTCGTCCGGATCGTCGTAAGGCGTCGCCGGTTCTGGTGCGGGCTTCATGGGCTCGTCGGGCACGTTCACCCTGTCGCCGTAGCCTGCCGCGCTCATGAGTTGCTGAGCCAACTCGGCGAGTTCTGGAGAGCGCCCGGCGATGTTGCCGGTGAGCCGTCGCATGGCCTCATACGCGGGCTTGTTGGTAGCGCGCGTCCATCGGTTGACCTGAGTTCGGTCGCGTCCTGCGAGCGCGCCAATCTCGGCCTGGGTGAGGTCAGCTCGTTTCATGACCTCTTGCAGCACCGTGCGGAAGAGGTCGGGGTCCCAACCTGGTGTGTGCACGCACGCACGTTAACACGCTTCTTGACTCTCATCAATGCTGATAGGGACGTCTTTCCAGGCAGATGCACAAGTGCACGCGTGCACTGAGGGTGTCTGAGCGGCCAACGTGGTTATTGATCTGCGAAAAGAATCATGATCTCAGGTGTTGCGCGCATGCACTCACACATGCCAGAGTGCGTGCATGCACGACGCACAAGATGTACGGCCCGCCATCCGGTTACGTCGCTGGGAGTGGGACCGAAGGATGAACGGCAAAGACCTCAGCACGGATCACGCTCGCGCCATGCACATCGGTGTGAGTCGCACCACTGTCGCCCGCATCCAGTCCGGCGAGATCGAGCCGGGAGGGAAGTTCGTCGCCGCAGTGCTCTGGGCGCACCCTGACCTGAAGTTCGAAGATCTCTTCGAGGTCGTTGAGATGTCGAACGCCGAGCGTGTCGCCTGATGAGCGTCCACGAGATCAACGGACGCATCGGCGCCCTGGAGTCCTGGTCCCGCACCCCTGACCGGCCGGCGCGGACCGCGAAGGCCCGATCCCAGTCGCCGTGCTCGGTCGAGTACCACGAAGACCAGATCCGCGCCGAAGGGATCGTCCCGGAGAAGGACATCCCCAAGGCGGCCGAGGCGAGGCACCGCGCCCACATGCTGCGGCTGTCGAAGGCGTCTGCTGCCGCCCGCCGCATCCGGAAGGGGGCGGCGTGAACCAGATCCAGCACCCAGGCGCCTCTCCGTTCGACGCGATCAAGCGCGTGGACGAGAACGGCGAGTACTGGCTGGCCCGTGAACTGATGACCCTCTTGGGCTATCGCAAGTGGGAGAGGTTCCTCGACTCGACCGAGAGGGCCATGATCTCGTGCCAGGTTGCCGGTCACGACGTTGACCAGGCTTTTTCCCGGCTCCGGGAAAAAGGTACTGGCGGTGCCCCTCGTGAGGACATCCGGCTGACCCGCTACGCCTGCTACCTCGTCGCCCAGAACGGCGACGTCCGTAAGCAGGAGATCGCCTCCGCCCAGACGTACTTTGCGGTGCGCACCCACGAGGCGGAGATCGCCGGCCACCTCGATGAGTTGGAGGTGGCCGAGCGGTACGTGGCCACCCTCAAGCGCAACCGAGAGTTGAAGGACGCGAACCAGCAGCTCGAAGTCCGGGCCGTGGTCGCGGAGAGCACCGTCGCCGAGATCGAGGGCGGCGAAGGGCTTACGCCGACGACGTTTCACAAGAAGTACTTCTCCGAGGTCAAGGAGCGAGTCTTCTTCGAGCACCTGTACCGCCGTAACTATCTGATCGACCAGCGCGGCAGGGGTGCGTGGGACGAGAAGAGGCAGCGGTTCAAGGACGGCGCCGAGCATCGGCACCCGAGCTTCAAGGGGAAGCCGTTCTTCTACCTGCACTACGGCGGGACGCACGGCGAGAAGCGGCGCGAGCACACCCGTGTCCGCCCCGGCACGCCCGAGCTGGCGTTGAAGGCGGCGCTGGCGAGGGACGGCCTGAGGGCCAACAACCACCAGGCGGGCCTGTTCGCGATCGAGGGCGGCGCCTCGTGAACGCCGCCGCCCAGGTCGCCGCTGACTACGCGGTACTTGGCCTCATCGCCCGCTGCGAGCTGCTTGCCGCGCTCGACAACGAGGACGACACCCCCACCACGTAAGAGGCCCGCCGGCGGCTACCGACGGACCCATATCCCCACCGCTCAGAGATCTAGCAGAAGGAGCAGTAGAGATGACCTCCACGATAGACGAAGGCCAGACGACCGCCGCTGAACGGCGGCGTCAAGACCGTATCGGCGACACGATGGCGAGCGTCATCGCCTACGCGGACGGCTGGACTGCGGCCCTGAAGTTCCTCCAGGCGCACCCGGACACCGCCGCCCACGCCTACGTGCATGACTACTACGTGAACCGCTGCGTCGGGGACAAAGAGGACGCCCTCGCAGCCATAGAGGACGCCGCCCGGCGTGGTGTAGCGGCGGGTTTCCGCGTCACCCAGGAAATCGGCACCATGCACGGCGGCGTGAAGATCTGGTTCGGCCCTATCTACCTGTACGTCTACGCCGAGCGGGACCGGGTGTGCACGCCGATCGTGGTCGGGAAGATCGATGACGTCCGGTACGCGATCAGCGCGCGGCTGGACGGGATAACCGAGGCCGCCTCATGAGCGCCGTGACTTCCCTGCGCGCCGTGGTCGTGGAGGCATTCCCCGCGGTGCATGAGATCGCCATCGTCCCCGTCCCCGCCGAGGGGAGTGTCCGCGTTCACCATCCGGCCGGGGTGCGGACGTACCACCCCGAGCTGCCCGACGTGCCTTACGTCGTGGTCGTCCCTGGCGACGGCGAGTTGCTCGGGTGGGGCTGGTCGAACGGCTGGTACGGCTCCCTGGCGGGTGTTCGCAACGGGCATCACCGGCTGGACCGCGACGCCTGGCACGCCGCCGCTCGCGCACTGCAGGGCGGCGGAGTGGCCTATGTCGCGTACGCGCCGCGCCTGTACTTCGGGAACCGCCGCTGGACCGCCACCGGATACCGGTGGGAGCCCGCCTCGGCCGAGCGACACGGCAACCCGTGGAACGCTTTCGCGTCCACCGAGGCCCGACTGCCGGGCGAGTTGCGCCGGGCGGACAAGATCCAGGTTCACGACCCGGACCTTGGATGGGTCACCGCCCTGGTCCTAGACCACGCCGTGCCCTCGGCGGGTGCGTGCTCGGTGGCCGTCCAGGTGCCCGGCCGTGCGGCGGACAGGGTCACCCTCCCTGCTGACACCGCTGTCCGGCTGGTACCCCGCGTGGAGGTGTCGGCATGAGCGACCACTACGACTACGGACCTCTCCAGACCTACGAGATCACCTGGACCTCGGGCCACATCGAGCGGATCCAGTGCCACCAGGTGTCCTACAGCGGCGGCGACCCGATGGGCGACCTCTTCGGCCCCGTTGGGGTCAAGCACGTCCGCCGCGTCCAGTTCCACGGCGAGATCGAGGGCCGGTGGCTGCTGGTCCTGTCGGTGTGCGAGGACGACATCGCCGCGATCCGCTTGGTGACCGGTGGCGAGGCGCTTCCGGGGGAGTCCCTGGCGGGCGGTGACACCCATGGGTGACATCCGCTCCCAGGCGTGCGTGTACCTCCGCAACGGCCTCGTGGACCTGCTGGAGGTGGTGGGCCCGGACGGCACCTCAACCGGGCAGTGGCGTAACGCCGCCAGCCACGTCCGGGCTGTCGTCAACGGGCACGCCAGCAGGTACGAGGTTGCCCTGGTGGACGGCATGTGGTCCTGCACGTGCAGCGAGTCTGCGCCGTGCCCGCACGCCGCCGCTGTCCAGACGGTCACCGGCTGGCCCTCCCTCGCGAGACGGGCGGCCAAGCGATGAACGACCGCTGGATCAGCGTCACCGACGCCGCTACCCGACTGGGCGCGTTCGAGCATGACGTGCTCGGCATGGCCATCGGCGGAGCCCTCCGGTCGAGCTGCGGCCACCACCTGATCTCCGAGGCGTCCGTGGAGCAGCACCTCGCCTACCGGACCTACACGCCCTCCGAGCTGGCCAGCCCACGGGCTGACGTCCTGGCGGAGAACGGCGAGCAGGACGGCGCTCAGACCACCTACCGCGACGCGCTCGGCGCCTACCTCGGCGACGAACCGGAGTGGCGCCTGACGCCGACCGAGCCGCCGTCCGACATCGGCCCCGACGCCGAAGACGAATACCGCGAGGAGAAGCGCACGTGAAAGCACGTCTGGTCCTGCCTTCCGGGCAGGACCGCACGCCCCTCTGGTACGAGGAACGCCTGAAGGGCATCACCGCGTCGGAGATCGCCGTCATCCTCGGCCTGTCGCCGTTCGAGTCGGAGTTCTCCCTGTTCTGGCGCAAGCTCGGCGAACTCCCGCCGATCGAGGACACGGACGTGATGTCGCTCGGCCGGCATCTGGAGTCGTGGGTGGCGGACAAGTTCGCTGCCGACCACCCGGATCTCGCGCTCGGGCTGGGCGGGCTGTACGCCAACGCGCAGCGCCCGTGGCAGATGGCCACCCCGGACCGGCTTGTCCGCCGGTTCGGGGCCGGTTTGGAGCCGGTCGCGGTGTGGGAAGGCAAGACCGCCGCGTCCTACGACGGGTGGGGCCTGTCCGGCACCGACGAGGTGCCGGTGTACTACCGAGCCCAGGGCTTGTGGCAGCAGGACACCGTGGACGTGCGCCGCACCTACCTGTCGTGCCTGTTCCTGCACACCCGGCAGACCCGCCACTACGTGATCGACTACCACCCGATCGACGTGGAACTCATGCGCCTGGCCGCGCTGGACTTTATCGACCGGCTCACCCGCGGCGTGCCACCTCCAGCAGACGGCAGCCGAGCAGCCAGGGCCGCGCTGAAGCACCTGCACGAGACCGTCGAGGCGAAGAAGAGCGTCGTCATCCCCCAAGACGTCGGGGACGAGTACCGCGACGCCGCGGCGGCCTACTCGGCGGCGAAGAAGCGCAAGGACGCAGCGGAAAACACCGTCCGCGAGCACGCCGGCGACGCCCAGATCGTCCTCACCCCCGACGCACGCCGGGTCTGCACCCGCTCCGTGTACGAGATGCCCGCCCATCAGCGCGAGGCGTGCGTCGTCGACAAGCTCAATCCGCCCCGTAGCAAGAAGGGCTCCTGACCTGTGGCTGGCAAGACCATCACGAACGCGGTCGCCGAACGAGACAAAAGCCTGCAGCAGTTCCGCGCTGAGAAGCTGGCGGGACTCAAGGTTCTCCTGGACCAGATGGCGCCGGAGATTGCCCGCGCGCTGCCCGCACATCTGACGCCAGAGCGGATGCTGAGGATCACCCTGACGCAGGCCCGGGCGGAGCCGAAGCTACTGCTCTGCACACCCGAGTCGATGGCCGGCGCGGTGCTCACCTGCGCACAGGTTGGCATGGAGCCCGGCCCGACCGGCGAGGCGTTCTTCATTCCGCGCAAGAACCGGGACACGGGCGAACTGGAGGCGAAGTTCGAGCTCGGCTACAAGGGCATGGCGAAGCTGTTCTGGCAGCACCCGTTGGCGAAGTACTTGAACACGGCGACGGTCCGCGTCAACGACGAATTCGACTACGACCTCGGCTCCGCTCCCTACCTCAAGCACAAGCCGAACAAGGGCGACCGTGGCGAGCCAGCCGGCCACTGGTACGCGGTCTACCTGCTAACCAATGGCGGGTTCGGGTTCGCCATGCTGGACAAGCCCGCAGTCCAGCGCCGCCGCAACGCCTCCAGCGCGCCAAACTCGCCCGGCTGGTCGAAGAACTACAACGAGATGGCGGAGAAGTCGGCCCTCCGTGACGCGTTCGACACCATGCCGAAGTCGGCGGAGATGGCCCGCGCGCTGGCATGGGACGGGGCGGTCCGCACCAACCTGGACCTGGACGCGATCGACGACGCCCCCACGCCGGAAGAGCCCGACGAAGAGCCAGCCGAGGACAACCCGCTCCACTACGACGACGCCGACGCTGCTGGCGGTGAGTCGTGAACGATCACTGGGACATGGACCACCCGCAGGTCGACATCACTCCGAACAAGGCCGCGGGAATCATCATCCACATCAGCCGCCTCATCGAGGCGAAGCTGAGGGAGTTCGATCAGCTCAACGAGGTCGCAGCCCAGACAAAGAAGGAAGCCGAGGTCGTCTTCGCGCGGGCGTTCCTGGAGTCCACCCGTCCCATGGACGAGCGGCGGCAGATCGCCATGCTGGCCGCGGCGGATGCCCGGTTCGCTGCGGACGCCGCTGAGCGTCAGGTGAAGGCGTGCTCGAAGGCCCTCTACAAACTCTCGGGCGACATGGACTCGGCGCGCACGATCTCCGCGACGGCGCGCGATGAGATGAAGTCGCTCGGGGGGACCACGTGAAGCCGGGCGGGCCTCTCCAGCGCCGTACGGAGATGCCCCGCGGCAACGGGCCGAAGCGGCAGCCGTTCAAGGCGGCCTTCCCGGCGCCGCGCAAGGCGAAGCGGTCAGGGGCGAAGGGCTTCCCGCGCGCCGCGGCCAACCTGATGAAGGCCCGTAGCGGGGATCTCTGCGAGATCGGCTTGCTGTGCATGGGCCACGCGCAGGCCACCGAGTCCGCGCACCGTCTCGCCAAGCAGGCGGGCGGTGTCGGGCCGAAGAACACGTGGTCATCCAAGGCCGCGAACGGGCTCCGGGCGTGCTCCGACGACCACCGCCTGGTGGACGGGGCGAACGAGGGGGAGGCGTTCCGGCTCGGCTACAAGATCCGGCACGGCGTGGCCCGGCCCGTCGAGGTGCCGGTGCTACACATCGAGTTCGGATGGGTCCTCCTCGACGACGCCGGCGGATGGCGTCCCGCACCCGCCGTGTCCTACGAGCGGCCGGACGGTCTGCTCCCGGTGGTCGGCGTCTCCAAGTGGGACCTCATGGTCCCGACGGGCGCGTTCCTGGACGCGATGGAGCGGTACGGCCACATCAACTGCCCCGGCTGGTCGCCTCCGCGTGAGGGCGTTTTCACCTGCGGGTGCGGCGCCGAAGTTTTTGCTTTGGACGTGATCGCGTGACGTCGACCTACATGGACTTCCTCGCCGCTAAGCAGCGCCGCGTGGAGCCTGATGGGCGCGTAGTCGAACTGGGCGACGTCCACCCGATGCTCCACGAGTGGCAGCGCCGCATTGTCGCGTGGGCCGTGAAGACTGCCCGCGCCGCGATCTGGGCTGACACCGGTCTCGGTAAGACGCTGATGCAGTTGGAATGGGCCAGGTTGTCGGGCGAGCGGAGCCTGATCGTGGCGCCGCTCGCCGTGTGCGAGCAGACCGTCCGCGAGGCGGAGAAGATCGGCGTCACCGCCCGGTACGTCCGCGGCGATGCCGATGCGTCCGGGCCGGGCGTGTGGGTCACCAACTACGAAATGGTGGAGAGGTTCGACCCGGACCTCATCGACGCTGTCGTCTTGGATGAGGCGTCGATCCTCAAGCAGGCGGACGGAAAGACCCGCAACCTGCTGATCAGCCACTTCGCGCCGGTCAAGCACCGCTTGGCGTGCACTGCGACGCCCGCGCCGAACGACTCCGAGGAACTCACCAGCCAGGCGGAGTTCCTCGGGGTGATGCGCCGGCCGGAGATGCTCGCGGCGTACTTCATCAATGACGGCAAGGACTGGCGGGTTAAGGGGCACGCCCGCGGGCCGATGTTCCGGTGGATGGCTTCGTGGGCGGTCGCGTTGCGCATGCCGTCCGACCTCGGCTACCCCGACGACGGTTACGTCTTGCCCGGCCTGGACATCATGCCGCATCTGCTGGCTGACGAGGTGGCCGTCGATGGGTTCCTGTTCGGTGGAGACCTCGGGGGAGTGGGCGGCCGGGCCAAGGTCCGCAAGGCCACCCTTGATGCGCGGTGCGGGCGAGCCGCCGAACTCGTCGCCGCCGAGTCGGACGAGCCGTGGATCCTGTGGTGCGGCCTGAACGACGAGGCCCGCACCCTGGCCAAGCTCATCCCCGGAGCGGTCAACGTAGAGGGCTCATGGTCGCCGGAGGCGAAGGCTCAGGCGTTCCTCGACTTCGCGGACGGTAAGACCCGCGTCCTGATCACGAAGCCGTCGATGGGCGGCTACGGCCTCAACTGGCAGCACTGCGCCCGCATGGCGTTCGTCGGCCTCTCCGACAGTTGGGAGGCCTACTACCAGTGCATCCGCCGCTGCTACCGCTACGGGCAGACCCGGCCCGTGCACGCCCACGTCGTGCTGACCGAACTCGAATCGCCCATCGCCCAGAACATCGCCCGCAAGGAGACGGAGGCGACGGCCATTCACCGTGCCCTCGTCGCCGAGATGCGGGCCGCCGCTACTTGGAGAGCTGCATGAACAACGACGACGTCTACGTCACCGACGACGCGCAGGGCGACGGATGGTCACTGATGCTCGGCGACTCTTGCGAGAGGCTGGCGGAGGTCGGGACCGCGTCGGTGGACCTGTCCGTTTGCTCCCCGCCGTTCGCCTCCTTGTACACGTACTCGCCGTCGTTGCGAGACCTTGGCAACAGCGGCAGCCGTGAGGAGTTCCTGACTCACTACCGGTTCATCATCCGCGCACAGTTGCGGGTGACGAAGCCGGGCCGTCACGCGGTGGTGCACGTCTCTCAGATCGCGCTCACGAAGGCGGTGCACGGCGAGGTCGGCCTGTCCGACTTCCGCGGTGATGTGATCCGCGCGTTCGTCGGCGAGGGGTGGATCTTCCACGGCGAGGTCACCATCGACAAAGACCCTCAGGCGCAGGCGATCCGTACCAAAGCCCAGGCGTTGATGTTCGTCCAGTTGGAGCGGGACTCGTCGAAGAACCGCCCGGCGCTGGCGGACTACCTTCTCATCTTCCGCAAGCCCGGCGAGAACAAGGTTCCGGTCAAGCCGGAGGTCAGCCGGGACGAGTGGATCCAGTGGGCCCGCCCTATCTGGCAGGGAGAGGAAGACTCCGCTGAGACCTTGGGTGAGCTCGGTCTCGTCATGCCGCGGGCGGCCTGGTATGGCATCAAGGAGACCAACACCCTCAACGCGAAGGTCGCGCGGGAGAACGCAGACGAGCGCCACATCTGCCCCCTGCAACTGGACCTAATCGAGCGCTGTGTGCGGCTGTGGTCCAACCGCGGCGAGCTGGTCTTGTCGCCGTTCGCGGGCATCGGCTCGGAGGGTTACGTCTCAGTCCGGCAGGGGCGCCGCTTCGTCGGGGTGGAGTTGAAGGCCTCGTACTGGCAGACCGCGGTGACCAACCTGCGGACGGCTGAGGCTCAGGTGGCTGCGCCGGCGCTGTTTGGCGAGTCCGAGGCGGCGGCGTCGTGACCTCTCCACTCCTGCCCGGCGACGACTGGCCCGACGAGCCTCCGCCCATGGACGGCTGGGACGCGGACGGACAGCCCTACCGGGACGTGGACGTCTCCCCGAACTACCTCTAACCCCCTACCTCCGAAAGGAGCCCGACGCCATGGGCTGGTTCATCCCCCTCCTGTGCTTCATGGCCCTGCTCGCCGTCGCAGGCCACGTGTCCGACTGGCTGGACAGTCGAGCCAAGGGTGGGCGGAAGGCCATCAAGGACCTCGCCGCCCACCAGGCGTTCATCGACCGGCTCGAAGGCCAGGCCCGCGACTTTCAGCACATCGACAACTTCGCCGCCGTGACCTTCAGCGACATCCAGGCGTTCCGCGCCAACCCTCGCAAGCAGATCAACAAGTGACCAGCTGACCCTCCTGCTTCTTGGTCGTCTCCTTCCCATCGGGGGTGAGGAGACGGCCAGGGGGCGGGACTACCAGAGGAGAGGAGGAGGGGAGGTGTCAGCCCTTGACTCGACGCCACGCCTCGAAGAGGAGTTCTTCCAGGTCGACCTGAGACAGGTCGGCGTCAAGGCGTGTGATGCCCGCCTCCTCGTCGGTGAGGAATCCGGCAGCGACGAACGCTTCCAGCACCGGTCTCTCGTAGGCGCGGGCGAATGCGGCGACGGTCTCCGGCTTGGGGGAGGAGATCTGCCAGCGGGTCACGGCCGACTGGCTGATGCCCACGCGACGGCTGATGTCGCTCGGGTTCGCCGGTCCGGCGGTGTCTTGGACGTACTTCCACCAGGTCACGGCGCACAGCCTATGCGCATGCATTTAGCGCTTCCAGTGAGGCGTGGCGACTGTGGCGAAAGTGACTCGGATCAGCTTGTGCTCTGTAGCCTACGCGCATAAGCTATGCGCATGCACATGACGTTAATCGACCTCCACGCAATAAATAAAGAAGAGGGGGATTTAGTGAAGGCCACCCTTAAGCTCCGCCGCGACGAACTCGCCAAGCACCGCGAGCGGGCCGCGCTCCGCAGAGACGGAGACCTCGCGGCGGCAATGGGCGTCAACCGGGTGACGATCAGCAAGTTCATCAACGGCAAGGCGCAGCCCAGCGCGGACTTCATCGCCAGCCTGCTCGCCGTCCTGCACGACGACGTGTCCTTCGCCGACCTCTTCCAGGTCGTCGCCAAGGATGCGGCGTGAGCGAGACCGCGATCCCGAGCGGGTCGCCCTTCGAGCCCGACAGCGACCTGTACTGCCCGTTCTACAAGCGCTACATGGCCGCACGCACCCTCTACGAGACGCAGTTCCCCGAGGGTGGATACGGCGTCGCCATGATCGGGCGCATGGCCTGGGCCAACCTGCCTGAGCAGGACAAGGCCAGCACGCTCGACATTTTCTTCACCAACTACTGGATGACCATCCACGACGAGGAGCGCGAAGACCGCCTCGCCCGTGAAGCGAAGTCCGGCACCTCTTACGTGGATCCCAGCGACACGGCCGACCTGTGGCTGTGCATCCAGGAGACCAAGGGGTCGCCGGAGTCGATCGACGACGTGCCCACGAAGGCACTCATGAACGTCCTGTCCGAACTCGAACTACTTCAGCACCGCCTCGCCGCGATCGAACTCGGCAAGGCGATGGACCAGGCGAACGCCAACGACTCGGGGGAGTCCCAGTGAACGAGCTTCAAATCTTCGAAAACGGCGAGTTCGAGATCTACGTCACCCCGATGGGGGACGCGTTCACTGTGCAAGCTCCGGGCTTCGCTCGGGCGCTCGGGCACCGCGACGCGAACACGATGCTGGCCAATATCCCTGGTGACGAGAAGGGGTACGGCCTGGCCCGTACCCCCGGCGGCTACCAGGAGGTTGCGCACCTCACGGAGCCTGGCTTTTATCGCGCGCTCGGTCAGCGCCAACTCGGCCGCATCAAGAACCCAGACATGCGTGCACAGGTTGAGCGTTTCCAGCGCTGGCTCTACCACGACGTGCTGCCGTCCCTGCGCCGCAACGGCTACTACAGCTTGCCGTCCGCGACTCAGGCGCTGGCCTCAATCTCCGAGGAGGACATGCCCGAACTGCTGACGTGGAAGGAAGTGTGCTTCGTCATCCGGCAGGACTACCGGGTGCGCGTCCACGTCGCCAGGCTTCGCCGCACCTTGATGGCCGGCGGCGTGCTCACACAGGCGTTTGAGCCCAAGGCGGGCTTCACAGAGTGCTTCTGGTGGACCGGCACAGCTCACCTGGTCTATCGCGACGCGGTTCCCCGCCTGTTCTTCGAGTACCAGCGCACTGAGCGGCTTCTCGGCCTGGCCCGAGGTGGGCGACGTCGCGAGTTGGTCGCGCCGCAGCAAGGCGACCTGTTCGGAGGTGCCTCCTGATGGTCGACAAGCAGACCCTCGACAACGTCGCCGAGTATGTCGCTCGCGGTGTCGCCCTGCTGGACGAGAAGCACCCCGGCTGGCACACGGAGATCGACCTCGCGGTGCTCGCCCTGGACGACTGCTCGCAGTGCGTCCTCGGGCAGATGTTCTACGACCACGTGCCCGACGGCTACGACGACTCGTTCCAGGTCGGCGTGAAGGAGGTCCTCGGGATGGGGCCGGACGACGTCGACGTGGCGGTGCTGATTCGCCACGGGTTCGACGTGTGGCCGAACCGGCTGACCGAAGACCAGGCATACCGCGATCTGACGGCTGAGTGGAAGCGGGTCATCGCGGCTCGCCAGTCTGAGCTTCCCCTGGGAGGAGAGTCCTGATGCCCGTGATCGACGTATGGGACGTCCTCCAAGACCCGGAGGTCCCGCGCGATGTTGGTCAGCGTCTTCTGGCCCGGCAGCGCGCCCGGCGTGAGGGGCTGACTCCCGACCCGTGCCCTGAGGCGGACAAGCCGTTCCTGGCCCGGCACATCGTGAACGTCCAGTCTGAGCTTCCCCTTGGCGGTGAGACCCGGTGAACGGCAAGCGATGGGTCCTGGAGATCCACAGCCCCGACCAGATCGTCTCCTTCAACAGCCTCGGCCTCCCGGCGGAAGGGTGGGTGTGGCAGGACGGCTGGCTCGTTCACCAGCCCGGCGACTACGAGCCGCAGTGCAGCACACAGGCGCTCGCCGACCAGATCAACAACGTGATCGCCGCTGGCGTGTTCCCCGTGGACGTGCCCTACAAGAGCGGCCAGGGGCGCGAGGAGATCGACCTCGGCGAGGAGGAGAGCGGACCGCCCGTCCTGTCGAGCGTGCAGCGTGACGCCCTGTCCCGCATCGTCGGTTACGCCTTGGCCGGCTACGGCGTCGGCGAGGACCGGGCCGCCCACGTGAGGGCCGAGTTCGAGTCCTGCGTGGACGGGTGGCTTGGCGGCTCGTTCACCCCGCCCGCCGAGATCCCCACGGGCGGTGAGTCCCGGTGAGCCGACTGACCGACTCCGAGAGAGGCGACCTCGCCGGTCTCGCCGCCGAGATGCAGGCCATGCGCCCCGACTTGCTGGCGGTTCAGCGTCACGCCGCCCGCGGGTTCGCCGACCTGCTGCGTCTCGAACTGCCCGACGTGGACGACGTCACGCTGGGGCGGGTCCTGTTGCAGGTCGGCATGTATCTGGGGCGGGCCGCGGCGAGTGAGGAGATGAGCGATGCGTCGGATCTGCTGGTCATCTCCGCTATCGACATGACCTCTCTGGAGCGGGACGCATCCGGGGGTGGGTCGTGACGACGCTTCTGATCGTTCTCGGCTGCATCGTCGCCTACTTCACCATCGGCTGGTGGATCGCCAAGCGAGACATGCCTCGCTCATGGGAAGAGGCCCGACGCGAACACCTCCCCGAAGATGAGGCGCGCAACGACGTGATGGCGATGGCGGCCTGGACCGTGTTGCTTTGGCCTCTCGTCGCACCCGCCTGGCTCATCTTCGACGCCCTGAGCTCGGCTGTGGACAAGGCCGACCCGGAGACGAAAGCCCTGGAGCTCAAGGACCGCGAGGCTGCCGTCACCGTCCGCGAGTCCGAGATTGCCCGGCTTGAGCGCGAGCTTGGAATCACCCACACCACCACCTGACCTGTCCTCTTCGCGCTTCCCCTCGGGGGAGGGAGCGCCCCCACTACAACCGATCAAGGAGAACCGCACCGATGAGCACCAACCCGTACCCGTCCGCAATCTCCGGCTCCGGAGCACTCACCGCCAAGTCGGCGAACCAGCTCCGCACCCTCCTCCAACAGACCGAAGGGGAGCGGGTCCGTATCGCCGCCGACCGCGCCCAGATGATCCGCCAGATCGGCGAACTGTCCGCCGAGGTCGACTCCACAGAGACCGTCCTCGCCGAGCTTGAAGGGACCGCCGACCGGTACCGGCTCCGGCTGGCCGGCGCGGTGTCGCTGCTGCCGGGAGAGACGGTCACCGCGACGCTGCACGGCTCGCAGGGCGACCCGTCTGAGCACGCCGGTGTGTACGGCGGCCCGGAAGTGCCCCGCGTCCTGTCGTCGGTGTTCGAGCCCGGTTTGAAGCCGGATCAGGAGGCCGCCGCGCAGCGTTTCGACGCGGCGCACGACGCGTTAGCCGCCGAGGAGCCGAACTCGTGATCGCCGCCTTACGCCGTCGCCCTGCCCGCCGTCTGGGAGTTCACCGGGGGATGCCCATCGGCACCTCCTGCGGGTGGTCCCGCCTTCCCGCTGTCCTCAAGCCCTACTCGTTCCGCAAGGAGACCAGCCGATGAGCAACGACACGCCCGAGACCCGCGAGAAGAACTTCTACCAGCAGCAGCGCCAGAAGCTGGCCGCCGCCGTCACCGCGTGGCAGGAGGAGCCCGACGACGCCGAGAACGCGTCCTCGCAGTCGCCAAGCCCGCTCGCCAACGCCGCCGCGCTGGAGGACTGCCTCCACGACCAGGGCTTGCAGATCATGCCGAGGGCATGCGGCTATGGCAAGTACCTGGTGCTCGTGGACGGGCGGCCCGCCCTGTACCCCGGCCAGAACCGCCCGACTGGCCCGCTGGACGCCGACGAGGCCGCCGAGGTGTTCCTGGTCGAGTCGGCGAAGAGTGACGCGGTGGAGCGGCAGATCGTCATCCGGTCGGCCACGGACCTGGAAATGGTCGCCTCCGTCTTCGATCACATCACCGGCGGTGTCCTGTGATCACTCCTCCGAAGATCTGCGGTGTCACCTTCTACACGGCTGGCGGCGCGTGCCCGTTCCAGGCCGAAGGAACCATCGACGGGGCCGAGTTCTACTTCCGCTACCGCCGTGGTCACGCGACGCTCTCCGCTTCCGACAAGACGGTAGGCGAGTCGTTCGGGGACGCCTTGGACGGCTTCCTCGACGACGCCGAGTTCGCGGCCCTGTTCACCCGCCTTGCTGCCGCGTGGCGCGTTGAGGCTTCCCGACCCGTCGTCGAGGGCGAGCAGACCCCGGTCGTCCTGGACAGGGACCGCTACACCGCAGACGTGACGGCTCTGATCAACCGCTTCGCCAAGGCGTTGGCCGGTTCTATCCGTGAGGACTACCCGATCCACCTCGCGAGGCTTCGCGGGTCGCTGCTGGATCTGGGCGACGGGCCCGCTCTAGCTGACCAGGCGGAGAGCGAGGCCACCAATGGCTGATCCGTGGATCGACCTGTCCCACCTGCCCGAGGTGCTGAGTCGGGCCGACGTAGCGGCGCTGTTCGGCGTCGATCCGGCGACGGTGACCCGCTGGGCGGATGGCGGACGGCTCGACTCGTTCCGCACGCCGGGCGGTCACCGCCGGTTCTGGCGGGACGCGATCTCGGCAGCCATCCAGAGAGACCACGTTCCTGCCAAGCGGGAGAGCGAGGCCGGCCGATGAGCCCTGATCCCATGACCACGGAGGAACTGGAGGCGTTCCGCGAGACCGCCCCGGACCACGTAGGCGGTGAGCTCTGGTCGCTGCTCGACTGGTCGTTCTGGGGCGCTGGGATGGCCGACGTGTTCCGGGAGCCTCTCGCGGACGTGATGCTCGCCGCGATCCCGGTCAACGTCCGAGTGCACGCCGAGGCGATCATGGCCGACTTCATCAAGCGGCGCGGCATCGACAAGACGGGCGTCACGGTCTACCAGGAGCAGCGCGCAGAGGTGGAACTCCTCCGCACCGAACTGTCCACGCTGCGCAGTGCCACGGTCGCTCTGGCCCGCGCGGCGGACACCACCAGCGATGGTCTGGGCGTATGTGAAGCCCTCGGCGCTCTCCCAGAGGACGTGCGGCGCGAGGCGTTCAGGGAGGCCCGCCGTGGCTGAGCCTGTCGACCGCATCACCGAGATCCGGCAGCGTCGAATCCCCCTGGGCCCGGACGCGATCTGGACACTGACACGCGACCGCGATGCCCTGCTGGCCGAGGTGGACCGCCTCACGGCCGAACTGACGACCGCTGAGGGGCAGCGCGACGACCACCGCAAGGCGCTCAAGCGCATGGGCGCCGAGGTGGCCCGCCTTCAGGACGCCCTCGTCGGAGACGGGCTCGCCATCGCCGACCTTGAGCGGGAGCGGGGCGCACTCGCGGTCCGGGCCGCCGACCTTCAGTGCGTGGCCGACGCTGCCCGCGCCGTCGTGGACGCCGTCCAGTTCGACACCTCACCTGAGATGTCCGCCCTGCGCGGGCTCCTCGCCACCACACGCAAGGAGGGCTCGTGAAGGACCTCAAAGCCACGCTCGCGCGCTGGCAGGACCAAGCACACCAGTACGTGCTCCCCCTCGCCGCGACGATCGTCGTCTGCCTCGTCATCGCCTGCTTCGCCATCGGCGGCATGATCGCGTTCGTCGGCGGCGCCGTCCTCATCGGCGTCGGTATCGCTCTCGGCGTGGTCACCACGCTGAAGGCCACCGAGACGAAACAGCTAGAGATGGCAGCCGAGAACAAGCGGCTCGCCGAGAACAACGCCGCCCTGACGCAGACCAACCACAGGCTCCGCGAGGTGGAGGAGGTGGCAGCCCGCAACGCGAAGGGCGCCGACTCCCGCGCCCTCGGCTACCACATGGCCATCGCCGACTTCGCGCAGGAGATGCGCCTGCAGCCGGCCGTCCCGCCGATGGTCGCTGACCGTCTCCTGTCGCTGCTGCCTGGGGAGGTGTCGGCAGATGCCTGAGCTGCATGAGCTGCTGATCGGAGCCGCTGTCGTCGCCGCCTTCCTGGTGGCATGGGCGGCCCATCGCCTGACCCGTGTACGCCGCTCACAGAGGTTCGTGAACGGCCTGCCCCGTCCGCCTCGCGTGTACGAGGCGGGATGCCAGAGCCGCACCGAGGCCCTGCTCGACGACGCCTGGGACGGCGACCAGTGACCGAGCACCACCCGCAGATCCCCGCCGCGCCCGTGGTGGGCGCGGCGGGAACCACCACCCCCGACATCTGTGCAACTCCGGGGTGCACAGCCGTCGCTGCGACGCGTGGCCTATGCGAGTCCGACTACCGCAAAAAGGTCCGCATGGGCATCTACCGGTGGGTTGACCCCAGCGATGCACGTGCTCACATCCAGCGACTCCGAGACCTTGGATGGACGTGGGAGCAGATCGCCGACGCGGCTGGCCTATCGACGGGCGTGGCACACTGCATCGCCGCAGGAGCCACAAAGCACGTGCGTGTCGAGTCTGCTGCGGCGCTCCTCGCTGTCGAGCCCAAGCCGGTGGACTCCCAGAGGGGCATCGACCCGACCGGTACCCGCCGCCGTGTTCAGGCACTCGCATGGATGGGGTGGAGCGCGGAGGAGGTCGCCCGCCGGGCTGGCACCACCCGGCCGACGCTGGCCACGTTGATCCTCCCGTCGCGGCGGATCTCCGTTGCCCTGGCGCGGCGGGTAGCGCGTGTGTACGCCGAACTGTGCATGACGCCCGGCCCGTCCAAGGTCGCGGCGGGCAGAGCGCGGTCGCTCGGGTTCGCTCCACCACTGGCATGGGACGACACGATCGACGACCCGGCCGCAACACCCGATCTTGGCGAGAAGGCATCCCGCACGTCGGCGCTGGCCGAGAACGCCGCCGAGTTGGTTGACGGGCAGGGCTACACGGTCGAGCAAGCCGCGGAACGGCTCGGCGTGCGGGCTGACTATCTGCGGACCGTCCGGCGGATGGCGCGCCGTGAGGCGGTGGCGTCGTGACCGAGCCCCGCACGTGGACCATCGCGCTGCCCGCAGGGATGGAACTCCTCAACGCCAACCAGCGGCTCCACTGGGCGCCCAAGGCCCGCATCACCAAGACGATCCGGGACGCGGCGCACATCCTCACCCGTCAGGCCAAGGTCCCGCGGCTGGAGTCCGCCCGGATCGTGTGCGTGTACGAGCCCAACGACCAGCGCAGGCGCGACCGCTCGAACTGGCACCCATCCGCGAAAGCGGCTGTCGATGGCGTCGTGGACGCCGGCGTGCTGGCCGATGACTCCGATCGGTATCTCGACGGGCCCCACATCAAGATCGGCGAAGTCCACCCGCGGGGCCGCCTTGTCCTGCACATCACGGAGGTGACGCCGTGACCCGCGAGCACGGCTACGCCGCCTACCGGATCGACGGATGCCGCTGCTACGCATGCGCCTTCGCGGTCAGCGAATACAACGCCCGCCGTGACCGTGCCATCGCGTACGGCACATGGAACCCATGGGTCTCAGTCGAGCCGGTGCGCGAGCACATCCAGCTCCTGCGGTCGTGCGGTATGGGCCTGCGCGCGATCGCCGAGGACGCGGGAACGTCACGGCAGCAGTTGCAGATCCTGGTCAGCGGCAAGGCCGGGCGGTCACCCCAGTCGAAGATGCGGCCCGCAGCGGCGGCGGCGATCCTCGCTGTTGAGCCCGCACCGCGGCGCATGGATGCGACTGGGACGCGGCGTCGCCTGCAAGCGCTGGTTGCGGTCGGCTGGACCCTTACCAAGATCGGCGAACAGGCGGGTTGGTCGCACGGGAACGTGTCGGTGCTGCTGCGCGCCGAACGCGTGTTCGTGGCGACCGAGCGAACCGTACGAGACCTGTACGACGCCCTGTGGAACCAGGTCCCGCCGGGCGATTCACCTCAAGGCCGGTACGCCTCGGATCAGTCGCGCCAGCTCGCCGAACGCGAGGGCTGGCCGCCGCCTATGGCATGGGACGACGACGACATTGACGACCCGGCCGCGAAGCCGCGGGGCCAGCGCACGGAGGTGGCGGCATGACCGCCCTCCCTCCCTGCTGCCAGACCGCCGCGAACGCGGGCGACGTTGCCGCTCTGGACCACGCCGCCGTCTGCGAAGCCGAGGAGCCGCAGACGAGCCTGTTCGACCTTGCCTCACCTAAGCCCCAAGAAGGGCGCCCTCAGCTATGAGCAACCTCAACGTTTTCAGCTTCGGCGGTGGCCGCCAGTCCATCGCCGCTCTGGTCCTCCAGGCGCAGGGCAAACTCCCGATCGACTTCGACGTGTGGCTGTTCTCCAACGTCGGCGACGACTCCGAGCACCCCGGCACCATCGCCTACTTCCACGACGTGGCCGTGCCGTACGCGGAGAAGCATGGGATCGACCTGCGGATGCTCCGCAAGGTCGGCCGCGACGGTGAGGTGAAAACCCTCTACGGGGAGCTGAACCGGCCCGAGTCCCGCTCGATCGGCATCCCGGTCCGCATGGAAGGCAACGCGGCGCCGGGCAACCGGAACTGCACCGGCCTATTCAAGATCGACGTGATCGGTAAGTGGGTCAAGCAGCAAGGCGCGACCGCCGAGACCCCCGCCACCATCGGCGTTGGCATCAGCCTCGACGAGATCCACCGCATCAACAGCCGCAAGGCAGCGGCGCACGAACGCCCCGTGTACCCGCTGATCGACCTGCGGCTCCGCCTCACCGACTGCCTACGCATCATCCGCGAGGCCGGGCTGCCGCTCCCGCCGAAGTCGTCTTGCTGGTTCTGTCCGTTCCACACCCCGGAGAACTGGCAGGACATGCGACGCGACGACCCCGACCTGTTCGAGAAGGCCGCCGACCTGGAGGACATGCTCAGCGTGCGCCGGGCCGGGCTCGGCAAGGACCGCGTCTACCTGACCCGATACGGCGCCGAGCACAGCCTTCCACTCCGGGAGGTCATCCCTGCTGGCCGTGACCTGCTGCCGCTTTTGGGCGATGAGGACGGGCTCTGTGACAACGGGTGGTGCATGACGTGATGACCCCGCCTTTCCTTCCCGCCACTCCCGAGAGAGGGCCGCAACTCTGATGACCCGCATAGACCTGACCACCCGCGAACTGCACGAGCTGGTCGCCCCGGTGCTGCCGCACGCCAGCACCGACAAGGAACTCCCCGAGCTGGGTGTGATCCGCCTCGAAGCGCTCGGCAGTGTCGTGTACGCCGTCGCGACGGACCGCTACACGATGGCCGCCACCCGGCACCGCATCTTCGATGACGTCGACGACGTGACCATCTCCATCGACCGTTCCGACGCCGCGGCGATGCTGAAGCTGTTCAAGTACACCAAGGACGAAGACCCTCAGCTGAGACTGATCATCGACAAGGTTCCAATCCCGGTGCATGACCGCGGCGGTTCGGTGAACGGGCTCGGGCTGACGGTGCAGTCGGAGGACGGCAACAAGCTGATCCTGCACGGCCACGCGGACGAGGTGCTGGCGGCGTGGAGGAAGCGGCTGGGCGGGATCATCCACCGCGAGCAGACGCCTGCCAGCCCGGCCCTGTTCCTCACCCCGTCGTACCTGCCCAGGTGGACGAAAGCGGCGCGGAAGGGTGAGCGCCTGTCGGTGTTCATCGGACCCGGCCCGACCGACCCGATCGTGATCCGTGTCGAGGACCACTTCATCGGCGTGTGGATGCCCGCCGGCCACCTGGACGCGGGCGAGGACCTGCTGTCCGACAGCCCGTGGTGCCGCGAGCTGCCTCCCGCCGTCGAGGACACGCCTTGGGAGGAGGACGTGCTCCAGACGCCCGCCGCGGCCGACCCGGTGGATGACCCGCGGGAAGGTGCTGACTGGTTCCGCGCCCTGGTGATCGAAGCCGCCGAGTTGGTCATCTCCACGCAGCTCGGATCCAGGTCGATGGTCGTGCGCAAACTCCGGGTCGGCATGGATATCGCGGAGCGGCTGCTGTCAACGCTGGAAGGAGCCGGAGTGGTCGGGCCCGCTGAAGGGTCCAAGGCTCGCGACGTGCTGTTCACGCCGGATCAGGTTGACGACGTGGTGGCCGCGCTGAAGAACGGCGAGATGGCACCAGGAGCCGACACAGGGGTGACCAAGTGACGATCCCCGAGCCTGAAGTGCGAGTCACCCGCTACGAGGTGTCGTGCCTACCGGAAGGGCACGAGATGGCCCGCCACATGACGATCGCCGTTGAGCACCGAGGTCGCGGCACGTGGGCAGTGACGGACGCCCCGTACTGCCTCGGCAGCGACGGCGAATGGGGCTACGAGATGCGTCCGTCCGAGCGTGAGGACGAGTGGCTGGCCACACACCGGTTCGACCTTGACGACGCTCTGGCGCTGGCGAAGCGGGAGGCGCCGCTCATGGTGGTCAACGGGTGGACCGTCCCACAGATCCTCGCCGACATCGCTGCCCGTGCGGGAGCCGACACCGGGGAGACCACCGACGTCGCCCGCGAGGGTCTCACCTCTACAGAGGCAGGGGCCGGGATCGCCTTGAGCAGCGCATCGGATGAATCCACCGGCCCGCTGGCAGATGAGCCCGGTACCGGCAAGACGACCGGGGAGACCTCCGATGCCCGCTGACACCTCCCTCGCCGAGCGTTTCGCCCGACACGCCGCCTGTCTGGACCGAGCCGCCAGTGATCCCGAAGCGACACCTGACGTGGCAGACCTTCTCCGCGTTGGAGCGGCTGCCGCTCGTGTCGCGTCCGTTCTTTCCGTCCCGATCGAGGAGGCGAACCGCTGATGAGTGGTACCCGAGGGATCGTCCGTCACCGCCCCATCCTCCGTATCAGCGGAGAGACGTGGGCATGGCAGCAAGAAGCGGCTTGCCGAGGTGAGGACCTCATGCTGTTCTTCGCCGCGGACGGTGAGCGCCAGCCCGAGAGGGACAAGCGGGAGGCGAGGGCCAAACTCGTGTGCGCCGAGTGCCCCGTGCGCATGGAGTGCGGCGATTACGCGCTGAGCAGGCCAGAGAAGTACGGCCTATGGGCCGGCCTAAGCGAGGAGGAGCGGGCTCGCGTACGTCGCCGGAACCAGCGCAAGGCCGCCGCGGCGGGGATCGGGGCCGTGTGATGGCGCTCCCCAAGGGCGCACTCGAAGACCCCACTCACCTCGCGTCGTTCGCTCTGGCCGAGCCCGACGTCGCGGAGATGTCCGACTGCCATTGGTTCGTTCGGCGCCTCGCCAACCGGCACAACTGCACCCGCCGCGACGTCGCCGACCCGCCCTGTGCTCACCCGCAGCACGCCGAGGATGTGGCCGCCGCCCGGCAGGCAATGATCGTCCTCGGCCTCGTTGAGGACGCCCCCACGAAGCAGTGCAGCGCATGCAAGGCCGTGAAGAGCATCGACGACTTCGCCTACTTCAACGCCGGCCTCGGAGGACGGCACGCCGCGTGCAGGGCGTGCCGCCAGCAGTCGGGCAGGGACCGGCGGGCCGCGGCACGGCGCCAGACTGGAGGTGTGTGATGCGGCGTCACGGAACGCTCAGGCGCTACAACGAAGGCAAATGCCGCTGTGACCTGTGCTGCGACGCCAAGAGCGTCTACACGGCGAACCGGAAACGGAAGATCGCCTACGGGCAGTGGGAGCCGTACACCGACGCGGAGTTGATACGCGCACACGTCACTGATCTGGTTGCCCGCGGGATGGCGTACAGCCACATCGCCGCGCTGGCCGGCGTGTCCAAGGAGTGCGTCACCACCCTCGTCTACGGCTCCGCGAGGAGGGGCCGCCCGCCGTCTTCCCGGCTGCTGAGCGACCGGGCCGCGGCCATTCTCGCCGTCACATTCGACCTCGATGCCCTGCCGGACCGGGCCCGCGTCGACGCGACCGGCACACGGAGGCGAGCGCAAGCGCTGGCCGTGCTGGGCCACTCGATCAAGTGGCAGGCCGGGCAGCTCGGCCGGAGCTGCTCCAACTACCACGATGTGACCGAAGCGTCGAAGGTGTTCGTGATAACGGCCCGGCAGGTCAGGGACCTGTACGCCGAGTGGGCGATGAGGCCGCCGCCGGAGTCGCACGGCGCGAAGGTCGCCCGCACGTACGCCCTGCGGAAGGGGTGGGTGTCGCCGTTCGCGTGGGACGACATCGACGACCCCGCGGCCAAGCCTGTGGGGGTGGCGTGATGGCCGACTGGCGGCACCACGCCGCATGCAAGGACCTGCCGCCTGACCTGTTCTTCTCTGACGGGAAACCCTTCCGGGAAGCGGTAGATGCCTGCTCTGGGTGCGAGGTCGTCATCCCCTGCTTCTTCAACGCCATCCGGACTCCGGGGCTGGGCTACCAGGCGGGCATGTCTTCGGCGGAACGTATCCGGGTCCGCAGGTGGGATCGTCAAGCCCGAGCCAGAGCGAGCGTCTCATGACCGCCCCGCACTGGACCATGTTCACCCTCGCCGGTGCGCGCATCGGCCGGCGCACCGGGCAGGCGACCGCGGCGGCCGAGCTCGGCGTCGGGCTTTCAACGCTCGGCGCGTGCGAGCGCGGCCAGCGCCAGCCGTCGGTGCAGTTCGTCGCCACGTACTCGGCTTATCTCGGCTACTGCCTCGTCGTGATCGGCGAAGGCGTGCTGCTGGCCGAGGGAGACGTCGGGCCGTGCCTGCGCACGCTGCGCCTCGCCGCTGGGCTGGACCGCTCCGAGATGGCGTCCCGCCTCCATCTGTCAGGGCCCGGCGTGAACATGCTGGAGCGGCGCGGCCCGTCGGTGCGGATCGGCCGGTTCGAGGAGTGCGTCACGGCGTGCGGCTACCGGCTCGGATTACGGCAAGAGCCAGGTGAGACGCCGTGACCCGCGAGGACTTGGCAGCCGAGAACAAGAGGCTTCGCGAGGCGCTCCAGGAGATCGCCGAACGGACCATGCAGGCGGACCTGAACCGGCTCGCTCACGAAGCGCTCGGACACAGGCCGCGGCCGTTCACTCTGCTGCTCCTCGCCGAGTTGAGGCGGGAGGAGCGGTGACCCAGACGAAGAACCGCGGATGCGCCCGGAAGGTCCGCCACACCACCTACGAGCAGGCCCTCGACCACCTGATGCACAAGGTCCGGTGGGGCGCGTACATGCCGAGGCTCAACGTGTACGCCTGCCGGTTCTGTGGCGGGTGGCACGTCGGGTTCCGGCCTAGGAGGCGGAGATGAGATCAGGAGTCGGGGGAGTGCTCAGGTGGGGTGCGCTTCGGCCGGCGGCCCGGCTTCCGGTCGCCGATGGCCCGATTGATGATCTTCCCGATGTAGTCCGGGTTGTAGGCGAAGTTGATCGTCTTGGCTATCTCGACGGTTGTCTCGCCACGCTTGCCAGCCTCGACGATCGCGGCGCGCAGCCTCTGGGGCGCTGCCACGAACATGGCTGCCGCCTCTTCGAGCTCGGTCTTCACGTCGTCATCCACCTTTCCAGGTTCTCATCTTCCCGATACCACACCCTGATCATAAATCCTGTCGCTTATCAGGGAAGTGATATCCTGATGTCAAAGCAGGAAAGATGGAAGGGTGTCACCGGGAGGGAAGGGGCCGCACGAAGACGGGCCCCGCTCCGGACCGCATGAACTACTAGATCAACTGGAGCAAGGCGAGTGGCCTGGGTCCGTTACGACGATCAGTTCCATATGCACCTGAAGGTCACGGCGGTGATCGCCGAGGACGCGGGCGCCATTGCTCTGCACGTGCTCGGAAATACCTGGAGCAACACACAGAAGCTTCCCGGCTTCATCCCTATCCACCAGCCCGGCATGCTCCTCTGCGACAAGCGGAAGGGCAGCAAGTGGGCGGCCCTCCTGGTGAAGCACGGACTCTGGCACCGACGAGGCGAGGAGTGCGACGAGTGCCGCGAGGAGTACGCGCACCTGACTGACGGCATTGACGGATTCGTCGTGCACAACGCAAAGGAGTACAGGGCTCCGGCGCGCGACCGCACCACGCCCGGAACGCCGTCCGACCTGTCGGAGAAGCGCAGGCAGGCAGGCAGGGCAGGAGGTAAGGCGAGCGCGGCCAGGCGCGAGCAAGTCAAGCAAGGTGCCGAAGCAAGTCAAGCAAATGGCGTGAGCAAAACCAGCAACTTGCTGCCTGCTGGCGTGAGCCCCGTAGTTAATGCTTCTAACGAAGCATTAACACCCGATCCCGAACCCGAACCAAAAGACTCTTCGTCGTCGGCTCCGCCGCCCGACCAGGAGGCCACGGGTCGAGACGATGTCGAACGAGTCTGTGACCACCTCGCCGACCGCATCGAGGCCAACGGATCCAAGCGCCCCAACGTCGGCAAGGGCTGGCGCGACGCCGCCCGGCTGCTGATGGACCTTGACGGCAAGTCCGAGCGCCAGGTCCACAACATGATCGATTGGTGCCAGAACGACGAGTTCTGGCGAGGCAACGTCCTGTCGATGCCCAAGCTCCGCGAGAAGTACGACCAGATGCGGCTACGCGCCGAAGGGCCCACCGCGAAACAGGCGTCACCCGGCTCAAACCCGAAGCAGTTCACCGAGGAGGACTACCTTGCTGGATGGAAATAGCACTCCCGAGTTCGGCCCGAACAGTGACCCGGAGGAGTACCGTCTCCACCTGCTCGATCAGGCGATCATGGCGGCGATCCCGCCCCGGTTCCGTGCGCCGATCGACCTGCCCAAGGCTGTACAGGAGTGGGCCGACAAGGGCCGCGACGCGGGCGGCCTCTACCTGACCGGCCCGGTGGGGGTAGGCAAAACTCACGCAGCGTACGCCGCGCTCGCCGCTTGGTGCAGGACGACCGGCGTCGTCCCCCAGCCGGGCGGGGTCAGCCACAACTACGGTGTGACCAGCCGATACCGCCCGACCGTCCACACCGTGCGGGCCACGACCCTGCTCGATCAGCTCAGGCCCGGCGTTGAGGACGCCCGCGAGGTCGTCGCCGACTGCCAGCGCGTCAAGCTGCTCTACATCGACGACCTCGCCGCCGAGAAGCCATCGGAGTGGACGCAGGAGCGCCTGTACGAGGTCATCGACGAGAGATACGTCGGCTGCATGTCTCTGATCGTCACGTCGAACCTGCCGCCTAAGGCCCTCGCTGAGCATGTAGGGGAGCGCACCGCGTCCCGTCTCGCTGAAATGTGCACCGTGGTTCCGCTGACTGGCACGGACCGCCGCAGGCCGTCATGAGCTACGACGAGAGCGACCTCGACAAGGACCACCACAAGCCGTGCCCGTGGCCGTCGTGCCACTGCACCCACCAGGGCTGCATCAACGGGTGGATCGACAAGACCGACGACGACGGAGAGCGCGCCATCCCGTGCGTCACCTGCCGCCCCGAGGTCGCCGCCCACTTCCGCAAGCCCGCACCGATGCGCCGTCTCCGCTCCGAGTTACTCCACCTGGACCGGCCATCCCGGCACACGAAGAAGGACGGCCCGTGGTGATCGACGACTTCGCCGACCGTCTCCGCCTCCTGGAGGCGGAGCGGCTCCGGCCGGAGTCCCTGCGGCCGGCGGACCCGTGGCCGCTCCTGATCGGGACGCTCCACCGGCTGCTAACCGATCCGGGACTACCTGACACCGAGACCACCGAGGAGAGCTGACCGATGGCAGACAAGACCAAGATCGAGTGGAGCGATGCCACATGGAACCCCGTGACCGGATGCACCCGCGTGTCGCCCGGCTGTGGCACGCCTCGCTTCGAGGGTGACAAGCCTGGCGGCTGCTACGCCGAGGCGCTCGCCGAGCGGTTCCGGGGGACATCCGGCCACTACTACGAGCACGGGTTCGATGTACAACTGCGCCCCGACATGCTCGACCGGCCGCTGCGCTGGAAGAAGCCCCGCCTGATCTTCGTGAACTCGATGAGCGACCTCTTCCACGACAGCATCCCGGACGACTACATCGCCCGGGTCTTCGCCGTGATGGCGGTGGCCAAGCAGCACACGTTTCAGGTGCTTACCAAACGCCACGGGCGGATGCGGTCCCTGCTCAACAGCGGCCATTTCGTGGCGAAGGTGTGGGGTGAGGTCGACAAGCGTGCTCCTGGCGTCGGTGCGCAAGCAGTCATGATGTGGCCCTCCATGCCGCTTCCGAACGTCTGGATCGGCGTCTCCGTCGAGTCGCAGCAGTGGGCCGACATCCGCATCCCACCCCTGCTGGAGACCCCGGCCGCTGTCCGCTGGATCTCGGCGGAACCGCTACTCGGCCCTGTGGATCTGGACGAGTGGTTGCCCTGCGTCTTCTGCACCGCTGGCGTCGTCGAGGATCAGAACTGGTCCCCGGAGTTCCCGAGACACCGCCGATCGATCGGGGACGGTTACATCCCGTGCGCGGCTTGCAACCTGGGCAACTGGGAGGAGCGCACCCGCCCGGCGCTCTCGTGGATAGTCGCGGGTGGTGAGTCCGGACCCGGCGCTCGCCCGATGCACCCGGAGTGGGCGCGTTCCCTCCGGGACCAGTGCCAGCAGGCCAGCGTCCCGTTCCTGTTCAAGCAGTGGGGCGCGTGGGTGCCCAGCGAGGGCACTTCGCAGTACCCGTACCGCGATGGCGCCTACGCCTGGATCATGCCTGACGGTTCGCCGGGCGAGCCCGGCGCCCACGGTGGAGTGTCGATGTGCCGTGTCAGCAAGAAGTACGCCGGCCGCGAGCTGGACGGGCGCACCTGGGATGAGTTCCCTCAGGCGGTTTCGGCATGAAGGCGCTGACCGTGAAGCAGCCGTGGACGTGGGCCATCGCCCACGGCCAGAAGACGATCGAGAACCGCACCTGGAACACGACGTACCGGGGACCGCTCGCCATCCACGCAGGGCTCGCCTGGGACAAGGACGGCGCCCGCGACCAGCGGGTGATTCGCGCCGTCATCAAGTACGGCCAGCCGAACGGCTACTTGATGCCCTCCTGCGTGCTCCCCGACGTCGACCGGTTCGCTCTCGGCGCGATCGTGGCCGTGGTCGACCTGGTGGACGTCTGCGAGGCGCAGGAGTGGCCGAGCGTGCCGTGCGAGTGCGGCCCGTGGGCGGCCACCGGGCAGCGCCACTGGAAGCTCGCCAACGTCCGCGTGTTGCCCGAGACGGTCTCGTGCAAGGGGCGGCTGGGGCTGTGGGACCTCACGCCCAAGGGTGAGGAGCCGTCCGAGGTCGAACGGCGGGTGCTCGCTCAGCTTCGGGAGTTCCCTGAGGCGGTGACCGCGTGACCTCGAAGCCGCCGCTACCGGCCGGACTGTTCGACTCGTGGCCCCGCGTCGAGATCGACGAGGGCGACGGGAGCCCGTTCGCCCGGTTGGTCCGGACGGGCAGCGGCGCGGCTAACGCGTGGATTCTCGGTCCTGATGGCCCGTACGCGAAGCCGGGCATGCCGATGGCGGAAATCATCCGTGCCGCTGTCCGGGAGTCGCTGCTGCATCTGCTGGAGCTTGGGCTGCTCGACATCGACGTGGAGCGGCTGGAGGCGGCGAAGGGCTATCCGGGAGGGCGGAGCGACTTCCGGGACGACGGGGCGGTCTCGGCGGCGGGCGGTGATGTCCCAGCAGCCACGCCAGCAACGCCGCTGGATCGCTGAGACGGCTCTCCGGTATCCGCGTTAGACCCCCACCCCGGATGGGTCGTTAGCGGCACGCTCAGCGCTGCGAGGCGAACACCCGCCCGATAAATGATCTACATCTTGCAATCAAGATCCGTAGTTCGATCCTCTACTCGAAGGACTCCCCAGTGCTTGACATGCGAATGGTCGACCTCCGAAAGATCAACTCGGTCACGAAGTACCCGTCGATCCCGACCCACCACGCCCTCGACAAGGCCAACGGCGGACTCCTCGAAGAGCCCACCGCCTACACCGGCACGGTGATCGGTACCGAGAAGGTCGACGGCACCAACGGGCGGGTCATCCTCACCCCGGACGAGACGTGGCTGATCGGCTCCCGAGAGGACCTGCTCACCGCGTCCGGTGACCTCGTTCACAACCCGGCGCTTGGCATCGTCGAAGCACTGCGCGATGTGGCAGAGAAGGCCGCGTCGGCGACGCTCACCGGCTGGGACGAGATCGTCGTGCTGTACCTGGAGGTGTACGGCTCCAAGCACCTCCCCGCGTGGAAGCACTACGGGACAGGGCAGGCCACCTGCCGGCTGTTCGACGTGGCATCCATCCCCGTGGACATGCTGTCCATGGACGTCGCCGAGATCTCCGCCTGGCGGCAGCGCGGCGGGCAGACGTTCGTCGAAGAGGCCGGCCTCGTCGAAGTCGCGGCACTGATCGGCGTCGACCTGACGCCGCGCCTGTTCGAGATCGACGGCTCCGACCTCCCTGCCGACGTCGAAGGCATGCGGGCGTTCATGGACGACTACCGCACCACCCAGGTCACCACCTCCGGCGAGCCCGGCCTGAACGAGGGCGTCGTGCTGCGAGCCCCGGACCGGTCCGTGATCTCCAAGGCGCGGTTCCAGGACTACGACCGCACTTTGAAGCGGCGCGCGAAGACCTCCCGCTGACCTCCTGGCCCGCCCTTCTCTGGGCGGGCTACCAACCCCGAAAGGCAAGATCACCGATGAGCTACTTCACGGCAAATCTGACTCCGGTCGAGGAAGAGATCCGCGACGAGCGGGCACGTCAGGACGCCAAGTGGGGCGAGCAGAACCACCCCGATCTCGATCCCACCGACATCGACATCGTCGCCCGCAACGTGTACGCCTTCCGCGCCAAGCGCTGGCAGGAGATCAACGCAGAGCGCGCCGAGCCCACCGTCACGACCCGGTGCCGCGTGTGTCCTGAAGGCGACACCCCGCACAAGCACACCGCGTGGGACGGCGTGCTGCTGGAGGAGGTCTACGAGGCGCTCGCCGAGCCCGACCCGGACAAGCGCCGCGATGAGCTGATCCAGGTCGCCGCCGTCGCTGTCGCCTACATCGAGGCGCTCGACCGCCGCACGTCGACAGGCGCGCCGATCCGGCTCCTGAACGCCGCAGGGAGTCACACCTGCCAGGGGCTGAAGATCTGGGAACTCGGCGACGAAGGTGGCCACGTCATCGCCTTAGGCCACGTCCACAAGGAGTGGCTGGCGTCGGCGATCCTCACCCTCCACGAGGACGTCCACGACGCTCCGCTGGACCAGGTGATGCTCACCGACATCCGGCACACCACGGCGCGGGTCGAGGACGACCCCGGCGGCCGGTTCGACTTCGTCACCCGCACGGGCGACGGGCTCGACTTCAACGTCACCGAGTGGCGTCAGGGTTCGGCCAAGGACTCTCCGGAGGCCGTCCGATGATCATCGAACCGGTCGTCTCCGTGATCCTGCACTGCTCCCGCTGCAACACCGCCCTGCTCGACACCGAGACGGAGTCACCCGCCTGCTGGGCCAGCGAGCAGACCATCGCCGAGGAGTTCCGCAAGGCCGCGGGCGAGGACGTCGTGGGATGGCGACGCGACGGCGACCGCTACCTCTGCGAGGACTGCCACATCGTGGACGGCGGGCGCGTGGTTGAGAAGGAGCCGCTTCGCCCTGTCGAGCAGATGACCACGCTGCGTATGCAGCAGACGTACGCCTGGCGGGTCGACCAGCTCACCGCCTACCTCGGACCTGCGGAGGCCACCCGATGAGCGTCGAGGCTCACCTGTTCAACGCGATCCTGCCAGCGCTCAAGGCGGTCGACATGTGGGCGCCGCTGCGGAACCGGCAGGAGATCGCCGACACGATCGGCTCATACCTGGACGACCACGGGATCGTCCTCACGCATGCCATGAGCAGTGACGGGCCCGCCCTGCGGTGCTGTCTCGTGCCCGGCTGCTTGGCCCAGTACGACGCCATCGCGGCTCTCAAGGGCGCTCAGCCGGCCCGCCCGTCGTGGTCCTCGGAGGGCTGGCGGATCCTGCGCTCGGGGACGGTGTTCCCGGCTGGAGGTCACGTCTGCCCGGAGCACGCCGCCGCCGTGATCGAGCACCTGCCACGCCGAGTCTCCGACGGCATGGAGTGGGTTCAAGCCGTGTGCGACTGCGGCGGATGGACGTCGCCTCGTCTCAGGTGGCATGGCGCGGCCCGTGGCCTGTGGGAGGAGCACCTGATCGACGCTGCAGGACTGTGGGAGGGCGGCCGGTGAGCGGCGAAGACCAGCGCTACCGCGAGATCAAAACGAAGCTAACCGCCGCATCGTCGCAGGCTCTCGGAGAGTTGACCGCCCGAAACGGCGACTCCGAGACCGACACCGTCAACCGGGCTCTCCAGATCTACGCCTACATCGAAGCGGAGCGGGCGGCAGGGCGGCAGATCCTCATCGAAGACCAGGGAGAGTTGAATGTCCTCCGATACGCCTGACCTCCGCAAGCGGTACGCCGAAGCGCTCGCCGAGAAGTTCACGCGACCGATCCACCGCGTCCGCGAACTCCACACCCCCGAAGACGTCGAGTTCGCCCGAGGGCCAGACCCGAGCCTCGGAGAGACGAGGGATGTGAAGTACCTGAAGAAGTGCTGCTCGCACTGCCGCGATGACGACTACGGCTCGCCCGTCGCGTGGCCCTGCCCGACAATCCGCGCCCTGGACGAAGAGGCGAGCCATGGATGACGAAACCCCGTACGGCGTCCCGTTCGCCGACCTCACCCACGAGCAGCAGGTCGAGTGGATGGCCAAGGGCGACGGCTCCGAGTACTTCGCTGCAGCGTACGCGTGGGGGCTGGAGGTGGCCCGCGAGGACATCGCCCGTAGGGAGGCGAGGGCCCGCCGCGAGTTCTGGGCTCGCTTCCGCCGCGCTCTGTGGCCGTTCGGGAGGCGTCGTGCCTGATCCGCTGCTCCTCTTCGGCGCATTCGCCGCCGGCTACCTGCTGGGCCGTACCCGCCCGATCCGCAGCGTCCGGGAGTGGGCGTGGTGGTCCATCCAGACGTACGGCCGCCGCCACGCGTCCACACCGCAGACTCTGGTCGCGCTGGTGCTGTGGCCCGGTATCGCGTGGAAGGCGTTCCGGGCGTGGCGACGCAACGACCCGTCAGCATCCCGCCTGGCCGCCGCTCCGAAGCTCGACGAGAAGTGGCAGGCCAAGCTCGACGAGGGCCGCGAGCCGTGACCCTGTTCGCCGACGAGCCCACCGAACCGGCACCGGGCGAGCACTCCGCCCGGTGCCGGCGCTGCCGACGAGAACTGACGGACGCCGAGTCGCTGGGCTACTCGATCGGCCCGGTGTGCCGTCAACGCTTGGGGATCACGTCGGGTCCTCGCGTGGTGCGTCTGGCGAGGGTCCGTCCGTGTGGGGACTGCGACGGGCAAGGCGACCTGCTGGGGGAGGAGACGTGACCGGTCAGGTGTCGGTTCGGATCTTGTTCGTCCGCACCATCCAGGCGTGGATGTCCGTCCACTTCCATGCGGGTTGGCCGGACACGGTGCCTACGGGGTCGGGCATGCATTCCTCGCCTTGCCGTCGTTGGGGTTTGCCTTCGGCGATCCAGGCTTTGCGCCGGTAGTTCCACTGGTTGACGGTCTCGCGGCGCACGGTAAGGCCGTGCTCTGCGGCGCGGGTGACGATCTCTGTGGCTCCGACGATGTCGAGGGCAGTCATTCGCCCACTGTAGCGCACCGCCCTTCAATAACGGATAGGTCTCGATCAGGATTATTGAGCATCACTGCTTACGGTCAGCGTTGGTAGTGCGCTACATTTCTATCAACAGCAGCGAGCAGGGGAGAAGGCAAATGACCACCGCCCAGAAGATCGAGAACCTAACCGAGAAGGCCGTGGCCCTGGGCGGCGACGACATGCGCTACCTGCTCGACCAGCTCGCCGAGCTCAACAGGACGGACGGCGCAGAGGACCTGCTCATCGACCTCCGCGACGCTCAGGTGATCGGCCCCGAGGCGATCGAGTTCGCCGCCGACAACAACGGAGTGCGCATCCCCCGCCGCTAGCAGACCTCCGGCCCCGGGGACACCGGGGCCATCGCACGGCCCGACCAGCAGACGCCCTGGTGCAAGTCCAGGGACGGGCACCAGAGCGACATCCCTTCGACCGAGGAGAACCGATGACCATCACCCTCACCGCGCTGACCGGCCACACCCTCACCGTCGAGCGCATCGTGGACGTCCCCGAACTGGAGGGCACCCGCATCCGCCGTGAGGCCGAGACCAACACCTTCTCCGGCCCCACCTGGGTGATCGTGGAGCGGCGCGACGGCCAGTTCATCGCCGACCACGCCACGGACACCTCACGCCCGCCGTTCCAGAGCCCGTACCTCCACATGTGGGACGCCGCCCGCGACTTGGCGGACATGCTCTCCTGGCGGAAGGGCACGTTCGAGGACCTGCGCTACGTCGGCCCCGCCGGTGAGGGCGACTGGCAGGCCGCGTACGTCCAGGAGGGCTGGCACGTCCGTCTCACCGCCCGAGGCCCGTGGCAGCGCGTCGCCAAGGTCGTCCGGCACGTCAACCTGGCGACGCTGCGCCGCACCGGCCAGATCCGCTACCGACAGGTGACCCTCGTCCTGGAGGACGGCAAGTCCGTCACCAGGGGCAACGCCGCCTACCTGGACGCGCGCCCCTTCTGCGCCTGATCGCCTCCGGCCCCGGGATACCGGGGCTCTCAATCCCTCCCTCAAGAACAGCCAGCAGCGACGTAGGAGACGTGATGACGCTCATGGCCACCGACGACGAAAAGGCTCGACTCGCCGCGATGCACACCCGTGGCCGCGCCACGCTCGGAGCACGCACGACCAGCGAACTGTGCGACATGTACGTGCTCGCGATGGCTCAGCGGGACAAGAGCACCGGCGACGAGGTCAGGGTTGCCTGCATCACGCTCGGGTGGATCGGCGAAGTCCTTGAGCGGCGCGACCCCGCCGCTGCCGACCGCTGGTACGAGGCAGAAGAGGCTATCGAGCTCGACATGCTCTCCCGCGACGAGTGGATCGACGGCGCTTCCGGTCTCCCTCCCCACCCGTTCTTCGGCATCGACGAGCCGAGTGCCTGACCTTCCCTCCGGCCCGGGGGAGACCTCGGGCCACCCCCGCCTGACCAGCAGCTCCCGGTGTGCAAGCCCCGGTACAGGCGCCAACACATCCCCCTGCGACTGAGGAGAACCGATGACCACCGTTGAACTCGCCGCCGCCGCTGAGGAGGCCGTGGACGCCCTCACCACCCGCCTCCACGACCAGCCCGCCGACAGCTCCGAAGTGGTGGAGAAGCTGAAGGGCATCGCCCACGGTCTGATGCTCGCCCTCATCGCAGTCTCCGCCGACGTCGGCGGTGAGAGCGCCGAGCGGGCGAACGAGGCGATCGACGCGCTGCTGCCCACCATCCCCGTCCTCGCCGACCTGGCTGAGGCGCTGCGTGAGGCCGAGTACCAGCGCGTCATCACCGCCTGACATGAAGGGAACCGAGATGACCACACCCACGATCGAGCCTGACAGCAGTTACAGCCCGGGGTTCCGTCTCTGGGAGGCAGAGATGGGCTTCCGTGTGGCGGCCCGTGACGTCGTCATCGCCGCCCGCATCCTGTGCTCGACCATGGGCGCGTACGACGCGCCGGCGGTGACCGAGGCGATCGTGTGCGCGGCCACGGCGCGCGCTGAGACGGACCGCTCGGTCGCCCGCGCCTTGTACGGCTGGAACGCGGCCGGGCAGGCGCTGATGGACGCGGCGTGGGCTCGCGCCGAGGTGGACTCGTCCTTCGACGTCAAGCCGTTCCTGGCCCGCTGACCCTCTTGCGGCCGTACCTCGATACGGCCGTCTCACCAGACCAACCCGACCGAACGGAGTGCAGGCCATGGAAATCACCCAGTTCTACGGCGCGCGTGACAGCAGTGGCGCAGAGGAGACCGGGATTCACCGGTTTGGGGACACGCTCACGCTGGTCATCGGCGGGCATCGTGTCCCGTTTGACGACATCGACGACGCGTTGTTCTTCGCGGACCAGTTGCGGGCTGCTCACACCGATGCTGTCCGCTGACCGTCTCGCCAGACCAAACGATCAATGACGGGAGACCCGAGATGGACAGTTCCCCGAGCGCATTCCTCGCCTACGGCTACGACCTGTGCGGCGAGCCGTGGAAGATCGCCGAGTTAGGCGATTACGACCTCATCGACGCCGAGAAGGTCACCTGGTACGACGACGGAGAGTACGCCGAAGGGTTCATCGCGCAAGCGGAGAAGCGCCTCCTCGCCGAGATCGCGGGCTTCACGGAGACGTGGGAGACGCGGACGGGCGACGGCTTCGTCCAGCGGCAGTTCGAAGCGAAGGAGCGTGCCGGTGTCTCGTTTCAGCGTTACGGCTACCGCGAGGACCCGAAGTGGGTTCTGGCGGCGAAGGTGATCAACGTGGGCGTTGTGACCGCCAAGGCGGTGGAGCCCGCCGAGCTGGCGACGCACCCGGACCGGCCGAAGTGGGACGCCGCGCTGTTCGACGCCGTGAAGACGCTCGGGATCACGCCCGTGCAGGAGACACCGTCCTGGCTGCTCTGCGCCTACTACGGCTGACCTTCCCCGCTCTCCTCTCTTTGGTCTCTGCCAGGAGAGGAGAGCACCACACCCGGACCCCAAACGATCACCGACAGGAGAACGACGATGAGCAGTGATCCCCGATACGTCGAGTTCGACCAGATGCACGCCGTCCTGCTCTGGGATAAGCACAACGAGGTCCAGGCGATCGCCGAAACCAGAGACCTCGCGGAGAGGTACGTCGCCGGGCAGTGGTCCGACGAGGGCTACTCCATCCAGCCGATCAAGGTCATCCGGTCTCTGCCGGAGACCCGGACCCTGTACATGATTAACGCTCGTCTCTCGTACGACCCGGCCAGGGAGCCCGCGCCGCAGACGGATGAGTACACGGAGTTCCCTGGGATCGGCAACGGGGCGATGGTTCCGCTCGACCAGGTGAGCAGCAAACTCTCCGAGTACGTTCCGTTCGGCTGGGACGTCAACGCCGTCGGCTGGGACCTCGCACGCGTCGAGGCTGCATTCGAGGAACGGATGGCCGAGGCTCGGCAGTTACGAGACGCCCGCCGTGAGGCGTTCAGCAGGTTCACGCACGGGTGCGTGGTGCGCACTGCGGCGGGCGACACGCTCGTCCGCGCTGCCACTCGTGACGGTGTTCCCTGCTGGAACTCCGCCTCTAACAAGGTGATCTATGACGCTGGGGTCGACCCCGCCGACCTGACCGTGATCGCAGCAGGCGACTCCCTCACCGAGGAGGGCGACCATGCCTAGCCGTATCCGCCGCGAGCGCACGCGCGGCTGGAGGCGACACGCCAACTGCGTGATCGTGGACCGGACGTCGAAATGGGGTAACCCGTTCAAGGTCGGCGAGAAGATCCGGAACGATTCCCCGCTCTGGCCGTACATCGCCGCCACTGTCCCGGGCGGCGCTCAAGGGCTGGTTTCGCTGACGCCCATGACCCGCGAGCAGGCCGTCGACCTGTACTCCTCGTGGGTGATCGAGCAGCCGCACCTGATGCTCAGCCTGCACGAACTCAAGGGCAAGGATCTCGCGTGCCCGTGCAAGCTTCCTGCGCTGGGCGATCTGGACCACTGCCACGCCACCTACCTCATCGACCTCGCCAACGGAGACGACGATGCCTGTGACCGTCGACTGGCCGTACGACGCAGACCAGCATGACCCGCTGACCGCTCTGCGGATTCCCGTCACCAGCGCATACCCGCTCTGGCGGTACACAGCCACCTTCGATCGAGAGTCGGAGATCCGACCGACCGACGCCGAAGGCCGCATGCTGGCGTCGTTCATCGAGGAATACCGCGAGCACTGGTTCAACGACTGGTACAAGGCGAAGCTGTCGAAGCGCCCGTTCGACACCGACGCCGTCACTCGCATCTTCCACAAGTGGGCCGAGAGCGACTGGTCGTACAGGGTCGCGACGTGGGAGTACGGCCCGGTCTGGGTGCCGGTCTTTCCCGGCTTGCGCGGAAGCGAGCACGACGTGGCCAATTGGGTCGCGCCGATGTCGCTCGTGCAGGTGATGGACCGTATCCACACCATCGGCGACGACGGACCCATGAAGCGGTGGAGGGAGTGGAAGACCTCCCATCCGGAGGTATTCACGCCGGAGGTGACCGGGTGACCGACATCCCGCACGAAGCCCTACAGGCGGCATCCGAAGCGGTCCGGCGTGGCCTACTCATCCATCTCCAGCCGAACACCCTCGCTTCCGCTTCGGCCGGCCAGCCTGTTCGGCTGTCCGGCGGGGAGGCTGACGAGGCGGCACGGCTGGCTCTGGACGCCGCCCTGCCATACCTCGCACCGCAGCCCAACCCCATCGACGACAAGGAGACCGACCGTGGGTGACAAGACCGCTCTCGGAGACCGCATCAAGGGCTACGAGAAGGCCACCAGGACGGTCCTGCCGCGCCGCACGTACTCCGTGGTGAGAGTGGACGGCCGCTGCTTCAGCCAGTTCCTGCGCCACGCCGAGAGGCCGTTCGACGGCAGAGTCAGCGCCGCGATGAACGCCGTAGCCGAAGCCTTGTGCGCGGAAATGTCAGGTGCGGTGTTCGCCTTCACCCAGTCCGACGAGTGCAGCGTCCTGTTGACGGACTTCGAGGCGCACGCCACGCAGCCGTGGTTCGGCGGGATCGTGCAGAAGATCGCATCCATCGCGGGCTCTGTCGCGACCGTGGCGTTCAACGACCTCTACAAGCCGGACGTCGACTTCAGCGGTGAGGGGCGCACCAGGTACGCCACCTTCGACGCCCGCGTCTTCACGATCCCGGACCCGGTGGAGGTGGCGAACTATTTCCTTTGGCGGCAACGGGACTGCGTCCGCAACTCGATCACCATGGCCGCGCAGGCGAAGTTCTCCCACCGGCAACTCCACGGCAAGACCTCCAGCGACATGCAGGAGATGCTGTGGAAGGAGCACGGCGTCAACTGGAACGACTACCCCGATGGGCTCAAACGCGGCCGGGTGTGCACCCGCAAGACGGGGGAGCGCGAGGTGACGTGGACCGACCGCCGCACCCAGCAGGAGAACACCACGCTCGCTGTCCGGTCGTGGTGGGAGACCGAAGGGGCGCCGCACTTCACGGCCGAGCCGGGCGGGTGGCTCGCCGGCGTCATCCCCGCCATGCCGTCTCTCACCGACAGGCAGTCGGCATGACCGTCCGGCCGTTCGTGGTGGTGGACCCGGCACAGAACTTCGGCCGCCCGGCGCTGTCCCGCACGCGGGTCGCGGTGGGCGACGTCGTCGCCGTGCTCCTCGCCGGCGAAGACCCGGACAGCCTGTGCGCCGACTTCGGACTGACGCGCGGGGATCTCCTCGTGGCGTGCTGGTTCGCGGCCCGGTACGGCGTCGAGGGTCGACCGCGAGGCGAGTGGGCTGCCTGGCTGGAGGAGTGGGAGCCCGTCATTTGGCGGGCGTCCTGCGACTATGAGGCGGTCCCGCTGCCTGTCGGGGAGGATGGCGGACATGCCCAGCACTGACGACACCCTTGCCGCGATCGACGCTGCCGTCGATGACTGGGAGGCCGACGCGATGCGGTGGTACCCAGACGGGCCAAACGAGCCAGGGCCAGACGAACGAGACGAGGCTGAGGCGCTGTACACCCTCATCAACGAGTACCTGTCGCGTGAACTCGCGCCGCACGCCCGCCGCCTGGAGTCATCGTTGTACTCCTGGCACTCCACTGGCACCGCGCCACCGCCGCCCGCGCCACCGGTGACCGTCCTGAGTGGGGTTGTGCCGCAGTACACCATCGTCGATGAGCTTCACATGTGGCCAGACCCGGACCGGCTTCGAGAGGCGTTCGCCCCGCTTGGTGACGTGATGGAGAACGCTCAGCGCGCTTTTGAGGGCTTCGGCCGGGCGTACTTCAACGGGTGGATCGCGCCCAGCGCCTACGTGCTCAGAGGTGGACCCAAGCGTCGCAGCCAGGCCGTCAACGCTGCCTATGCCCGCCGTAGGAGAGCACGAGCAAGGAGACGCCGATGAGCGACGGCCGTCAGCGTCTCGCCCGCTTGATGGACGAGCGGCGAGCCGAACTGGCCCTCGACTGGAACGACGTGGCCCAGCGCGCTGGTATCACCAAGGAAGGGCTGCGCACCGTCCGAGACGGCACAGCCCTGAACCCACGGCCCAAAACGAGACGCGGCATCGAACGGGCGTTGCACTGGGCGTCGGGCAGTTTCGACCGTGTCCTGGACGGGGGAGACCCGGAAACAGTGGTCCCGACGCCTGCACGGGAGATCGTTGACCAGCAGACTGCCGAACGCAACGCGCAAGGCGCCTTGGTCGCTGTCCTTCGCCTTCGTCTCCCAGACGTGGACGAGGGCACGATCGCACGGGTCCTTTTCAACACGGCTGACATCCTGCAAGGCGCGTCCGGCGAATTGTTCCGCCAGGCCGAGGCGTCAGCCGTACCCGAAGAGGAGGAGTAACCGATGACCAAGCAAGACCCGACGCCGAGGCAGATCCTCGACACGCCGATGCAGCCCAACGACGCGGACGCGAAGACCGTCCGGGAGTACCTGGTGGCGCTGCTCGCCGCTGTCTGGGGCGAGGGGGAAGGCTTCAGCGGGAAACGCCCGTTTGGCAACTCCGGCTGGAAATGGGACCTGTACGAGCCGCTGGTCCGCGCTGGCCACATCTCCGGCGAGTTCGACAACGACGGCTACCTTTCCCGGTTCGACGACGACAAGGGGAATGAACTCATCGCCGCCGCTATCCAGGCGCTCGGTGTCAGCGAGGGCAACGAGTGAGCACCCGGCACATCCTTGACGCCATAGACGGCGCCCTCGACTGGGATGGGCACAGCGACGCCATGCGGTGGACGCCACCCGAAGAGGAAGCCCTGCCGCCCTTGCCGCCCCCGCCGTGCCAACCGCCGCTCCTTCGCTCGCAGGTCAGGCGCGTGACGGTCATCGTTGAGACAGACGACGACCGCGTGGAAGTCCTCGAAGTGCCATACCCGCGACACTCCGACGTCACCATGGAGGCGCGCGAGGAACCACCACGCTGGTCCGATCCGTACAGCTTCGGAGCAGGCGCGGTAGAGGTCACTGTGGGCGTCGACGTGACGGCGGGCGAGGGCGGCATCACCCACTGGGAGGGGCACGTGTTCCCGGATGCTGTTCTGCGTCGCCTCGCCGGGCGCGCGGAGAGATCCGGCGAAACCGCCGGGTAGCCAGCCCTCTACTGCGATAATGATCTCACTGTGCCCTCCCCACCTTTGATCCTCACTCACCCGCGCGTGCCCGGAGTGCAACTCCATCGGGGGGCGCGATCGGGTGATGTCTACCTGCTCGCCGTCGGCGTCCAACTCACGGCCGATGACCTCGTGGAGTTGGGGGAGTGGCTCGCCGAGCACGGCCGGGAGAGGCTACGCGACGACACCCCCTGACCTGCGCCACAATGGGGCGGTAGGGGAGTAGCGGGGCGAAAGGGGAACCGGCATGCGTAAGCGACATCGGACGGGCTGAACCCCGAACACGGTTGCGGCTCCCCACCGGCCAAGCAGGGAGCCGCCCCGACCACCACCACCGTGCGTCTCCGCAGCGCAAACGGTCTGCCCGAAAGCGTACAAGGGGAGGCCACTCATGCCGTACCGCCTGCACACGGACCCAGAAGCCGACGACGGACACTGGAACCACCGCAAGACATCCTCCGGCGACGACATGGACCGTTGGTGCCCCGGATCCTGCAACGCGGGAGCCCGCCGGCGCGTCCGCCACTACGAGCAGTCGATGGCCACCTACGTGACGGAGATGGGCAAGTGGGCCAACTCCGAGATCGACGAGGAGCCGGAACGGCCTAACACACCCAAGGTCACCCCTGTCTACGCCGACCCCGTCTACTGCGCCATGTGCGGGTACGACATCAAGGCCAAGCTGTCGAAGCTGGACGGCGCGGCTTGCGTCTACCTCCGGGAAGCGGATGGCATGCGAGGGCAGTCGGATCAGGCGAAGGTGTCCGGCTCCGTCGAGAAGCAGTCGCTGTCGCCGACGGTTGAAGACCTCGACGAGTTGGACGGCTGGCTTCGCGACTGGAAGGCGTCTTACCTCGGCAGCGGCACGTCCGCCCGTCAGGGGCTGCTGGCTGACTCCATCACTCTCGGCGTGGCGTGGCTGGTGGCACGAACGGACCGGCTGCTCACCCGCCCGGATATGGCCAGGCTGTTCGGCGATGAGGTTCACGCCTGGTATGGCCGGCTGGCCCGGTTCGACCCGTCCGACGTTGTGGTGAAGAAGATGCGCGCGCGCTGCGACTGGTGCCAGGGCGACACGCTGGAGTGGCGGCAAGGCGAGGACCGGGTGAGCTGCCGCCGAAGCGACTGCGGGAGGGTCTTGAAACTGAATGAGTACGAGGCGATGGAAGACGATGCGAAGAAGGCTGCCGCGCCGTGATCGGCTCCAATTGGACAAGTCGCTGACCTGCGGTGCATCCTAGGGCGCAGGTGGTACTCGTATGCCCGCTGACCGGAGTCTCCGGCAGCGGGCATTTTGCGTTACCGGGGGTGGATGTGCTCCCCGGATATCACGTCACCCCAGACGGGGAACGGGTCGTTTCCCGAGCGCAGGCCGCGGCCATCAAGGGAGTGACGGGCGCGACGATCGACGGGTGGGTCCGGAAGGGCTATCTGGAACCGATACCGGGCTGCCCGCCACGCCAGCGCCTGTTCCTGTTGGACGACGTTGACGCCGCGGAGACGCGGGCGTACCTCGCCGCTGTGCGGACGTCGGGCAGCGATAAGCGCGTTGAGCGCCACGTCGCGGCCTAGACGGCCCTAGAAACTTCTAGACGCGCGCCCCGGTTTCGCCCCCGGGTCGTGCCGCTCCGCTGACGCGACTTCCCCGTGGCGTCGGCGTGAGCCCCTTAGGTCAGCCCGGTTCCCTTCCCTGCGGGGGGTGGGGGCGGGAGCCGGGCTGTACCAACCCCCTCAACCCCCTGGAGAGACTCATGGCGAACACCCCGCCGCCCGACAGCCGCCCGCCCGGGACTCTTGTGCCCGTGCCCGTGACGGCGAATTTTGCGGCAGAGCGCGCCGCCGAGGCCTTGGTATGCGCCCAGTCGCGCTACTTCGAGCCTGAGCAAGCCGCCGCGCTGGTGGTCGTAGCGGACGGATGGACGCGCCTGCACGTCGCGCTGGCCGCCACGCCCGAGCCGTTGGCGGTGGACATGACGGGTCCGATCGTTCACGTCCCTGACGACTTCGACCCCGAGAAGGTCGCCGCCGAACTCGCATGCCGCATGGGCCTCTCGCGGCCGGTTGAGGAGATCTCCCTTCACCGGGAGCGCGCCCACCTGGTGGCCTACCTTGCCACGCAATACCCGGCCACGATCGCCTACAACGATCCGAAAGAGCCGGACTGGCCGGTCTGCTACATCGAGACCCCCGAAGGTCAGATGGCGTGGCACATCGCCGGGGGCGACCTCGACCTGTTCGACCACGTTCCCCGCAATGGCCTTCTCGCCACCGGCGGGCCAGTGTGGGACGGCCACTCCACGATCGAGAAGTACGAGCGGCTCAACGCCCTCACGCGCGACATCGCCGACCGGCCCACGGAGGGCTGACCGATGGCCCCATTGACGCCGGACGCCGTCCGTGAGGTGGCCGAGTGGATGCGCGGCTGGCGCTCCCCGGACCGGACGATCCGCGCTGCCTCTTCGGTGATCGTTGCCGAGCAGCCGGGCGGGGTCGTGGTCTACGAGGCCGAGTCGATCCGGCGTCTCATCCCCAAGGCGGTGGGCGAGTGACCCCTCAGCCGTACCGGACCCGTCCAGCCCGCGTCCGGCTGTCGTAACGAGCCGGTAACGATCGCTGGCGTTGTCGGTGTCCGTACTTGTGCGTACTTGCGCGCAGAAGTGCGTACGTCCGCACGCAGTCACTCCTGTCACAAAGGAGCCCCTGCCGCTGTGTGCGATGGTGGAGAAAGCGCAGACAAAGCACTCAAAATCAGAGGTTTGCGCTATAAAGCCCGCTGCCCCTTTGTTCGCTTTTCGAGTGGCGTTAGTCACACTTTTTCGGAAAGCCCTTGACCTGCCGATATGCCCAAAATAATGCCGGGCGCAAAATGCGCTCATAGGGGCGAACAACTAGAATTGACGCATAGTTGGACCCTCAAATGAGGGCGCCCCGAACAGCCGGTTAGCAGCGGCCGTCGGGGCTTGCCGACCACCTGCATCACCAGGAGATCGACCATGAGAAACACTACAGGCGGACAGGTTCAACCTGGCGGTGGGGACGCCTCCCCCTTCGACAAGATCAAGCACACGGACGAGCGCGGCGACTACTGGTTAGCCCGCGAACTCATGCCGCTTCTGGGGTACCGGAAGTGGGAGAAGTTCGAAGACTCCATCGAACGTGCCCGAGTGTCGATCGCCACCACGGGCATGGACCCCGACGCGGAAGCTTCCCGGCGCCGGGAAGCTTATGGCCGGACCAGGCAAGTTGGCGCGAACTACCGGCTCACCCGCCACGGCGCGTTCATCACCGCCATGAACGGCGACGTTCGGAAGCCCGAGATCGCAGCTGCCCAGGCGTACTTCGCGATCAAGACCCACGAGGCCGAGACCAGGGCGTCCAGCGCTGTTGCCCTTCCGCAGGACTATGAAGAGGCGCTCGAAGAGCTGCTGGTCAAGGTCCGCGAGGTCAGGACACTCCAGTCCCAGAACGATGAACTCGGCGTCCGCGCCGACACAGCTGAGCACCGTGCCGACACCGCCGAGCGGAAGTTCGCCGAGTTCGAGGGCGGGCCCGGCATCACGCTCACGAAGTTCCACAAGAAGTACTTCTCCGAAGTCCCTGCCCGAGTGTTCTTCGAGCACCTGTATGCCAAGGGCTACCTGATCGACCAGCGCGGCCAAGGCCCGTGGGACGAGAAGAACCAGTGCTACAAGGACGGCCCCCAGCACTTCGAACCCAGCTTCCGTGGCAAGCCGTTCCTCTACCTCCACGAGGCCGGCGTCTTCCGGAAGAAGCGGCGCTTCAAGACGCTGGTCCGACCGGGCGATCCGGAGTTGAGCTTCAAACACCGCCTCATCGCCGATGGCCTTCGCGGCAACGCCCACACCACCGACTACCTGTTCGCGATCGAGGGCGGCCGATGAGCGCCCCGGACTTCGCGCCCTTCGCGACCGCGCTCGTGGACCGCCACGAAGAGAACCTGATGGACTACGGCCCCGAAGAGCAGGCCAAGCGTGTGCTCGATGCCCTGGAGCGCTTCCACTCGTTCACCGGGATCCGCCCCACCCAGCCCGGCCATGTGATCGACCTCGCCGGGTTCGGTGAAGCGCCCGTCCACTTCGAGAGCGACAAGAACCGCTACCTGCTGGTGACCGAAGTCGGCACCGCCCTTGGCATGCCGGTCTGGGAGTCCTGCGAGTGGGCCCGCAAGCAATACCTGTGGGACATCGAAGAGCAGCGCGACCGGGACGAAGAGCGCGGCGACGGACGGCTCGGCTGGGAGCGCCTGGACGACTACTGCGACCTGCGTCTCTGGTGCGCCACTGAGAAGCCGCCCCAGCCTGGGACGGGCAAGGTCCACCACGCCGACTATGGCGAGTGGCTCGTCTCCCACGATCGGCTCCTGCTGTTCATCGCCGATAGCCCATGGTCTAAAGAGTTCAGGGCCAACACGAAGGACCTGTTCGCCCTTGGCGCGAAGGAGTTCCTCGGCGGGCTGAACGTCCCGGTGGTGCGCATCGACGGTGACGGCACCATGTCTGCGGCTTCCGCCGACGACCTATTCCACACGGACCTGTCCGAGGAAGAGGCGCGGCGGAAAGCTCGGCGCGGTCCGAACATCCCCCTGGACGAGCGCGAATGACCATCATCCCGTTCCGGAAGCCGGACCACGGACCTCACATCGAGCCATGTCGCCTCTGCAAGGAGCAGGGGCGCTCATTCGAGGGGACCGACCTCCCGGTCTTCAAGCGCTTCCTCGGTGGCAGTGTTCAAGCCTGCCTGCTCTGTGACGGAACGGGATGGCCTGAGTTCGTGCTGATCCCATAGACACCGGGCGGGCGAGGGAAAACCATTCGCACGGTCTCGCCGCCCGCCCGGTACCACCCCCTGGAGAGCGCACGCTGATGACTGATCGTGAACCGCTCACCTCATACTCGGAACTCGCCGACGTCCTCGCGTCGCTGCCGCTTCTCCTGCGGGAGGCTCGCCGGGCTCGCGGGCTGAGCACGAGACGGGCCGGGGCAGAGATTGACTGCGCGTTCTCCACGGTGCACCGGATCGAGCAAGGCGAGGACTGCGTGTTGTCGAACGCGGTCGCTGTCCTGCGCTGGCTCGACAACCGCCCGACCTAACCCCCCTCACCCCTGGAGTGATCTCGTGAGTACCCCGACCCCGACTGTGGGCGCACTCGTTCACTACGTGTCGCAGGACGGCGCGGACGAGCCCACCTGTCGCCCCGCTTCCATCGCTGCCATCGGGAATTACGCCAACGATTTGTGGCTGGACCTTTCCGTTTCGACTCCCGGCGCCGTGGTAGAGAAACAGGGCGTGGCACGCTCGCTCGGTGCCGACGAGCCCGGTGATGTTTTCCCTGGGTACACCATCGCCACGTGCCATGATGGCCGCTTCTATCCGGGCGGCACCTGGCACTGGCCCGGAGACGTGAAGATCGGCTAGCGCGCCTTGGGTTCGTCTCGCAGCCGGGCGACGAGTTCGGGGCACCCTGCGAGCATCTCGCCGAAGGCCGCACCGTACCGTTCCTGCCGCCGCTGGACATCCTCGGCGAGCCGGGCTTCTGCCTCCCGGAAGGGAGCCATGGCCTGCCGCTCCGCTTCGACGGCAGCGTCAAGCACCTCGCGTGGCATGCCGATCTCTTCGCAGCGCTTGTTGATTGCCTGGTCGATGACGGCTTCGTACTCGCTGAGGTCGGCCATGACGTGACCTTAACCCCCTCACCTCCTGGAGATCCTCCGTGTCTAAGGAGACGACAGACCACGCCCCGCTGATCGTCATCAAGACTGGCGACCGCGAGGAGTTGTGCCGCTCCCCGGTGACCGTAGGCACCCGCAGCGAGTCGACGTTCCACCTCGCCGACGTGTACGCCAGCACCCGCCACGCCCGGATCTTCCACGACGGCGACGGATGGCATGTGAGCGACCGAGGGTCCACGAACGGCACCTTCCTCAACAGGCGTCGTATCTATGCGGGAACGCCAATCGCTAAGGGCGATCAGATCCGCGTCGGCCGTACAGTGTTGACCGTGGTTCCACTGCAAGGGGACGACCCGCGACCCATCCGCGTCGCAGTCTTCACCGATGCCCCGACGGCGGGCTTCTTCGCCGACGGCGACGCGGTCCCTGCCGCGGAGATGACTAAGTCGCGCGACGTCGCCCCGGTGTACGTCAAGCATCCGATGGCCGTCTACGAGATCCGCGAAGGCGTCTACAGCGTGATGAAGAACGGCGAGGACTGGGGCAAGCCGTTCGAGACTGCCGAGCTTGATCTCGCGATCGTGGTCTGCGACGCGTGGGCCTCCGAGTTCGCCGACCTCTTCCGAGCCCGCCGAACAGCCACCTCCTAGCCTGGACGTATGTCCATCCCCGAAGGCCCTCGCGTCCGCCTAGCGGGCAACGGGATCGTCCGCCTCCAAGCGTGGGAGCGCCGGGTGGACGGCTGGTGGGCTGTGTACGCGTGGCCTGAGGTGACGACCGAGGCGGAGTACGGCAAGCCGGTGATCTCGTTCCCGGAGCGTTCAGCGCCTGCCGACCAGGTTGAGCAACTCCTTGGCGAGGACTATTCGCAGGTGCCGAGACGCCACCAGACCTGACCCACCCCCTGGAGCGATCGTGATCCCTCACGATGAGGTCCGGCACGGCTTCACGCTGCGCGACCTCGATGACTGCGCCCGCATCGCCGTCGCCAACGCAGCGACACGGGCAGGCGACTACACCGACCGGTACGACGCCGCGTGGCACGCAATCGCCGCACACCTCATGGTCGTGACCGATCCACCCAGCCGCAACGACCTCATCAAGGCAGGGCGGCGGGCTGTCCACCAGGAAGTCGCCAACCATCTGCGGCACCACGGCACGCCGTCCAACTCCGAACCTGGCGTTGTCCGGCCGTCGTTCTCCCGGTACTGGGATGACGTCGTCTGCCACACCGCGTCGCCGGAGACGCCCGTGGTCGAGTCGGAGGCACTGCGGCGGATCTGGCCCCACCTGACGCCGGCCGAACAGCGGGCGATCCACGCCCTAGCCGACCACGGCTCCTACACGGCTGCGGCTGCTGCGCTCGGCGTGGCCTACCAGACCGTTGCCTGTCAACTTCTATCGGGCCGCCGCCGATTCCTCACCTTGTGGCACGAGGGGGAGACGCCGCACCTGTCGGCCTTCAGTCGAAACCGGAAACGGGTCGGACGTAAGACGCACTGCCCGCAAGGCCACGAGTACACCGACGACAACACGCGCGTCTACCCCCGGATCGTCGGCGGAAAAAGGCACACGGCCCGCTTGTGTAAGACGTGCGAGCAGCACCGACGACGGCTGCGGTCGGCCAAGGAGGCGACGCGATGGGACAGCCCGCACACGGCCAGTCCATCGCCCGAACCGTCGTCAACCGCATCGCCGTCACGCGCGGCCTGACACCGCCCTGGCCCGGCGCGGACGCACCTCTGCCGGACTGGCTGGAGTCGGCCGACGTCGCCACATGGGGTGTCGTTGAACTAGGGGAGATGCGGCAACGCCTCCTCGACCCCCGGCAGCGTCAGGCGCACGGCGTCGTCTACACCCCGCCCGAGGTCGTGAACTGGCAGGTGCCTACCGCCCTCGACAAGGCCAACCTCGACAGGGTCGCGCACCACCGACGCCCGCTTGAGCACATCCACATCCATGATCCTTTCTGCGGTCCCGGCATCTTCCTCCTAGTCGCCGCCTGGTACGTCGCCCGCTGGTACGCCCCGGACGACCCGCAGGCCGCCCTTCCCGAGGTCTTCGCCGAGTGCATCTACGGCACCGACCTGGACGAAGTGGCGATCGACCTCGCCAAGTCCGCGTGCTGGCTGGAGATCAACGGCGGACGTCCGATCACCTTTATGGACCGCAACATCGCCGTCGGGGACACCTTCGCCGACGAGCTTCCTGCCCAGCTTGCCGAGCGGTGGCCGATCAAGCCGCCCACCGCCGCCTGACCCGCTCGGAGGTGGTCTCGTGGCTCTCTCTCCAACCCTCTGGGATCCCTCCTGCGGCTTGACGTACGCGGAGTGGCTGCGGGACAAGAGCCCTCAGATCCGCCCTACGGGTTGGACTCACGCCACCCACGACCAGGTGCTCGACGGCTACGACGCCGACGGCAAACGCACCAAGACGGTCTTGGACCAGCTCGGCAACGAGGTCCACCAGTACGGCAAAGACCAACAAGACGTGCGGATCAACATCGACCCGCCCACCATCGACGTCCCCGCCTCTCTTCTGCCCGCTCATCTCAAGGAGGCGCTGTGACCACCCGCCTGCCCACCGCGTCCCGAAACGCCGCCTGCGACGCCGTCGTTGACCTCCTGGACGCCGGATCCGGCGCGGCCACCATCGAGATCCGCTCCGGGACTCAGCCGGCGTCGGCGAACGACGCCGGCGCCGGCACGGCATCCCTGCCCGCCCTCACCTCTGCTGGCACAGGCTCGGCCAAGACGACGGGAGTCGGCTCCATCATTCTTCCTGCGCTGATCGTTCAGCCCGAGACCGCCGACGTCGACATCGTCAGCGTCGGCCCACCCACCCGAGCATGGTCTGCCGGGCCGCCTGAACGCCGCTGGAGCGCCCAGATAGCCGGGAGGTGACTATGGCCATCCCGTGCTTCCCCTCCAGCACCGTGGAGTACGTGCCCGCCCTCGTGACCGGCACCTTCACCGAGTCCACCCCCGTGCACATGGCTGTCATCCCGTACGACATCGAGCCGGATACCGACGACTGGAAGACCGCCGTCTGGGACGGCAGTCACGCCAAGGTGAAGATCGGCACGGGCACAGCTGTGGGCGCGCTCGACGAAGGCTTGTACGGCGTGTGGGTCAAGGTCACTACGGCTGACGAGACACCCGTCATCCCCTCTGGCTCAATAAGGATCACGTGATCTCCGTCCTGCTGCCGTCCCGCGGCCGGCCGTCCTCGCTCGCCGACTCGATCGCGTCCCTGCGTGTCATGGCCGACGACCCGGATCGGGTGTCGGTGCTGGTGGCCGCAGACCCGGACGACCCCGACACGGTGAAGGTGGCCAGCGCGTCCAGGGCCGCCCACGTCTACACGGCGCCCCGCCGGTACGGCTACGCCAGGCTCCACGAGTACGTCAACGCCCTGGCGACCCTGGCGTCGGGGGAGTGGCTGGTGTTGTGGAACGACGACGCCCGCATGCTCACCAAGGGCTGGGACTCCCGCGTCGCCGAATCCGCTCCGGGCGTGCTGTGGCCAGCGCACAACGACTCGCCCATGCTGAACATCTTCCCGATCGTCCACCGGTCGATCGTCGACACGCTCGGCCACTTCTCCCTGTCACCGCACTGCGACTCTTGGGTCCAGGACGTCGCCCACGCCGCGGGCATTCACCGCCGCGTCGATGTCGAGGTGCTGCACGACCGCTGTGATCTGACCGGCGGCCACGACGACGACACCTACCGGGATGCTCAGGCCGGCTACCGCACCAGCGACTACCACTCGCCCGACATGCGGGCAGCCCGCGAACGTGACGTCGAGTTGCTGCGGATGGAGTGGGTGCGGTGACCTTCATGGACACGCAGCGGCAGCAGTGGAGCCGTCCGCCGGTCGACGGCATCGGCTACGTCCCCGTCGCCGACCTGCTGGCCATGGGTGACGACGAGCTCAAGGCGACGATCGCTGAGGCGAACCGCGTCCGCTACTCCAGCTGGCGCAACCACAACGGCCTGTGGGTGGATGTGCTCGGACTCGACTCCACGACCGGCAGGGACGTCCTGGACTACGGGTGCGGCGTCGGCGCCGAGGCGCTCGTCTACGCCGAGGCCGGCAACCGGGTGACAGTGGCTGACATCGTCGCTGACAATGTGGCTCTGGCCGCCCGCGTCCTCGCTATCCACGGGCATGAGCCGGAGAAGGCGCTGATAGGGGATCTGACGCCGTTCACCGACCTGCCCGCCGGCTCGTTCGACGTGGTCCACTGCTCCGGCGTCCTGCATCACATCCCGTGGGCGCTAGACACCGTCGAGCACTTCGCTCAGCTTCTCCGCCCAGGCGGCGAGGTGCGGCTGATGCTGTACTCCGATGAGGGCTGGCGCCTTGCCACGGCCACAGACCCGCCCGACGACGTGACCCTCCACCCGCAGTTCGACGAGTTCGTGCACTACTTCGACGCGGTCGGCATCTACGCCGACTGGTACGACAAGGCCCGGCTCACGGCCCGCTTCGGTGACCTGTTCACGGTGGAGCGCTTCTCCTATCTGACCCCCAACCGCCGCTACTGCGCTGCGGTGCTTCGCCTCAAGGAGACCTGACTTGGCTGCTATCTCATGGGTGGGCTTAGGCCGCCTCGGTTTGCCGTGTGCTCTGGCGTTGCAGCACCACGGGGGGCACGACGTCCTGGGCTACGACGTCCACCGGGAGCGCGGCGAGGAGCTCCTCGCCGCTGGCGGTGACAACGGCGAGCGCGGTCTCGGCGACCTGATCGACCGTGGCCCCCTCAAACTGGCTTCCTCCGTCTCGGAGGTTGTCGCCCACGCCGACGTTGTGTTCGTGGCCGTACAGACGCCTCACGCCCCGGCGTACGGCGGCGAGACGCCCATGCCGGACGACCGCCGCGACTTCGAGTACGGCTTCCTGGTCCAGGCCGTCCGGGATGTGTGCCGTGCCGCCGCCGATCAGGCCAAGCCGATCGCGCTCGTGGTCGTTTCTACGGCGCTGCCTGGCACGTGCAACGCCCACCTGCGTGGCCTGCTCAATGAGTACGTCACCCTGGTCTACGGCCCGCTATTCATCGCTATGGGTACCACGATCTCTGACTTCCTGCGGCCCGAGTTCGTCCTGCTCGGCGCTGACCGGCGCGAAGCGCTGGACCCGGTAGTCGATGTGTACGCCCAACTCCACGACCGGCCCGTCTTCAAGACGTCGATCGAGTCCGCCGAGCTGATCAAGGTCGCGTACAACACGGTCATCTCCGCGAAAATCGTCATCGGTAACACGTTGATGGAGATCTGCGAGAAGACGGGCGCCGACTGCGATGAGGTGGTCGACGCGCTGTCTCTCGCGACTGACCGTGTCGTGTCGCCGGCGTATCTGCGTGGCGGTATGGGAGATGGTGGCGCGTGTCACCCCCGTGATCTGATCGCCATGTCGTGGCTCGCTGAACGACTCGACATCTCCTATGACCTGCTCGGGCAGATGGCGTATGCCCGAGAAGCCCAGTCCGGTTGGCTCGCCGATCTCGCTGAACGGTGGGCAGAACAGACGGGGCTCGAAGTCTGCATCCTCGGAAAGGCGTACAAGCCAGAAAGCGCCCTCACCGCGGGATCGCCGGCGCTGCTGCTCGCCCACCAACTGGAACAACGTGGGCACACGCCGATCCACAAGGACATCTTCGTCGATGGTGAGTTCGATCTCCCCAGCGAGCCGCGGGTGTACGTGATCGGCACTAAGCATACGATCCACGCCTCATGCAGATTTGAGGCCGGTTCGGTGGTTTTGGACCCGCACGGCTATATGCCGGACCAGCCCGGCGTGACCGTGGTCCGCATCGGGCGTAAGAGCTGATCGGGAGGCTTCGTGCGCGTCGCCGTCGTCATCCCCTGGCGTGAAGGCCAGCCCGACCGGGAACGCCACCATGCGACGGTGAGCGCCCACCTGAGGGGTCTGCTGCCGGACGCGATCCACATGGACGTGGACTCAGACCACCAGCCGTTCAGCAGGGCGGGGTCCCGCAACCTCGGCGCACGGCTCGCCCAAGACGCTGAATGTGACGTGGTGGTCATGAATGACGCCGACACGCTGCCCGAGCGGGAACCGCTCATGGCCGCGATCGACAGCGCCCACGACGGGCTCCTACACCTGCCGTACGTCCACTTCCGGGGCCTGTCGAAGAACGGGACACGCTCCTACCTCGGCGGCACACCGCCTGAGGCGTGTGAGACGGAACTCGCCCACGACTGGGCCACCGGAGGCGTGTGGGTGATCGAACCGTCTGCGTGGTGGCGGGCGGGCGGCATGGATGAACGCTTCGTCGCTTATGCGTACGAGGACACCTCGTATCGGGTTGCGGCCGATGCCCTCTTGGGGCCCACGGTCAAGCATGAGGGCACGATCTGGCATCTGTGGCACGAGAAGACCATGGGGCTCGGCTCTCCCGAGCACAACGCCAACGGGGAACTCGCAGCCCGCTACGTAGCCGCTGAAGGCAATCCGGAAGCGGTGCGGGCCATCGTGTCGGAGTTCGCGCCCAACCTGATCAACCACTAGAACCCTGCGGCCAGCTACCGCAGGTAGAGAGCCTCGGTGTCCTCATGCACCGGGGCTCTCGCCATCCATGAGGAGCGTCATGACGTCGTTCGACCCGAATCAGATCGCCCACCAGATGGCCGAAGCCGTGGCTCAAATCCGCGAGGCGCTCGCCCCGATCGACGAAGCAACCATGGGGTACCGGAAGCAACTCGAAGAGCAGGGCTGGTCGCCTACTGCGGCGGAGACAATGGCCTTGGGATTCCACTCGCTGCTGCTCGCCCAGTGTCGCGGCGGATCAACGTGACCACCCCGCCGATGATCGTCCTGCGTCCAGGCGACAAGGTCCTCGTCACCCTCACCGCAGACGACGGCGACGAAGCCGCGCGAGCCGTGATGGCCGCCCTCCGCAAAGACTTCCCCGGCGTCGCGTTCACCATCCTGAGCGGCGTCTCCGGCATCGCTGTAGCCGCACCCGACTAGCCCGCCGGCAGTCCTGCCTTTCGAACCCGAGGGGAGGGCAGCGATGCGCGAGTACGTCCGCGACAACGACGGCAAGTTCGCCGAGACCTCAGGCGGCGTGTCGAAGATGGCCGACGACGCCATCCGCCGCGCCACAGGCCGCCCCACCATCCAAACCCAGCGCGGCATGCCCGACACCCTCTCCGGAACATCCGTATCCCTCAAGGGAGGCGGATCCGTAGGCGTGAACCGCCGCCTCGACGGCAACATCACCCTAAACAACAAGGGCCGCGAAACCGCGTTCACCAAGGACGGGATCCGCCGCCTCCTCGACAAGCTCACCCTCGCCGACGACTGGGATCGCGGCGACACCGAGCGGGTCGACGGCCACACCGTCACGAAGACCGGCCCGGACCGGTACGACGCGACCCTCGCGGACGGATCCCGCCTGCAACTCACCCGCCGCGACATCGTCAAACTGGAACAGTCCATAGGACGCTCCGAAGGCTCCTCACGCCTCGACACCGGCTACGGAGACGTAGACGTCGTCGTCGGGGACAAGACGGTAGGGATCCGCCACCTCGGCGACGACGGCCGACCTGTGGAGGTCGCGTTCGACAAGCGCTCCTACGGGCGGATCGGCGACGCAATTGGCGGCATCATCGACGACATCGACCTCGCAGAACCGGGCGAGGAACCCCGACGCCACCGGGACGTCAACACCAACGCCGGCAAGGTCCGCATCGAGATCAACGAGCGCGGCACGATGAGCATCACCCCTGTCGGCAGCACCGCGTGGGGAATCGTCGTCGACAACTCGGCGGGCGACGCCTGGTACCGCGCTTGGTCCAACGCCGGGGAGGCCATGGAATGGCTGTGACCTGATGGCCGGCGGACAGTTCGCAGGCTCCACACGGCGCTCACGACTCCCGCCTGATTGGCCGGAGATCCGCCGCCGCATCCTCAAACGCGACGCCTACGTGTGCGTGTGGACACTCAGGGACGGCATATGCGGTGCTCCGGCGACAGACGTGGACCACATTGTCCCTGGCGACAACCATGATCCATTGAACCTGAGATCCCTCTGCAGTCCCCATCACCGCAGGAAGACCAGCGGCGAGGGCGGTCGTGCAGCACAGGCCAAGCGCATCCCCCGCAAGAGACCAGCCGAGCGTCACCCAGGGATGCTCTGATCCGCTAAGGCCTCCACTCTTCGCGGTAGTCGGCATGGTCGGCGTACGGGAGGGCGAGCAACTTGACGACATGCAGCGCCGTTGAGCGAATCGCGCCGCGCTGGTCTGGTTCATCGCCCTCAGCTTCCGCGCTGAACCCTTCCATTTCGGCAATGATCCGTCGCTTCGCTTCGACCTCGCGCTTAACCCGGTCCGGATCGTGGCGGGCGATGTGCGGCAGCACGGAGTCTGCGCCGCTCGCTACCGGCAGGCCCGATGCACGGATCTGCTGAAGCGGCGGCTTCGAGTGCACCGCCCATTCCGGAGAGAATCCGGGAGCTGTCGCGACATTAGCCGCCGCCTCGTCCTCGTCGATGCAGGCCGTCAGGAACGCGACCAGCTCATCCACTGGCGCTCCCCCTGCCGACAGGCCACATCGGGTACACCGCGAAGCCGTTCGCCTCAAGCAGTTCAGCGCATGCAGCTTCCCTGCCTTCGGGCACGTAGATGGCGCACTGCCACAGCTTGGCGTCTGAGCCCTCGTCCATGCCCGCCATCATCCCGCAGCCGCATAGAGGCAGGGCCACCACACCCCACAGGTGGACACGCAGGGTTACCAAAGTCTCGATCGAGCCGGGCTGGATACCTACTCCCCGTAATCGTCGCAGGAAAGGAGAAGCCATGAACGACATCCTGCTCATCATCGCCCTCGCCCTATTCCTCGCATCCGCTGTCCTCGCAGGCGTACAGAAGGCGTGGCCTGTAGCGCTCATAGCCCTCGGCCTCACCCTCGTCACCCTCGCCAGCACAGGCGTCATCGCAGGGTGAGTCTCCACGTCGTACCCATAGGCGACCTCATCGAGCACGACACGACAGGCGCCTGCCCTTGCGGACCGGCAGACCAGCCAGTCACACAAGAGGACGGCAGCATCAGGTGGCTCACTGTCCATCACAGCCTCGACAACCGGGAGGCAGACGAGTGAGCGAGCAGCACATAGGCCACATCATCGACGGCCTCGGCCTTGAGATGGATCTCCAGGAAGACGACCTCGTAGCCAACGTCATGGTCATCGCCAAGGTGATCAGGGCAGATGGCAGCACCGCTATTGCCATGGCCAGCGACGAGGCCATGAGCTGGCTCGACCGCCTCGGCATCGTCACCGCAGCCGGCGAACTGGTCCGCACCGAGATGCTCCAGCCCTGCACCTGCGACGACGAAGACTGAACCTCGCCGATCACTAGACGCCTGCGGCTGATCCCCGCAGGAAGAAAGCCCCGAGCTCCTCCCGGACTCGGGGCTTTCGCATTCCCGGGAGATTGACAAGTGAAGACGTGCACCAAGTGCGGCGAGGTTAAGCCCCTCGACGACTTCTGTCGCGACAAGCGCAAGCCCAGCGGCCGAGGGCCTCGATGCAGGCCTTGCGCGAATGCGTGGCAGCGAGAGTTCCAGCTCAAGCACAAGGCCGAGACCGGTGAGTGGTACAGCAGGCAGTACACCTATGAGCGGACCTGCGAGATCTGCGGGGCGACGTGGCAAGCCAAGAGCAAGACGGCGAGATACTGCTCAACTACATGCACCAACAAGATCCGCGCGTACGTCCTCACCTGCGATGGATGCGGCGAGCCCTTCACGGCGGGGCAGCGACCCGCCAGATGGTGCTCGCCCCTATGCAAGCGCCTGAGCTCAAGCGGCTACCGGTGCGTCACTGACATACCCCCGAACCATCCGGCCCTGGTCGGTGCAACCTGCGACGTGCCGAACGACCACCCCTCACGCGTGGTCATCTCTGCGTCGGTGTACAGGATCTACATCCCCGACTGTCGCTGGTGTGGTGCAGCCTTCGTCACACAGCAGCCCCGCCAAGTCCTCTGCTCAAGGCCATGCACACGACGCGAGGGCAGGGCTAAGCGCAAGGCCCGCGAGCGCCAAGCGCCAGGCGCCTACACGTGGACAGAGGTCATGTCCCTGTTCATCGAGTTCGGCCGCTGCTGCGCTTACTGCAGACGCACGATCGAGGGACAGCCCGAGCCTGATCACGTGATACCTCTCAGTCGAGGTGGATCGAACAGCATCACCAACATCTTGCCGAGCTGTCGATCATGCAATGGGCACAAGCGTGACCTGCTCTTACATGAATGGGCAGAGGACAGAAGAAGACGCGACCTGCCAGACGTACACACGAGCTGGGTCCGCGGCGATCCCCTGTATACGCACCTCTCGATCGTGCTGCTCGAACACCAAGCAGCGTGAATGCGACAGCGCGAGAGGCGTATGGGGGTATGACCCCTTTGTCCGTTT